ATTTAACTTCAAATGCATTAAGAATTACAAATTTGGAAACTAATGGTGCAGACTCGTTAAGGGTTACAAATTTGGAAAGTAATCTGACTGCAAACTCTGCAAGGATTTTAACTGTAACAAACGATTTAACTTCAAATGCATTAAGAATTACAAATTTAGAAAGTAATCTGACTGCAAACTCTGCAAGGATTTTAACTGTAACAAACGATTTGACTTCAAATGCATTAAGAATTACAAATTTGGAAAGTAATCTGACTGCAAACTCTGCAAGGATTTTAACTGTAACAAACAATTTGACTTCAAATGCAGCAAGAATTACAAATTTGGAAAGTAATCTGACTTCAAATGCAGCAAGAATTACAAATTTAGAAAGTAATCTGACTGCAAACTCTGCAAGGATTTTAACTGTAACAAACGATTTGACTTCAAATGCATTAAGAATTACAAATTTGGAAAGTAATCTGACTGCAAACTCTGCAAGGATTTTAACTGTAACAAACAATTTGACTTCAAATGCAGCAAGAATTACAAATTTGGAAAGTAATCTGACTTCAAATGCAGCAAGAATTACAAATTTGGAAAGTTCTACTTTAACTATTGGTGGTGCTAAAACATTTTCAAATATTGTTACAGTATCAAACACAACCCCATCCACTTCAACCGCAACTGGAGCCATTGTCGTCTCAGGGGGTCTTGGAGTTGCTCAAAATATTACTACAAGTAACCTATCTGTGGTCAACGCAGCCAAAATTCTAAACATTACGGCGCAGCCAAACGTGTATACGCAAACTGCTAAACTTGACTCCCTCGTAGTTAACTTTGATACTACAGCAAGTATGATAACATATGGTGCATCAACTGTAGTAAATAGTGCATATTTAGGAGTCGATGGAGCCCTTGTCAATGGGGCTACATATTCACCGAGCACTATGGCATTTGTAGTAGATGGTGTAGACGATTATGTGAGTGGAACACTACCGAGTACTGCTACGGGGGCTTGGCCTCACACGGTGAGTATGTGGTTCAATCGAACTGTTGCCAAAGCTCCAACTGGAAATGATTATCTATTTAGAGCTGGTGCATTATCAACTGCAGCTATGACATCATTACTCATTAATAATAATGTTATACGTTCAAATGCGTTTGGAACTGGAAATGAAACTATTGGTAGCACAACAATTGCACTTAATACATGGTATCACCTCGCACTTACGTATGGTGGTGGTGCGTGGAGTCCTACAAATGTAAAATTGTACGTCAATGGTGTTCTAGAAGGAGGTGGTACTGGTGGTACAGGTGCTGGTACAACAGCACTAACTCTTGCAGCTTCATCTCCATTTCAAATTGGTTACTCTGCGGCTGGTGAAGCTTTCGCTGGTTCTATATCTAACTTCAAAATATGGAATGGCGTTCTCACACCTGCAGAGGTTTTCCAAGAGTATTCCCTTGAACGTACTGGGAAATCTCTATCAATAACAGATACTGCAGTATGTATTGGTGGTCTAGTACCTAGAAGCCAATTAGATGTTAGAGGTTCAATTATATCGTCTGGGGCTATTGATGCCGGAACACAATTTTTGGGTCAAGCTGCCGATACAGCTAGTGCACCATCATTCTCATTTACAGCAGATACAAATTTGGGAATGTTCCGTCCAGGTACGGATGTTTTAGGCTTCACAACAGCTGGTTTGGAGAGGGCTCGTATTCTAGCAAATGGTAACTTTGGGATTGGCATGGTAAGTCCTAACTACACACTTGACGTCGGTGGGACCGCTAACGTTGGAGTATTGACAACAACGTCTGTTTCAGGGAACGGCTCGGGTCTAAGCCAGCTGAATGCGAGTAATATCGCATCTGGTACGATAGGCAACGGTCGCCTACCCTCTGCTATAAGCGTGACGTCTGTTTCAGGGAATGGCTCGGGTCTAAGCCAGCTGAATGCGAGTAATATCGCATCTGGTACGATAGGCAACGGTCGCCTACCCTCTGCTATAAGCGTGACGTCTGTTTCAGGGAATGGCTCGGGTCTAACCCAGCTGAATGGGACGAATATTTCAAGTGGAACAGTAGCAAATGCTCGTCTACCAACATCTTTAACTCTTAATTCCATATCGCTTGAAGGTGAGAATCTTGCTACGGACACTGATGTAGACGCTTCAAATAAGTCTAATACATACATACGATTCGGTTCAGCCGGAACTGGTAACGACTTGGCTTATCTTCGTCAAATTGGTGGGACTAATGCTATTCATTTAGCACTTGATTTTCACGATGACGGCAACGATTCTCGGTTCAGTATTCGTGATGTTCAATCTACAGCAAATCCAGATACAGTAGCCACACGTTTCACTGTGTTAGGAGATGGCAACGTCGGCATTGGGACGGGAAGTCCGCGGCAGAAGTTGGAAGTATATGGTAATACATTTGTGAGTTCAGAAAACTCATTCCTTCGTATTGGAGCGATTGGCTATGCGGGAACTGCCGCGGATACAACGACATATGGATTGGAACGTTCAAGAAATCAGATTTTATTTAGTACCTACCGTGATACGCAACTAGATAAAATTGGAGCAAAAATATGTGGCATAAATAAGCAGACCTATTCCAGTGCTAGTACTCGCCATCTAATTCAATCGACGGATCTCGCCTTTTATACAGTTCCACCCGATGCATCAGCATACGATGACACTGTAGAAAGATTACGTATTACAGATACTGGCAACGTCGGCATTGGGACGGTGACGCCGAACTACAAACTTCAGGTTGAAGGTTCGGGTGCATTTTCGGGTGACGTTACCACGGGGAACACACTCTACGTGGGCACGAATACGAACAACGAAGTCGCAAAAACTATTAAGTTTGGTGGTACATTTGGTGATAATGATTACGAACATTGTGTGATAGAAAATCGTGTATATACGACGGGAACGGAGTCACGAGAACTTCTGTTATTTTCTGGGAATGATCCCACCACCGATAGAATTAGGTTGAAGGGAGGTAATATTTTGTTTGATACGTACAATAGTCCTACAACAGATAGAGGAGCTACATCGACAAGGATGATTATAAATGAAGTGGGTAATGTCGGCATTGGGACGGCGACCCCTGCCTACACGTTGGACGTCGCTGGCACAGCCAACGTTGGTGCACTCACAGCGTCGTCGGCAACTGTACCAAATGATGGTGGCTTCGTGATGGCTGGAAAACCTATTAAATCCGCCAGTGGGTTAACTTGGGATAGTGTGAATATGAGATTGGGGGTAGGGGCGGCGATTCCTACGGCAAAATTACAGGTAAATACAACGGGAGCCGCGACGGATCCATCTACAGTTGGTGTTTATATATATAATACATTGATGTCAGCGAATCAAGATGCTACATTATGTGTTAGAACTGGTGGTCCAAACGCTGGTAATCCATTTATTTCGTACGATGTAGCCAATGAAAGTGGTTGGTCAACTGGTATAGATAACGCAGATAATAACTCATTTAAAATTGGAGCAAATTGGAATACTCTTACTGCCAATACAAAGTTAACTATTCTTACAAATGGCAACATCGGCATTGGAACAAACAGTCCTTCAAGAGGAAAACTTGAAGTAGTTGGTTTTTCTGGTTCAATATCTGCTCAATTCCGATATCTTTCAATCGGTGGTACCGGTCTGGCTACTGGGACAAACCAGGCGTATGGTGTGTATGCCGTTGGACGAATGGCTGCAGAAGAGTTTAATGCATATTCAGATGTTCGTATTAAGAAAAATATTCGCGATATCGTTGATAGTTCCGCATTAGATACGTTTCGACTTCTTGAACCAAAGATATACAATTATATCGATGAAGTACAAAGAGGTACGAGTAATGTATATGGATTTATTGCACAAGATGTATCGAATATCATGCCATATGCCGTTACAATAGCGCCAAGTGAAATTCCAAGTATTTTAGAACTTGCGAATGTATCACAGTCAAATGTACTTACATTCGTAAATTTCAATACATCCAATTTGGAAAGCAATACGGTTATTAAAATTATAGATGTTGATGGGAATAAACGTGATATCACTCTAGTCGAACTCATAGATGAACATACAATTCGCGTTGCCGAAGATGTGTCGAAATGGAGTAAAAGTGTCGACAATGATATTACCGAAACTATTACAGTTGATGAATACGAGGCTCTCGCTGATAAAACGGGATATGTAGCCGTTGAAGATACAGATACTTATACGAAAACAACTAGTGTACGTATAAGTGAACAAATATTTGTATATGGACAAAATATCAATGATTTCCATCATTTAAATAAAGACGCAATTTGGACAGTAGCTACCGCAGCCCTTCAAGAAGTCGATAGACAACAACAAGCTGATAAAGTAAGAATAGCCCAATTAGAATCACAACTCGCGACAGTTCTTGCACGCCTTGATGCTCTTGAGAAAGGACCTCCTTCTGACCCATAGTGTAAGAACTTACCTAAGAACATTTTCCATGAATTGAAACTGACTGGATGAGATTGCACCAGTATTAAAAAATATTTGACACGCGAGATACATATTGGAATAGTTATCGCCTGCCCAATTTGAACGACCGAGATAGGTATTCGCACGAGCTACATCTCCATAAAAGTATGATGTTTTAGTCGTTGTAACTTCTTGACCATTAACACGCTGAAGAAATGTCCAGGTGTTACCCGAACCCTGGATTCGACATCCAAAGGTTCTCCAAGTATTATTTACGATACCAGTTCCATTATAAAGTGCCTCAAAATTGCTACCTATATATAGCTCTAAATTGGTAGTAGTATTGATATCATTTCGAGCAAGCAACAGATTATCACTAGCTGGACCATTTGCGTAATCATATACGCGTTCCCAACGATCCGCATCTTTAAAATTGACACTTGAAAATGTCGAAACCCCACCATTTGTACCTATATTAAATGTAATGCTACCTGCGTTGAAGTAGTTACCCACAGTACTACTTGTACCCGTGAAAGACACAGCGTATAGACCATCTTCTCTTTTGTAAATTACTGGTAGCGTTGCCCCCCCACTTGCATAACCAGTCGTGTGCTTTGCAGCTGGACCTTGGTCGTACCAGGTGACTATGTACCCAGTGGCATATTGCAGCAACCCTTCGAGTTCAGTTATTAGACGCCCATACTTATCAAAATAGATATCTGCTTCAAGATTATCCCACGAACGCCGAATACGAATTTGTGGACCGGTATATACCCCAAAGAGACGACGCATCGCATACGCTCCTAATGCCGCAGAATATACCGAAGAACCCAATTCATCTAGGATACCTGGATTTGGTTGGATGAGAACAATACCCGAGCCACCCAAGCCACCATTACCAAACGTAGTATCTGTACCTTCACCACCTCCACCACCTGAACCAGTATTTGCTGCACCTGAACCACCGGGGGCACCACCATTACCCGCATTTGGACCACCGAGACCATTGTAATAAGGTACACCACCAGTAGGACCCCGTGTACCACCCCCACCACCAGACCCATATATGTTGCTCCATATTCCATATCTAAATATGTAAGCTCCTTGACCACCATCCGAACCATTACGAGTAGTTACAGGAAAACCGGGTTGCATCGCACCACCACCACCAGCAGCACCAACTATACCTGCTATAGAAACACCACCCACGCTCCCCCACCCATCTGCTGATAGTTTCGAGGAGACTCCACCGATAGTTATATTTCTATCCGCACCACCACCAGAACCACCGGCACCACTACTACCTGCACCTCCACCATTCGCTTGAATAGCGCCAAACTCTGATATACCACCTTGTGTACCAATTGGACCACCGCGACCAACTTTAATAGTCGTATTTGGAGTCACAGCAACACCCCGTCTAAAGACTACTTCACCACCACCACCACCACCTTTTGGGGCGGATAGTCCAGTAGCTGAAGTACCTCCACCCCCACCCCCAACCACAACAATATCTGCGTACTTCACACCCACAGCTGGCCATGTGTACGTCGTTTGCACATCTGAGCCTGTATAAAGAAACGCCAAAGTTTCTTCGGAACTGAGAAGAGTATCCTCTCCCGACGTGGCATCACCGAATAGGAGTGTACCATCTGGATTACACAGTAACGTATCCATATGTTACATTTATAGAAGATTTTATTTAACCCATTTAAAAAAATAAACTCTCACTATACTATAAAATGTCTGGTGGTATTGCTCAACTCGTAGCTGTGGGTGCTCAGGACGTGCACCTCGTCGGTCAACCCGAAGTCAGCTTTTTCCGCTCTACTTATAAACGTCACACGAACTTTTCCCAAACAACTGAACGTCAGGTGATTCAAGGGAATGTTTCCAATGGTGGTATGTCCACAGTCCGCTTCGAACGCAAGGGTGACCTCTTGGGCTATGTCTACTTGGTCGCCAATGATGGTTCGGAGACCAAAGAATTTAGCAACGTTGAATGGCGAACCATGATTTCCAAGGTGGAACTCCTCATCGGTGGTCAAGTTATTGACGAACAAGACTCTACCTTCTCGACTCTCATTGCCCCAACTCTCTTCGCGACCTCAACAGCGAAGTCCGTCGGTGGTGACCTTTTTGGTGGTGTCACTGTTTCTCGCTTTTACCCCCTCCGATTTGCCTTTTGCGAAAACTGGCAATCGGCGCTCCCCCTCATCGCCCTCCAGTACCATGATGTGGAAATTCGCATCACTTGGGGCTCCGCAGCTGCGAATTCCAGCAAGAAATGGGATGTCTACGCCAACTATGCGTACTTGGATACCCAGGAACGTGAAATCTTCGCGTCTCAACCACAAAATATGATCATGACCCAAGTCCAAAAGGCGATTGCCTCGGGTGCCAAGATCCAGGAGCTTAACTTTAACCACCCAGTCAAGTATTTGGCGGCGGCGGATGCTTCGGCGGTTGCTATGGTCAGCACCACTGGGAATAAGCTCAAGCTCCAAATTAACGGTACTGATGTCGCGGATTACAAGTTTGCGAACCCCAACTTTACCAGCGTTCCACTCTACTACCACACTTCTCACGGTAGCGTCGCCCGAGGTACGAAGTTGTTCTTCTACCCATTCTGCTTGGATGCCTCCAAGCTCCAGCCCACTGGGTCCCTCAACTTCTCTCGTCTTGATTCGGCGCGTATCATTAACGATACCGCGAACTCGGACAAGGATGTGTATGCCGTGAACTACAACGTTCTCCGTATTGAGAACGGTATGGGCGGACTTTTATATTCTAACTAATTAGTAAATTACCATGTTTTGGAACATAGTATTCCTACTCGCCATCGTTTTTGTATTGTCGTACGATCCCAAATCCAGGACGCTTGAAAAGTTTGTTGGTCAACCAACACCACCAACACAGCGTTCATGTGAACCTACACATTACCAAGCCGTACAATTTGCACACAGTTCTTATGAATGCCCTACTTAAAAGGGAGAAGCTAGAGTGAACTATAATGATTCAAATGGACCGAGAAACTCTCATGATGGTCGCCACAGTCGTGGCGATCGCTGGTATTATATTTTTGTTCCGTGAAATGAACAAAGCGAAGGCGGATGTTGAAAATCTTAAGAATTTCTCAGCCCAAATCGTGCACCATCTCAGCAACCCCCAACCCATGATGGTTCAACAAACGCCCGAATCTGCGCCTGTGCCCGTGCCCAAACCAGAAGTAAAAGTGAGTGAACCAAAGAAGGAAGAATAATCATATCCAGGTATTATAACTTGCGAATGCGCAATGAAAAAATACAAAGCTATAGCGATACCCGTCAGCCTCGTGGATGACAAGCCAAAGTTCCTTACTGTGAGGGACCGAAGATATAAGGATTGGATATTTGTCACCGGTGGGTGTCGACGACGTGAAATATTTAATCCACTCCGATGTGCTCTCAGAGAGCTTGAAGAAGAAACTAGGGGTGTCATTTCCCTCAAACACGGTGAATACACCGAATTCAAATTTACAGTTAAGGAGAGCCCTATGGTGGACCTCGAATACAATGTGTATATCTTTTTTGTGGATTACACCAGACAGGACCAGCAGAACCTCATAAAACGTTTTTACGACGAAAAACAGAAGATGAATATGAAAAAATTACAAAAATTACCAATTAAGAAAACCTATGACGAAAATGATTACATGAGCTTTGACTGCCTCGAGGAGTTTAATACACGCAAACGATGGAAACTTATCATTGACAACGTCATCAAGAATCCAGAATTTTACTCGTGTGTAACTTCTTTAAATAGAAAAACCTTCTCTATTAAATAGAATGAAGTCAACCACTTATATTTTGATGCAAATTGGAGAACTCCTCAGAACGAATAGAGGTCTATGTGATGAAGAAATTGAGGACCGACTTCGAGAGATTGAAGATAAGACGGTCTACGAACTTCTTCTTATCAAGAAGGAGCTCGAGGAAACGCAGGAGTTTCCAGATGTTTCCTTTACACGATGGTTTAGAGGTTAGACACGATACCTAGGTATGTTTAACAGTTGGTGCATCAAACAAAAATTTAACAATGCAACCAATCTATCGCATGTGCTCATGGACGGTGGTGTCCTTTCCGTGCCTTTCGATAAATTGAATGAATTCCATGAGAAGTATATAGAGGCTGTTCGCGCCGGTGAAAAACTGTTTGTCGTTGAACAGAAGAGCCCAACCTATAACTTCTTTGTAGATATCGACTACAAAGACGAGAAAGCCCTCACGATTGAGGAAATTCAAGATATTTGTAAGATTATTTGTGACAAAGTGAAGCGCCACGGTGGTAAAGAGTGTCTCATTTGTGTCGCACCACCAAAGAAGTCTGGGACGCTCATAAAGACTGGAATTCACTTGAACTGGTCTGGATTTGTTGTGAATCAGTCGTCAGCTCTCGCACTTCGTGAACACATACTCGTCGCTCTTTCAATGGCGAGAGGCTCGACAGATTGGAATGATATCATAGACTCCTCGGTCTATGGGAACCTCACGCGAAAAACGAAAGGAAGTGGTCTCAGAATGCCATGGTCCTATAAACTCGCAAAGCATGAGCCTTGTACAGGTCAAGGATGTGATGGTTGTAAAGGCACTGGTAAATTGGTACAAGTTGCCTACCTCCCAGTCTTTGTATACAAATGTGGTCCACTGAGTACATTATTGAGAATTGGGTCCGAACCAAACCTAGATATTCTTACGATGTCTTCAGTGCGAACGGATTGTACAGACTTTGTAACGATTGAACCACCATCTGCAACTATTAAGGAGGGTTCGTTTACATCAGCGCAAACACGGGATGAAGTCCAAGATGATGAGCTTCGGGGTCTCGTTGAACAGTTTGTTCAAAAGAATATGGAGGGACAAGAACAGGCAAATATTACAAAGATATTCAAACATAGGGACACCTATTTGGCATCAACGACATCAAAATATTGTGAAAACCTCAGGAGACCACATAGTTCTAATCACGTTTGGTTTATCGTGAGTGGACGAGAAATTCTACAAAAGTGTTTCTGTCGTTGTGAGACACTCAGAGGTCGTCGGGACGGGTTCTGTAAAGATTTTTGTGGGCGTCGTCACCAACTCTCGGCACAAATTGTGAGTAAACTGTACCCAACCAAGTCTGCTATTGAAAAGTGTCCAGAAATCAAAAAGTTTAAAGAACAACCCCAAATCAAACAATCAGATGTAAAACCTGAGTTGGAGGCATACATTCAAAAACATATGACGATGGGTGAAGGTGTACGTGTCGCGAGTATTGCAAAGGTAAAGACTTCCTTCGTGGCGCTCACGACCTCCAGGTTCTGTGAAAGAATCAAAGGTGAGCATGGTCCAGAGACGCACATGTCATACGTCATACAGAAGAGTCATATAACTCAAAAATGTCCACTTTGTGTCGATGGTAAGAATAAACCTACAAGTAAAACACATGTACTTGGAACAAGTGTAACAAACATATTATATCCACAAAAGACACTTAAACAATAGTATCCTTAATAGTCAAATGGTGGAAACCAGAACACGTTCAGGACGTCAGATAAAGAAACCCGAGTATTTCAAGCCTACCGAAACCGTATTTGAAGATGATTATCGAGATGATGAACATGACACTGACATCGATTCGGACATAGATACAGAGGATGAATATCACTCAGAAGATGATGAGGACAGTGAGGATGATGAGGACGAGGGGAGTCTTAAGGATTTTGTTGTCGACGATGAAGATGAGGAAAGTGAGGAAGAAGACGCTTAAAAAAAACAGAGACTATATTAAAAATGGAAACAGACATAGGAAATCCAATTCAATATGATCCATTAATTGACCCTTTAAACCGCGAGATGAATGAAGATAATAAACAAGAGAATCAATATTATTTTCAACCACCTGAAATGTCGTCGTACATGCCACAACAACACTATATGCCTCAGCAACAACAACCCAAATTTGATTTATCTGGGATTGATAAAAATACTTGGATCATCGCATTCGCTGTCTTTCTCCTAGGCTTTTTCATGGGGAAAACCATGCAACCAGTAATCCTCCGGTACACTTGAGAATCCAACAAACGTGCCAATATCCCCATACGTTGGAGGAATGAAGTGATCCACAAATGGACCTCTATACGTATCCTCAATAAACCCATCAGTGGTCGAAGGTTGTTCCCTGACTCGCTCCTTTTTGTTTTTTAAATTCAAGTTCTGTTCAAAAAACAAAATAAAGATCGCACTCGTCAAAATCACAGCGATAATTATGTTTAACATTCTGTTTAAAAGTACTAAATATTATTTATGCGGATGATACTTCAGGTTCACCCTCTTCAGATGTTTCTTCAATCGTAGCATTCGTCGATGATTCCGATTCACGACGCTTACGACGTTCATCAATCTCAGAAGCGACAATTGCATCTGCTTCCTTGACGAGTTCGTCCATTGGGGCATCGGGCTTTTCCTTCTTGAGGCGCTCGAGAACTTCAGCTGGGTGAGAGATGGGAGCTTCATCTGGCTTGGTATAGAATCGAGAGTTATCATCGCCTGGAGTATAGTTAATCTTCGTATCCATCATGCCTTGCTTGCGTTCGTGGAACAATCGAGCAGCTTGAGCTTGGTTTTCTTTGTACCCAAGCATGATTTCCTCCAACTTTTCATTCGTGTAGTGGACATCCTCAATCTTCGCTGGATCTGGTGGAATCAATAGCCACTTGTACATGTCAACGACGTAGATGTCAAACGTTGGGTCTTCTCTTTGGAGACGCTTGGCGTGCGATGCAGCTTCATCACGATTCGCAAACGCTCCACGAATTTTGATGCCAAACTTATCATTCTTTTGTGGAGCCTCCGGTCCAACGACTGAGAGACATGCGTACAATTGACCTGGGACGGTAGTATAATCTTGTTCGAGAGACATTATATGTGTACGTCGGTGTAAAACTTTAAGCCAGCTTAAAAACTACAGGACTTAAGTACTAAATGCACAAGTTTTGGGATAAACAACCTGTGCCTCGTGATGATACGACTCCTGGTGAGATTGAAAAGGAACGTCGTGTAGTGACTGAACCTCTTCGACTTCCACAAGGGTTTTCTTGGGATACACCAACACTACACGAAGCTCACCAACTTCTTACGGACCATTATGTCGCCGACGAGACATTCAAATTAGCATATTCTCTTGATACTCTCAAATGGGCTGCTGAGATGACTGGACACACAAATATTGGTATACGACACACAGATACTGGAGAACTCATTGGATATATTTCGAGTGTTCCCCTAAAAGTTCGCGTTGAGAAGGACATACTCAACATGGTACAAATCAATTTTCTATGTGTACACCCAAAGCATCGCGCGAGTGGATTTGCCCCAATTCTCATTGGCGAAATTAAGCGAATCGCAAATACAAAAGGTATTTGGCAGGCTATATATACAGCGGAAACCAAAATACCTACACCAATTATAAAGTCTACCTACTGGCACCGCTTTCTCAACATTAAAAAACTCATAAAAACAGGATTTTATCAAACAAATCGACCACAAGAAAAATACTATGAAATTCAGGGAAATTCACAATTTAGAAAGATGATATCCAAAGATGTCCCCAAAGTTACTCGAATATTAATAAACTATTTTGCACAGTTTAAGATTGCCCCATCTATCGATAAAGAATGGGTCAAGCGTTGGATACTTCCAACACATTCGTTTGTCAATGATGAAACGAGTGATTTTATATCCTTCTACGACATTCCATATAATCTTGTAGATGGTTCGGATACAGTCCGTCAAGCGTATGCGCTCTATCTCGTCGGGGATGTCTATAACGATGCATTTATACTCGCAAGAAATTTGGGCTATGATGTTTTTAATACTCTCGATGTTGGGCAAGTTCGTTCGACTCTTGAAAAGTTTAAATTTTTAGAGGGCACGGGGCACGTCTATTATTATCTCTTCAATTGGCTTCCATCATCCCAAATTGGTTCTGAAGATATCCAACTTAAGTTGCCTTAAAAGAATGATAAGTGTAGGCTCTATGGAGGAGATCCGCCGTAACCATAATGACGCCAAGAGGGAACTCATCCAGTTTGTAACTCGGGAAGGTGACCAAATATTGGATGTTGGATGTGGTTTCGGTGGCGATCTTCAAAAATGGCACAAGTGTGGTGCGAACATGAGTATGTGTGACCCAGAACCAGAAGCTCTCGTAGAAGCTCGATCGCGCGCAAAAAATATGCACATACGTGTGAACTTCTATGAGGGTGACATTCATAGCTGTCCAAATCGAAAGTTTGATGTCATCTGTTATAACTTTTCACTTCACTACATATTTGAGACAAAAGATAAGTTTTTTAGTTCAATACGAGAAATTAAGAAGAGAATAAAGCCTGGTGGTAAACTCATTGGTATCGTACCAGATTCAGAGCGGATTATATTCAAAACACCTCTCAAAGATGATATGGGAAACTTCTTTCTCATGAAGACTCATGGAAATGGGGACTACGGTGAAAAGCTCTTTGTACACCTAGTAGACACACCATTTTATGCAGATGGACCGAGAGCGGAGCCAATAGCGTACAAAGACCTTCTTGTGACCCACCTCGAGGAATTAGGATTTTCATTAGAAATGTGGGAGGGACTCGAGGGAAACCAAATTTCAGAACTCTATAGTAAATTTATATTTGTATATAAGAGATGATCGCGTTCATTGTGTTAATTCTGATCAACCTATGGATTCTCCAACAAACACGAGAACCCCAGGAACTCCTTGATGTCAAGGAAAAATATCGCATTCTTCGTGACCACCTCACCGAAACACAAAATGAAAAGTTTCGAGTGCTAACAAAGTGCATCCCTATCACTGGGGTCAGAGGTATGCGCGATACCGTTGGGTACAATACGAACAAAGGTGGTGATATTTCTATATGTATCGACGGTAAACCAAATGAAATATTCCACGTTCTCTTACACGAATTAGCGCACTGTACAGTCGACGAATATTCACATTCAGATGATTTCTGGACAAATTATATCGAACTCAGAGACATGTGTGTTGGTCTAGGTATCTATGAAAAGATTCCAGAACGAACAAAGTTCTGTGGTCAACACGTCCAGGATAAATAATCTAGGTGTAGATTAAATGAAGACTCCAGTGTCCGTTTTACTAATAGTTATTGCCTATTGGATTGCGATATATGGTATCACAATTATACCAAGTTTAAGTCGTAACTATACACTCAACCTATTGTGGTTGACTGTGGTTATACCAAATGTTTTCCGTTTCATTATTGGAAACATTCCACGTCTGGCGGTAGATCGTCTTTTCTTTATGAGCACGAGTATCATCGCGTTAATAATTACGTTCATAGCGAACAAAATTTGGGGATCAACGAGAGATGCGGTGAAGGATTACGGGGGTGACAGAGGCAAGACACTTAAGTTGAGTGCCGTGCTCATGACAGCCTTTGTGACAGGAGCGTTGATTACCTATTTCGTAGGTATCGATAAATCAATCTATAGTAATATGGGTTGGGAATCGAATAATCAAGGCTTGACGATGTAATCCTTCACGAGGTAAAAGACTACAGCCGCAACTAACCCTGTAGATGCCAAACCAATCATACTTCTACCCCCCTGTTCGTTAAGGAACTTGGGGATAGAGGTCACCAATTTGTCTTGTACTGGCTTACTGACAGCGAGCGCCGCGGCAGCACCAGCAACGAGAGCAATCATTTGGTCATCCGTGAGATTGAATGGGTTCTTGCTTTCTGGTTGCTTCACCTTGGGTTCCGCCATCATATAACCACCCTGGGGCTGTGGAGCGGTCATTTGTGGCATCATACCTTGCATTCTTGGTTCATCAGTCATCATTGGTGCGTCCATCATAATATCGTGAATGGGTGTAGAGTCCATCGTCTGTTTACTTTTGCGTATATTTTTTTCGGGTTCTAAAAACGCCGATTTGCTGGGATTTACAAAGGTCGTCGTTGGATTGTCATTCAGTGGAACCATACCATCGCCATTATCAGAAAGGTTCATGGTGTGCACCTGGGAAGCCATTTAATATACAAGGATGTTTTTGAGAAATCTGAGTGACGCACCCCTAAGTGACTCACGTCAGTCATTATAGTATTATGTCTCACCTACAGAGTGTTCACCAAGGGTCTTCCATTGCGGGTGGAATATGTCAGAAGTCCGAAAATACACTCACATGCGCCCTGAAGGAAAATATGTGGCGACCGAATCGCTTAAGGAAATAGTCCATTTTCATAACAACCATGAATGACTATGTGCATCAACCCATGATTACTTATATAGGTAATAAGAGGAAACTCGTCTCCACCATTGAGGACGTCATCAAAAAACTCAATCCAAAGACATGCGTTGATACATTTTCAGGGTCTGGGGTTGTGTCTAGAATGTTACTTACACATTGTGATACATTATACGTAAATGACCTAGAAAGATATTGTGAAGTATTATCACACTGTTTTTTGAAAACACCCTCACTTGATGATCAAGCGGAGATACAAAGACATATACAACACATGAATACATGTCCAATAGCGGATGGACTATTTTCGGAACTCTATGCACCACGCGATTGGAATCAGATCCAAGAGGGAGAACGATGTTTCTACACAAAAGAAAATGCAAACCGTATCGATGGTATGATTGCATACATTGAGACTCATGTTCCTGCGCATCTAAAGATGTACTGTCTCGGACCCCTCATCGTTAAGGCGAGCATACATACAAATACATCTGGGGTATTCAAAGGGTTTCACAAAGGTGGGTGGGGTGGTAAAGGTGGTCACGCCCTGGAACGTATCACACGGAGGATTGATGTCGAATGTCCAAAGTGGTTTGAAACGCCAAAATATGTCAAGGTACATCGTCAAGATGCGTGTACATTTATGGAGAATCTCCCTCCAGTTGACCTCATCTACTTGGATCCACCATACAATCAACATCCATATGGTTCAAATTACTTCATGCTAAATCTACTATGTACGAACGAGAGACCTCATACACTTTCAAAAGTATCAGGTATCCCTGGAGATTGGAATAAAAGTCAGTACAATTACAAGAACAAAATTAGAGAAGCTATGGAACGTACCTTGCGTATAGCGACGCAAAAGGCTAAATATACCCTAGTATCCTACAACAATGAAGGCTTCATCACTCCAGAACAATGGGAGGAAATCCTACAATCCTACACATATGAAAAAATTGAAATAGACTATAGTTGCTATAAGGGAAGTCGAAACTTAAAAAATCGTTCAAATAAGGTCACAGAGTTCTTATTTGTTATTTCGTCTTTGTAATTTTGAGCGTAGTTTTCTTCGTAGCCTTCTTCGCATCGTCCTCCTTCTGTTGCATGTGCTTGGGATTATACATTTTGTTGTGAAGTCTCCACAGGTCTGGACCCCCAACTCTAAAGTTCTTACGTACAGACGCTTTGTACCAGAATATACAATCCTGTATCCTATTAGATTTTACTGTATTATCTAATACGAGACACTCATAATTCTCCGTACACGCATCCATGACTTTGTTGAACATATCAAAACTAGGGAAGATACCAAAAAATGATTTGTACAACTTTTCTCTATTCTGGAGAATGTTTTCTCTGAGTAAAAATACATAATCTATATTTGCTCTGAGAGCTGGTGGAAGGTCCATACAGTACTGCATGGTCAACATGAAAAATATCTTCCAGTGTCGTCCATTCATAAAACACTGCCTGATACATGTATCTTTTAGGAACTTATTATCATACATGCAATCGTCGAGAAGCATGAATGCTCCACAATTTTGTTTACCTTCACCAACTAACTTCTTCTGTCTCGCCATCACCCGATCTATAGCATCCCGGTCATAGTCCCCATAGATGAAGAGGTCTGGAATAAATTCAGAATAAAAGTGATTACCTTCCTCAGTTCCTGAGAGAACTATACCAGCTGGAAGATGTTTCTTGTGGTACATGATATCTTTGACGAGTGTTGACTTACCAGTATTTCGCTTACCAATAAACACACACACTTTATCATCTGCTATCGTCTCAGGTTTGAATTTCCTCAACTGAAGATTCATTCTAAAGTAGTGTCCCGTTTTATTTCATAAAATTTTACTCACATAGAGTAGGAATGTCAGGTCGTTTAAGACTTGCTGCCACTGGTGTTCAAGACCAATGGCTCACCGGTGAGCCACAATTTTCATATTTCCTGATGAATTTTAAGAGACATACCAAATTTGCGATTGACCACGTAGAAAGTCAATTTGATGGACAAATTGATTTTGGGAATATAATAGAATGTCGCATTCCAAATGATAAGGGTGATTTGGTCAAGAACTTTACACTCAAGGTTATTCTTAATGACCCAACCCCAGATACTCCTGGATTCAATAATGTCTATTGGACACCATCCGTCATGTCCCACCTGATTGAATACGCTGAACTTCTCATCGGTGGTCAAACGATTGAACGAATCACTGGGGAATACATCTATATGCATCAACAGTTACACAATACCGATGATGATACACAACAGACCTTGTATTTCCTAAATGGACACGGGGGACAACCACTCAGCTATCAGGGTGAATATACCTATTTCATGGACCTCCCATTCTATTTCTATAGACACCCAAGTCTCGCCATACCAACGTGTGCTCTCACGAAACAACTCGTTGAAATTCGAATTAAAACACGCTCCCTCAAAGAACTTACATATGGGGTAGCCCCTGGAAATGTCGCTGGGAATATTCGAAAGTTTTCAGTCGATACAGAGTTTGTCTTTTTGACCCAAGATGAAAGAAACTTTCTCATGTCCAGACCAATCGATTACGTCATCACACAGTTACAGATGTCCCAATTTGTCATGAAGGCGGGGGAAACGAAAAAATCAGTCATGTTGAATTTTTCACACCCAGTCAAAGAACTCTTCTTTATATCACAATCCGAGTCTTCTGTATCTAATAATTATTCACTTGAATTTAATACGATACAAAACGTTGAACTCCGGTTTAACAATGAAGTTGTCTTCAATCGTAACAACAAATTCCTTGTTTACCAACAAGCGCTTAAGAATTATGTAAACTCCCCAGCCCAAGAATTTGGTATGTATAGCTTTTCACTCAACCCAAACGTGCATTATCCAACTGGACAGGTCAATATGAGTCGTATATCTCATAAATTGTTTACGATTGAGATTGATCCACTCACACCGACGGATGATAACAATACTCGTGTGTACGCCGTGAACTATAATGTACTTCGAGTCGAGAGTGGATTAGCTGGTTTAAAATTTTAGGTTGTTATATTAGTAATGGCTGGGCGTATTCAGCTTGAAGCATCTGGACCTCAAGATAGGTTCTTCACGGTGAACCCCGACTATACCTATTTTTTAGAACGTTTCAAGAAGCATTCAAACTTTGCTACTGAATATGTAGACATAGATCCAGAGACGACCGCGAACTTTGGAGACAAAGTGAAATTTGTGATTCCACAGAATACTGGTGACTTGGTGAAGACACTCAGCATAAAGATGAAACTACCAGCCATTGGGAGTCAAATTGGATACATAGAATCTATTGGGCACGCCATCATAGAATATGCGGATCTTATCATCGGGGGTAAAGTCATCGAACGTCTCACGAGTGACTATCTTCAAATATATTCAGAACACTTCGTGACCCAGACGAAACAGTATGCACTTGAAAAGGTCATTGGTAAGTATCCAGAGCGAGCAATCTCTACTCGGGTCTCAGACAAAGAGATACTTTCATCGCTTGTTTTGGAGTCAACGGTTGACCAAGATTTCTTTGTAGATTTACCATTTTACTTTTACAATAATCCAGAATTGGCTATTCCAATATGTGCTATTAAACAGCAGGAAGTTGAAGTTGAACTTAAATTGAGAGACTTTGAATTTCTGATAGTAAAAACAGATGGCACTTATGAGGCTCCGGCGACTACCCCAAGTATTAAGGAATTTCAATTATGTACGGAGATTGTCTTTCTTGATCCATGTGAACGTATCAAACTTGAGAACGAAAAGAGAGATTATCTGATTACCCAAATACAACAGAATATATTTGATATTCCCCAAGCTACCCAAACTGGGACGTTCAAACTTCAATTTATAAATCCAGTCAAAGAACTCTACTTTGTGATTCAGAGACAGGGAGATATTGGATTTGGTGAAGGTCAATTCATAACTCCATTTGATTATGATAATACATTAGAACGAGCTGGGAATAAACAGATACTTTTTGAAAACTTGGATTATCTCACACTCGATTTGGATGGACAACCCATCATCACCAGAGAAATCGGAAATGTTATATTTCTAAAAGCTGTTCAAGCGTGTATTCACCACTCAAAGACCCAACTTCTTCGAAGGTTCTATTCCTATAGTTTTGCCCTAGAACCAGAGAAGTGGTACCCCACAGGACAGGTTAATTTCACTCTCATCAAAGAGCAAATTCTAAACCTAAGTCTGACCCCATGTGTAAATTACCCAAGACAAGTTCGCGTGTACGCCGTGAGCTATAACACCCTCCGTGTTAGTGGGGGAATTGCAAAAACTATTTTTGATACAAAATACTAAATGAAAACTGGATTTGGTGAAAGTTCTGGGGCTTACGAAGAGTCTCAGGCGAATGCGCTCATAAGTATCCTTCTTCCAGTCCTTGAGCAGAGTATGATTCTGGCGGCGCAGTATGCGAAAGCGTGTGGTCGTGATACGATACTTGGTGAGGACATGGAATACGCCATCAAGTATTGTGCAATGTATACGGTTGGACGGAACATTGGTTCAATTTGTCCAGAAATTTATGACGAAGAGTCAAGCGACGAAGAGGATTTGGAAGAGGTCGACGCAGAAGAGTGTCCACCATTTGAGCGTTATTCAGGACAAGAGTCTCTCTTCATTCAAATGAATGAAGCGTGCGATCGATGGAACACCTGGGTTCCTCAGAGTCCGGTAGAAGAGATGTTAAAAAATGCTATTAATAGTAATGAGTACATCTGACCTGGAGGGTTGGACAATATCCGAATATAAATCATTTAAAGTTACAGGCGACGACTCGGATAGTAGCTCTGATTCAGACGACGACGAGGATGATGAACAAATTTTTGCCAAATCCAAAGTTGTCAGAAGACAAAAGTATAAAAAATTGGTACAAAAAGAGGAATTACTTCCAGAGTAAATTATTTTCCAACCGTATAGTATAAAACTCACCATGGACTCTGCTCTTAAGACTGTCAACCTTGTGACCCAAGAACTCGAAACCCAATCCCTCAACGCCATCGTTGCGGGCTTCAGCTTCGCTGCGGCGATGAGCTGGATGGACTTGGTTCGTTGGACCATCCACGAACTCATTAAGGTGCCAAAGAACGGCGGTGTCCAGTACGCACTCACTGCGACCTTGACCACCTTGTTGTCCATCGTGGTCTACATGGTCGTGTCTACCATCTCGACCCGTGTCTCCAAGCCAGCGCAACCAGTCTTCGCGATTACCCGTTAAGTTGGTGGTGGTAGTAGGGGCAGTGGCTTTCGACGCACGATAAACATTAGAATTATACCAACTAGCACAATTATACCAATAGAAAGATACTCTTTCCATCTATAAGAATTCCTCAAAACTTCAGGAATACTTATTAATGGCGCCTTGACCTCATCCTCGTCCTTGACCTCGTCCTCTGTGATTGGAACTTTTGGTAGATTTTCTAATTTATCAGTCGTCCCAGTGATTTCAAATTTCATGATGTGATCTTGATTTCTGAAATCATATGGAATCAGGCGACCATGACTCATGTAGAAGAACTCAATTTGCATATCACTTATATACGTTTGTGGACCACGATAGAATTCGTGTTTTAGGGGATCATTTGTACCATAATGATTTATGATTTCTGAACCGTCAAGAAGAATATGACCTGTATAAAAGGGTGTTGTGGAGTATACAGTTTTTGTTAATTCATCGGAGCCAAGTGTTAGTTTCAGAATCAAAGAATTTGGTCCATCCAAGTTGATCACCCCAGATGTCAATGAATAGTTTGTGGAGACCTGATTCTCTGATGAAAACCCCATAAGTTGATGGGGTGTCGTGAGTGCTACATTACTCGAATACCCATTGGTTCCATCAAAGAATTCAAGAGTAAAGTTTCCACTATTCGTTGTATTCGAAAAGTTCAACGACCCCGTGTCTGAATCAAACGTCACAGAGTCAATATTTGAAAAAGGTGGTTGTAATTTAACATCCAAATCAGTCGCGAGTATAGTACCATTCGAATAGTTGGTCTCATCGAGTGTGATGATGGTACCATCAACACTAAAAGACTTATTTGTTGCACACGTCGCCAATTGAGGTGTTGGAATACGAGCAGATACGAGTGTGATATTGGTCACATTGTATATAGGATTTTTCAAAGTGACGGTATAATTATTTGCGTATGGATACAGAAGTATATCTCTCTCCCCACTGTCTATATCAAGTGTATGAACCTTCATTAAAATACAGGTACAATATTTTAATGATTGTTTTTATCCAAGTTAAGTTCTAGATACTTTATTGCGAAAGGCTGTGCGCCAATGGGTTATTTTGAAGTTGTCTCTTCGCGATGTCCAAGTTTCTAGAATTGGGGTTCTCATTACCCTTGTAAGCATTGAACTGGTGAAATGGTTGTTGTTGATACTGTTGTGTCCAGCCACCATTTGGACCGTTCATGCGACCATCGATGCGAGTTGTATCCGAGCGTACGGTAGTGAGACGACCCCCTTGCTTGAGGGCACTCTCGCGAACATTCATTCGTCCTGGGTTACCCATACGGTTCGCCTTACCTCTACGGTCTTCTGGGCGGAACCCATATTTCATCAACTCCTCGTTATTCTTGGTCTCAACTTGAGCAGCCGCACTGTTCGTGTATGCGCCACGGAAGTTGGTAATACCTGGGGCTGGTTGATTGTAGTACGTGTACTGGTCATCATTACGGTCAGTCTTGAATCGAGTTGGGTCTTGAGGCATCGTTTGGGCTGAAACAAATCGCTTGGCGCCATTGTACCCGAGACCATCTGAGCGTTGACCAGTTTCCGAACGGTTGGTTGTGCGCATCGTCTTCTGGTGACTTTGTCTTGGAATAGCGCCAGACATACCTTGGGCACGACCACCGACGACTGGACGGCGTTCAAGGAGGTCAACCGTTGTTTCAGGTTTGTTGTGAGTCAATTGACCAACAACAGCGCTACGACCACCAGTGAGGTCCTTCGCTGGACCTGCGCGTCCTGGAAGTGTGGTGAGACGGTACTCACCCACATTAATAGGATTGACTCGAAACATTTGTTGATAACCACCGATGGCTGGGGTATCGGCACCAACGCCCAAACCTGGACCAACAAGTTGTTTCTCAATTGGGGACAAATTGTTCATACGACCCGCATCGTACATACGGTTGCGCATAGTCAAAATCTCTTGACCCCCACTTCTTTGTTGCTTACCAATATCAGCAAAGCTTCTCATCTCCATTTTGTGTGGAACTTCAACACTGGTATCAAACCGGTGTTCTTCAAAAACTGGGGCATCGGCGAACTGTTGAGGCGATGGTCCAATAACTTTTGGTGGTTCAGATCTAGTACTTAAACTCCGACCAGTATAGATCAGACCCGCAATAGCCATTAACGAAATGGGATCAGCCATTCTTATTTCTTATTAACATTTTTATTAGCGTATCTTTGTTCAAAGAGTCCGTTCTGGAGTTCGGCACGAGTACTTGATGGCTCGTACCTCATAGTGCGTAATGGAACCTTACATGACATGTCGTTGAGGGGGAACAAGTTACGTTCATAAGTTGGAACAATAGTCTTATTAAATTGGGAAGTAGATTGTGGTCTGAGTTGATCAGAAACATCAATAAACTGTGCTGGAGAACCCTTACCCGCCATGTATGGCGCAGTACCATACAACATTGTGTTTGGTCGGCAATCTCCACAATTGAGGCTACTGGGCTGGGGATACACAAAAATTTCATCAGTCGCTCTCACTTGTGGGAGAGCACCCGTATTTTGAACAATCGCGAGTCCAGGTTGAAGCTGATACGCCATTTATTATTACATGAGAATATTTATAGTCTCGAGGCTGTTCTTCGTGTGGCACCACTCGCATCAAGTCCACCGAAAGCCTCGAGTTGGACACCACGGGCATCTGGCTCACAAACTTCACCATCCGTCTTACACATACGTTCATCCTTGGCGCCATAACACCACTCCGCAAAAGCCGTTTGGTCTCCTGGAATATTGGAGACTGGCATAGTTATAAACTGTCGCGCAGACGCATTGCGCTGATATTCAGGCATTGGTGAACGAGAACGACCAGCGTCATATTGAATACGGTCATCGAGATAGTTCTTGACGAATGGCTTTACCGTTGGGTAATAGCACGCTTCGAGGCGGTTTGGAGCGTCTGTGTAATCGGTAATGAGAACATTACCCATTGGATTATCAAGAGTAGGCATTTGGCAACCCATACCACCATCACGAACTGGTATACCATAGGTTTCCTTGATCATTTTGGATTTGTACATGACATAAAGAACCGCTAAAACAGTTGCACCTAAAACAAAAATTCTGGGGTCACGTCGCGTTATGTAAATTATACACGACGCATAAATTATAAATCTTGAAGCTGCATTAATTCTATCCTCTGGAGTCTGTTCCTTAGTGGGCCAGAACTGTAAAACTTGATCAGTACGTATGAGTTGCTGGGGATCATCAAACCAAACCTCCATTTAATATACATAGAGGTTTATTTTTTTGGAAGACCACCAAGCATATTTCCCATCATTCGCATGAGAGCATCTTGGTCCAACTGACCACCCTCGGTCTGTAACTTGTCGGCACAATCCTTCGCGATACTTTCAATCAGACTGAGTGTTTCAGCTGGAATCGCAGTAATCGTCGTACCAAGCATATACAACGTTTGGAGATATTGCCACGTCGCAGACTTCGTATTTGGACTCATTTTTTGCCAGTACTTCTTGATATTGAGTTCCTTGAGAAACTCAATGTTCTCAATTTCCTCGAGAAGGAATGTTTCATCCTTGGCTGATATCTTATCCGCGTAAGGACTCACACCTTTCATAAATCCATCGACAATAAGTCTAGGATTTGTTGATTTCAAAACTTCAAACGAAGTCAACATCTTCTTAATTCCGGTTTCATCTGGAAAAGTCTTGTGCAATTCCACAAGAAATTGGGAGAGCATGTCATTGAACGCAGTGACGGACGCCATTTTCTTATTCATAGTATTAAATCTTTAAGTTTAGAAAGGTTCAGTTGATATACTCTCTTTCTGACCAACTCCTTGGGACACAATGAAGTACACAAGAATAGCCGTAAGCACCGCTGGCTTTGTATACTTATTGAGTTCCAACTTGCCTTCATTATTTAACTGAGCCTTCGCGTGAATATACATAGCAGTGATACCACCCGCGATGAGGGCGGCGCTCACTGGATCTCTGAGGTATTCGGACAACTCCATTTAATTATACGTAGCTTTTTTTGTACGCTGGTCTGGTGCATCCCCAAAGAAAACACCCTCATCTCCTTGGACGACGCCCTGAGGGATTTGGGTTGAAATAATTGGCGCTTTGGGCTGTGGCTGGAGTTGGGGTGCTCGAACACCTGGGACTATTTTGAATTCATTTTCAAGACCCGTAGGTTCAAGTTCTTGTTCTTCTTGGAATGGCTGTGGCTGTGGCTGTGGCTGTGGCTGTGGCTGTGGCTGTGGCTCTGACTCTAGTTCGGGTAGGGGCTCTGGAATTGGTTCCTGTTCATCGTACACCTCCGGGTCTGGGGTATCTTGAACTTCCCCATCGAGGTCGATATCACGACTCTCTTGGGACATGTAGGTTTGAAGAATTTGTTGGACTGGGATAAGTTCCTTAATAGTCGTCTCAATGCAGGTACAGAAACGCTTCGTTAAGATTTCATCACGTACATATTCACTTTGTTCTTCATGAAAAACGTAGGGATCCTTGTAAAGTTCTTTAGCGACATTGTTATAGCATGTCTGAATGAATACCTCATTCGCTGGGAGTTTGAGTGAAATCTTCTTATTGTCCGACTTGAGACGAACTGCTGAAAGAATCTTGGTGCACGCGACAAAAACAGCGGCTAAAAGATCATTAAACCACGCACAACGATTTGCGATATTGTCCGAGTGTTGCTTTGACATCGCATTTGACCAGTTTGGAACTTCCTTGAGAAGCTTTTGAAACATAAGGAGAGTCTTACGACCATTTGAAAGCTTTGAGGCTTCATTGTACATATCATCGAAAACTTCAATCATAGGTGGACACATAATGAGGCACAACTGTCCCATATACTCTTTCTTAGCTTCTACGAGTACACTCAAATTATCCATTTATGATTAAGAGGTTTTTTAAAAAATTAGGTCCTACGCACCTCGCCTGTATTTATTCGCCATTTTCTTGAGATTCATGAGCTTTGGAAAGTCGTCTAGTTCATCCTCTACCTTTTCTGTCTGCTTTTCTTTCTTTTTCTTTGTGACCTGCCATGTGACATAGATTTCATACTCACTTACGAGCTGTACTTGGAACCCTCCCAGTTTAAACTGCCTCGCAATATATTTCGCCGCAGCTGTTCTATCAAATACTGGATATCCAACGAGGTAACTTGGTACTAGCAGGAATATCTGTTTATGTCCCAACTCCACACACTGCTTAATCTTTCGAGAAAACTGTTCGTAAATTTTAGTATAAATCTCTTTACGAATCTGTTTTCTCTTCTCATCAATCTTATGTATATCATTGATGCTGATCATTACAATTAGCGTAATTTATTTTTAGCCATTTCTAACTCGCCTCGTGATGGAACAGCCTTTTCCTTAACGATGTCGTAGTTCACAAATTCTTGACCAGAAGAACCCTCAACAAATGGCGCTACATCAGACACAGTATTCACGTCGAGAGGTTGCGAACGAAGGGACACCAACTTAATAGTGCCATTAGTCACTTCATACGAAGCAACGACCGAGAAACCAAATGCGAACCCGCTATTCTTCACTGTCATGAACATACATTCGTACATATCTTTACCGATAGTTTGATACTTCTTAACAGATGTAGTCTCAATGATATACGTGCACAATCCAGTACGCTTTTTAATTTCATTGTTTGCTTGGAGGACGAACTCTTGCATCATATTATTGTCTACATTCGCTTCGGCCTGACGATAACCGATAAGATTTGGTTTTTTGTCATCAAAACGAAGTGACCCAGTAGGCTTGGTGTATCCTGAAAAACCAAACATTTCAGTGAATGGTTCTCGGTTGGTAGTTACCAACAGGACAATCACAAGAAGAATGGCTATGATAAGTAAGTTCATCTATACTACTATGCGTTAATTTTTTTTTACAAAATACCGATGTACTATTAGATGTCTCTACTGATATATAGTCCAAGATGCAAACACTCCATGGAGGTTATCGAGTATATCAACCGACACCCACAGCTCAAACAATTAGTAGGATTTCATAATGTAAATACACTGGGTATTCCACCAGCGTATCGTAATAAGATTGACAGAGTTCCAACTATGCTCACAAAGAATGGAAAACTTCTCGTTGGTAATGAAATTAAGAATTGGCTGGACTCACTTCTTCCAAATGCGGAAGTATCCAACTGGGGGTTTGGTGGCGCCTGCTCTATGACAACTCTCGAGGGTGATGAAAATGATGCAGACCTCTTTACACTGGACAATTACGGACAATCACTTCAACCCGCGATGACCAAGGAACTCGAGGAAAAGATAAGTCGCGACGTCAGTAAGGGTATTGCGTATTCTGATAGTGTTTAAAGATTTAACGCACACTATTTAGTAGTTATGAGATTAGTTACAATCCAAGCTTCGGCTTTTAAATCAACCTTTGAGGTATTGAAAGATATCCTCAATGACGTGAATATCTATTTTCGTCCACAGGGTATGTACATCGTTACCCTGGACACAGCGAGAACATCACTCATCGATATGTTCTTGGCAGCCGATAACTTTGAGGAGTACTCGTGTGAACACGAGGAAATCATCGCAGGTATCAACATTTCAAATACATTCAAACTTTTGAAGACGATTACAAATAATGATGTACTCACGATTGAAATCAACTCCAAGGAATGTATGGATATTGAAATCACCAGTGAATCTAAAAAGACAAGTACGAAGTTTCAACTCAAACTTTTAGATATCAATGAGAGTCGCATTGAAGTCCCAACTGTCACTATGACGAGTGTGACGACCCTCCCATCCGCAGACTTTCAAAGATTGTGTAGAGACATGTCCAATATCGGTATGGATATTCAAATCACACGCTCTGGAAAATCGCTTCAACTCAGGTGTGAAGGTGATTTCGCAAATCAAGAGACCTTCATTGAATGCCCCGAGGAATCTCAGGAAATTACGGGTCTCTATTCGCTCAGGTATCTGAATATATTTACAAAGGCGACGAGTATGTGTTCGTCTGTGCAAATCATGCAGGAAGATGGGAATCGATTCTTAATTTTAAAGTATAATGTCGCCAATTTGGGGGAACTCAAGTTCTACCTCGCAACTAAGGTATCCGAAGATGACCTGTAGTGTCCTCGAGAGTATTCAGTGTTTTCTTCATACCAAAAGCATTTGAAATCACTATTTTTGGATACTTACGTTCGAGTGTATCTTTCGTGTAATACAAAAATTCTTTTAATGGTACATGTTGACCGTGAAAATCGTTTCGTGGACCTGCGTATCGCTTCACCTTTTCAGTAATGTCTCTCTTTGGTTTATCATTGTGATCAACGAGCCAAGCACTACTCAATGGGATACTAAAACTCATCTCTTTGTTTTCATCTTGACCAGGTCTAAAATTAATATCATTTGATATGGCTTTGTAGACCTTACCTCCGTACGAATATTTTACTCTAAGTGCGAGCTTCTTTACATTTTGAGGTACGATTGTATTTCGAAATTGTTTACCGGTGACAACCGTGTAAAACTCATCAAGTATACCATCCCAATCTTTACTTTCCTCTTTCCAAAAGTCGTCTTCTATTCGATACTTCATCCGATAATCAACGGTATACTCAAGTTCTTCTGATATTATCGAATAATCTGGTGAACCTCTATAAAAATAAAGAACGCTACTTAAAAGTTTGACGAACATTCTTAATTATAATGGAAGGAAACTTTTTAAGTAGGTATAATAATAAAGTCGATAATTGGAATACTCTTATTGATACCGACCCTACCAATAAACGAAGGTACGAGACTGAGATGTCTGAATATATTATTAAATGTATGCCATATATGAATCAGTATGCGGATGAAACTGAGGAGAAGACAAACACAAATAATGTATTCAACGTGAAAGAGACGGTTGGTCTACAACGAAAAGATATTTTCACAGATTATCTCGTCGAGGTTGAGCGACAAAATATAAATAGACCTGTACAAAGTATCAAAGATAAGTGTAGAACATGTGCGTCGAGTAATGTAGTTCATTTCCAAGAAACGAGTGAACTTGTGTGTGATGCATGTGGATTAGTTATCATGTGTTTGATTAGTGAAGAACTTACGTACCGTGAAGAACAAGAAACATCTGAGAAAGTTGTGAACTATAGTTACAAACGTGAAAATCACTTTAATGAATGGCTCAGTCAGTTTCAAGCGCAAGAGATGACGACGATTCCCACTGAAGTTATGGAACAGTTGAGGTCTGAACTTAAGAAGATGAAGATTAAGAAGTTGGATGAGATTACACACGCAAAGATTCGAGGACTTCTCAAAAAATTGAGACTGAATAAATATTATGAACACGTTCCATACATTACAAACATATTGAACGGTATCAAAGCTCCAAACATGCCTATAGAATTAGAGGAGCGGTTGCGTATCATGTTCAAGGATATTCAAAAACCTTTTGATAAGAATTGTCCATCGGAGCGAAAGAACTTTTTGAGCTACTCCTACGTACTTTATAAGTTTTGTGAACTTTTGGGGGAGGATGAGTACTTGAGATATTTTCCACTTCTCAAGTCCAAAGAAAAGTTATATCAACAAGATGTCATATGGAAATTAATATGTACGGACCTACGATGGGAATTTATACCAACTATATAAAGACATAAGAGTACTTTTATATAATGAGAGGTGGGGATGCTCGGTGTCCAAATTACGATATATGTCGGAAACTTATGGATTCTCGACTCAAAGTATGCACAACCTGCTTTTGGAGGTTTAAAAATGAAATTTTAGAGTTTGGGGAACATGAATGTTCTCTATGTAATGTTACACAAAAGTGTATAAAGAAAAACGTTTGGGTATGCCCAAAGTGTTTAAATTTGACTTAAAGATGCCGTGTTATTTTATAGCAATGGACGAGTATACACAATTTGTCCTCGACGAAGCAAAGTTTCATATGCGTGCAGCTGAAGAACTTTTGACGGAGAGTATCAAAGACCCCGAGAAACACTACAGAGAAACAAAGAGGTTTCACGCAGATCTGGCGAAGCTCTTTCCGTTTATGGTTCTACTAAAATCTTTCGAACCTCCACTCCCTGATCCGGAAACGGGGGATAATTTATCAGATACGCAGTCTTCAGTCTCATCAGACGAAGATAGTTATGTGCCTGCAACTCCACCGCGTCGTTCAGATTCTTAATTGACACAACATGTCCTTCAAATGGAAGGGAAGGACTTCCATCTCTCACAGTACCTTGGTCCCAGTTGTTTCACAAAGGCTTCTACGTCTATCATATGGGTAGTGCAATTGCAATCAAAATCATGCATACTTTAGACCTTCATGAACATAAAGCGGAGTTTCGCTTATCTTCTAGGAGAATGCTATGTTGTTTTAGACCAAAGTCTCCACCACCCTCTCCCAAATCAAAATATACATACACCTATCAAGTTTCGTCTCTCGTAAAAGTTGTAGATGGTGATACCGTTGACGTCATGATTGACTTGGGATTCTCCGTGTCTATTAGTCAGAGAGTGCGCCTCATCGGCATTGATACCCCCGAATCGAGAACATTGGATGTGGAGGAGAAGAAGTATGGTCTCCTCGCTAAAAACAAATTGATGGAGCTCTGTGCCAAGTCCACCCAATTTGAATTGAGGTGTCCAACGAGCAACTCGCGTGAAAAGTTTGGACGCGTTCTTGGAGAGTTATGGGTCTTCAACAACGGTAAATGGATTAATGTCAATCAGTGGCTTTGTGAGAATCACTATGCAGTCCCATACACTGGACAAAATAAGGAGGATGTGGCTACACTCCATATGAAGAATCGTAAGATTAATAAAATCTAGTCTATATTATATGGCAATCTACATCCAACCCACGTGTACATTTGTATACCATGTCTCCTCTCTTGAAAAAGTCCTTGATGGGGATACCATCGATGTAACTATTGACCTAGGTTTTGAGGTATGTACCCGTCAACGGGTGCGTCTTATGGGTATAGATACCCCAGAGTCCCGTACGTCCGACCCAGAGGAAAAAAAGTTTGGTCTTCTCGCCAAGGAGAAACTGAAGGAGTGGTGTCTCAAGGCTGTAGCCTCAGATGACGATGACATAATCGTAGAGTTAAGGTGTCCAGAAAAGGACTCGCGTGAAAAATTTGGACGCATCCTCGCAGAGGTCTGGGTCTGTGAGGGTGGTCAATGGACGAATGTGAATAAGTGGTTGTGCGACAACGCATACGCTGTCCCATACAGTGGACAGAATAAGACAGCTGTTGATGCTCTCCATCGCCAAAATAGAATGAAGTTGGTCTCTCGAGGTGAGATTCATCAACTTGATGTATAGGGATACTTGTGGACCCATAAGTTACAAATCCACTTCTCCCCAGACTTTACAGGTCGACCACCGTGTAAAGCCTTGGATGTCATGAGCTCGTAATTGTCAAGCGTGTGGAAGAAGAGCGCATCACCAGCTTTTAGCTTGTATATCTTCTTTAAATTTGGGAATTCCGTTTGACCATCTTCATAGTCATCATTTAGGGCTAATATGACCGTATACATACGCTTATTACCATGAGTATCACTAAAAGTATCTTGATGAGGTCGATAGTATCCACCTGGTTTGTAACGAAGGACTTGAAGACTTTCACAATTTGAGATAGGTCTATCAGTCAGAGCTACACATTTCTCAATCACACGATTTATGACTGGGTCGCTTCGTTCCAACCACGCAGTTTCACTATCTCGTATCTTTTTGTCAATCCGTCTATCCTCCGCAACCGTAGATACACTTAGTTTACTTTCAGCCTGTTTCATGATATGTTTTCGTTCCTCTTCTGTTATGAAGTTATGTAGTACCCTTGGCTCCGTGTAGCGTGGGAGAAGGTAAATAATCAAGAGTATGACAAATAGTAGGGTGATCATCTTACCATTAGTAGACATTAATTTCTTCTGGTAGTACACAGTTGTACCTTTTTCGGATGACTTTTAATACAGTGTTTCCATATTGAAACAGTTTATGACCAATATCTACTATCTCATCCTTTTGAGTTGGGTCTATAAGATACTGTCTTAAAAGGTCACCACTTGTATCTATGAGCATTCTAAAAATATTATTGATATCCCTAAATTTCTCTCTCTGTTTATCACGCCGTTGAAGTTCTCGACGCACCTCCAACTCCTCTTTCTCATTGAGCATGTAGGATATACGGAGGTATCTATTATCCGCATCATATAGATCACCATACCTATACACAAGGTCTCTATCAAGAGAATAATTAATAGTAGCGATACGTAAAATACTATCTGGAGCCCCAGCTTCTCGTAACTCCCTAAATGTTGGGACTCCACCACATGGGATGTCCCCATGTTCTCTGCTTGAAATTCGAGCGTTCTTGAATTCCATGTAGTGTGGATTATGTATTCGACCAGTTTCGATTTCACCGGTTCGCCAATCAAACGCAGTATGACAATCTGGACACCACATTTGGTGGCATCCACTCAATTTGTGTATCATAGTTCCACATTTTGGACATCCCTTTGTGTCTTTCTTGATGAGTTCCATAGTTTTTACCGCATCTGGGTTACAGCTATGACCCTCAACTATTTCTTCATTACACTTTTCACAGAAATGACCATCACATAGACCACAAAACCAGTCCTCATTCATGAAACCTTTACAATCCTCGGTCGGACACTTACGAATAAACTTTTTGGTTTCAATCACATGATCGTGATCATGATTACGGAGATGTTCTAATGTCCTGTATGTTTGCTCCATCTCCACACGAAAATTCGTAATTTCCTCAGGTATCGGTATGTTACTCGATACTGGTACATGAATATGGTACTTTTGGTGTAACTCAATGAGTTTGTGTCTCTGAGCGTTTATAATTCCATGTAACTTCCGTATCGCTAATATTCGTTCAACCTCTGGTTGTGTCTCTGGCATCTGAATCTTTTCTCGTTCAAAGAGAATGTCCTCTCGATGACGACGAAGTTCTGTATTACGGAAGTATTGTGTACACCATGTATCTACAAACTCCCTATTCCATAGGTTCTTACACCCCATGCAGTGTGGGTCATCTGAGATAGACAAGAGGTATCTCGAGGAACAGGTCCGACAGCTCACTAAATCACAGAAGGGGCACTCAACCTTTTTGTGATTTATTTTATTGAACTTTTCACAACATACATCACAATTTCCCATTACATTGAAATTGTTTTAATCCTTTAAATATTACATATATTTTGACTTGACCCAATCGCGATCTTTCTTGAAAATCTTGGATAACTTGGGGTCGGTTCGCTTGAAGAGAATCATGAGAACATTGAGACGACGAAAGAGACCGAGAGGGGGTTCACCCATACGAATCACCTTGGAAAGAGCTCGGTGTCTCGAGAGTTCAGACTTCTCACGCACTTCTGAGTATCCATGGGCACTGAGCATACCAGAACTTTTGATTGGGATAATAACTTTAGCTTTCATTTTTATGTATACCGAGATTTTATAATCGACGGACCACGTTTTGAAGCTGAAGTTCTCGTTTGGTTTTGGATACCATACCACTTACCTTCTTTGCTTTAGCTTGTGCTTCTTTCAAAACTGTCGCGAAGTTCTCGCCATTTCGGATACGCTTCACAAACTTGTTCATATTTTTACCACCAATATTCATACTACTAATCTCACTTATTGCGTTCTTAGTAGCCTTGGCGTTTGCAGCGACCTTGGCGTTTGCAGCGACCTTGGCGTTTGCAGCGACCTTGGCGTTTGCAGCGACCTTGGCGTTTGCAGCGACCTTGGCGTTTGCAGCGTTCTCATTGTTGAAACGCTCCGCAGCTGTCATCGTTTTAACTGGACCAGCTTGTTTCGTATTGAAACTAAAACGTTTCTCAGCGTTCTGAAGTTCTCGTTTAGTTTTGGATACCATACCACTTACCTTCTTTGCTTTAGCTCGTGCTTCTTTTAAAACTGTCGCAGAGTTCTCCCCATCTCTGACACGTTTAACAAACTTATTCATATTTTTACCACCAATATTCATACTACTAATCTCACTTATTGCGTTCGCAGCGACCTTGGCGTTCGCAGCGACCTTGGCGTTCGCAGCGACCTTGGCGTTCGCAGCAGCCTTGGCGTTCGCAGCAGCCTTGGCGTTCGCAGCAGCCTTGGCGTTCGCAGCAGCCTTGGCGTTCGCAGCAGCCTTGGCGTTCGCAGCAGCCTTGGCGTTCGCGGCGACCTTGGCGTTTGTGGCAACCTTGGTATTCTCGGCGTTCTCATTGTTGAAACGCTCCGCAGCTGTCATCGTTTTAACTGGACCAGCTGGTTTCGTATTGAAACTAAAAGATTCTTTTGCTGGTTTCACAATGGAGTTCATCTGTTGTTTAAATAGTTGACGACGCTTTGTTACATCGTTTGAATATTTCATGATCCATGAAGTATGCCCGCGTTTCTCTTTATCGGTGATATTTGATTTTTCAATTTCAGAACGAAGCGCTATCTTCTCATCAAGAAGTTTTTCGATAGTAGATAACTCTTCTTTTGTTTTAGCGCGTGCAACTTGTTGTTCCCAACCAACTCTAAATAAACCGAACGTTCCAGGGATACCGGTTTTGATTTTTTCTCTAATTGGATCTCGGAATTCATCAAAAAGTGCATCTTTAATCATAGCTGTAATTTTATTATTAGATGCTCCATTATTGTATTCATTGAGTATCTGCTGCTTCTTTGCTGGTTTAATGCTATTTGGGATAGCACTCGTAATATTCTTAATTTTTGGACGCTTTTCTACTATGTTTGCAATCATAACACGAATTGGTTCAATGTTCACGTGATTTGCATTAAGTTGTTTAATAAACTTCTGTTTTTCGGAAGTATACAGTGTTGTATCATCAAGTGACTTTTTAAGGAGTTCCTTTTCACCTTGAACCTTAGTATTTAGTTCAGTTGATTCTTTAATCAAGTCGTTATACGTTGTCGAATTAGCGTTTAGACGGTTTGTAAATTTAGACATATCTTTACTTGTCAAATGTTTAAGACTGAAAAGATGTTTCTCAAGCTTTTCTTTAGCTTCTTGTTTTCTTTTTTGATTCAAAGCGGTGGCGTTTGCAACGACCTTGTTAGCGCCATTTGCTTCAAGTCTATTCATTAATGTTTTACGGTTATTGCGCTCAAGACCAGTGAGACCTTGAAGCTTTGTCGCCACATTTTTAATCGCTGCGTTTCTAGCCTTTCTAGCTTCTTCAGCTGCGGCTTCTTGTTTTCTCTTTTGATTCAAAGCTGTGGCATTGGCGATAACCTTATTAGCACCATTTGCTTCAAGTCGATTCATAAACTTTTTACGGTTATTATGCTCAAGACTAGTGAGACCTTGAAGCTTCGTCGCCGTATTTTTAGTTGCTGCATTTTTAGCCTTTTTGGCTTCTTCAAGCTTACGAATGGCTTCTAGAGCTTCTTGTTTTCGCTTTTTGTTCAAAGCAGTCGCATTACTTAAAACTTTATTTGCTCCATTTGTTTGAATTTTATTCATAAACTGTTTACGGTTATTATTTTCAAGACTTGTGAGACCTCGAAGCCCTGACTCGACAATTTTCAATTGTTTATTTCTAGTTTTCTGATTTTCTTTTCTTTTAATATTTAATTTTGTCGCGTTATTTATAACTCGTGCAAAACTTTCAGTATTAAGTCTTGTAATAAACTTGGAACTTTCTTCGGGTGTAATATTTGCTAAAGACTCTATAGTACGCTTCGCGTTTTCTTTCAATTGTTGGACTTGCTTCTTTTCAGATTCAACATTACCATTTATTAATCCACGGATAGGTTCTGTGTTTATGTGAGGTTGATTGAGTTGTTTAATATACGTATCCTTCTTTTCTTGTGGAATGACAGAGCTACGTATAAATACACGAAGAGCGTCCTTGTCCTTTTCGTTGTCTTTATTCTTAGCCTTGGATGCAGCGATTAAGCTAGTAATATCTGCTTCATCTTTTTGAAAACTAGTCATATAGCCTTCCATCTCTTTACTTGTGAGATGTTTGAGACCAATAAGATGCTTCTCAAGTCGCTTCTCGTCTTTTAACTTGACTGCGGCGGCTGCAATATTCTTCTTTTCTTGATTGATACGTTGCTGTTCTGTACGTTTATTCTTAATATTTTGATTCATTTGTTGACCTTCTGCTTTGATTGTATTAATGTTTGTATTTGCATTAACAACCTTTGCTAATAATGACTTTCTATTCGCAGGTTTTAGGTCGTTGAGTGTATTGAGATAGACACTGAGTTCTAATTTCTTTTGGGTCAGTTCATCGTTACGTCCTTTAAGAACTGCATTTAATTCTCGAACTTCACGTTTGATACTATTAAGATCGGTATCAAGTTCCACTCGATTAAGAAATGATTCTTTGTTGACGTTCCCAAGGCGAGTATTTTTTAAGAATGTACGAAGTTGTTCCTTCTTATTGCTGACCGTCTTAGCATTTATATTCTGACGCAACTTAAGCGCTTTAGTCTTGAGGCTATTTATATTTAATTTTCCATTATTGTAGTTCTTGAGTAATTCTGCCCCGTTGACCCCCAAACCATTGACGTAGTTTGAAAGGTCTTTACGTTCAGCATTCTTCGCCTTCTTTGCGGTATTCAAGTTGGTGGCACTTTGTTTGATGCCATTAAAATTGAGTTTTTTGCTGTCATAATTTTTAATGAGGGACTTCTTTTGCTCCGCTGTAAGGTTGAGACCATTGAGATACAAAACCATTTCGTCTCGCTCCTTCGCAGCTTGATTTTCTTCAATCTTCAAAAGAGCGTTCTTTTCGCGCACTTCACGCTTTATTTCATCTATGTTAGTACCAAGTTCTACACGATTAATAAATGCTTGTTTGTTTGCATTCCCAAGACGTGTATTCTTCAAGAACGTCCTAAGTTCTTCCTTCTTAGTACTTAACGCTTTTGCATTTATGACCTCGCGCATTTTATCCGCTTTAGCTTTTAGGTTGGTTATGTTTGATTTACCATTGTTGTAGTTCTTCATTAATTTAGTCCCGTTGACTCCCAAACCATTGATGTAGTTTGAAAGGTCCTTACGCTCAGCAGCTTTTACCTTCTTCGCAGTATTTAAGTTAGTGGCTTGCGCCTTAACGCCATTGAAATTGAGTTTTTTGCTGTCATAATTTTTAATTAGGGACTTCTTTTGCTCCTCAGAAAGATTGAGACCGTTGAGATATAAAACCATTTCGTCTCGCTCCTTCGCAGCTTGATTTTCTTCAATCTTCAAAAGAGCGTTCTTTTCACGCACTTCACGCTTTATTTCGTCTATGTTAGTACCAAGCTCTACACGATTAATAAATGCTTGTTTGTTTGCATTCCCAAGACGAGTATTTTTCAAGAACGTCCTCAGTTCTTCCTTCTTAGTACTTAGTGCCTTTGCATTTATGACCTCGCGCATTTTATCTGCTTTAGCCTTTAGGTTAGTTATATTTGATTTACCATTGTTATAGTTCTTCATTAATTTGGTTCCATTGACCCCCAAACCATTGATATAGTTTGAAAGGTCCTTACGCTCAGCATTCTTCGCTTTCTTTGCGGTATTCAAGTTAGTGGCTTGCGCCTTGACGCCGTTGAAATTAAGTTTCTTGCTGTCGTAATTTTTAATGAGGGACTTCTTTTGCTCCTCAGAAAGATTGAGACCGTTGAGATATAAAACCATTTCGTCACGCTCTTTCGCAGCTTGATTTTCTTCAATCTTCATAAGAGCGTTCTTTTCACGCACTTCACGCTTTATATTATTCAAGTTGGTACCAAGTTCTACACGATTAATAAATGCTTGTTTATTTGCATTCCCAAGACGAGTATTTTTCAAGAACGTCCTCAGTTCTTCCTTTTTGGCACTCAGAGCCTTTGCATTTATGATCTCGCGCATTTTATCTGCTTTAGCTTTTAGGTTGGTTATGTTTGATTTACCGTTGTCGTAGTTCTTCATTAATTCGGTTCCGTTGACCCCCAAACCATTGATGTAGTTTGAAAGGTCCTTACGCTCAGCATTCTTCGCCTTCTTTGCGGTATTCAAATTGGCGGCGCGTTGCTTAATACCATTGAAATTGAGTTTTTCACTGTCATAATTTTTAATAAGGGACTTCTTTTGTTCCTCAGAAAGATTGAAACCATTGAGATACAAAACCATTTCATCGCGTTGCTTCGCAGCTTGATTTTCCTTGTTCTTCAAAGCAGCATTCATTTCACGCACTTCACGCTTTATATCAGTCAAGTTGGTAGCAAGTTCTACACGATTAATAAATGATTGTTTGTTCACATTCCCAAGACGTGTATTCTTCATGAATGTACGAAGTTCTTCCTTCTTGGTAGCCAGAGTTTTTGTATTTATGACCTCGCGCATTTTATCTGCTTTAGCCTTGATACTATTTATATTTGATTTACCATTATCATAGTTCTTCATTAATTCTGTTCCATTAACCCCCAAACTATTGATGTAGTTTGAAAGACCTTTACGTTCGGCATTCTTTGCCTTCTTCGCAGCATTCAAAGTATTAGCACTTTGCTTAATACCATTGAAATTGAGTTTTTTATTATCGTAATTTTTAATCAAAGACTTCTTTTGCGTTTCAGAAATATTAAGACCGTTGAGATACAAAATCATATTATCACGCTCCTTCGCGGCTTGATTTTCCTTATTCTTCAAAGCAGCATTCATTTCACGCACTTCACGCTTTATATCATTCATATTTGTATTTGTAACTACTCGGTTGGCAAATGTCTTTCTATTTACATTTGAAAGTCTGGTATTCGCCATAAATGTTTCGAGTTCAGCTTTTTTATCTTTTGCGATCTTGGCATTTAAAACTGCACGTCTTTTATTCACTTCAACTCTAAGATTATTTGATGTCGATACACCATTATTGAACTTCTTGAGTAAATTACTTCCATTAATACCCTTAGTAGAAATATAGTTTGAAAGACTTTTACGATTAGCGGCTTTCGCTTTAACACCAGTGTTAATTTGAGTTGCTCGATTTTTAAGAGTCACCAAATTTGCAGCCTCGCTGTCAAAGTTCTTAAGAATCTTAGCCTTATTCGTATTTGTTATATTGAGAGATTTCATATGGTTCTCCAAATCTTGTCTATTTAATGCAATCTTTTCGGCAATTCTTTCTTTGATACGCTTTGCCGCCATATTACGCGCATCCTTTGTAGTGATAGCCGTATCATCATTAAAAGTTTTAAGGATTTTATTCACATCTGTATTTGCAAGATTGAGCGTTTTGAAATAGTCAACCAATTCAAGTCTATTTGCAAGTCGTTTTTCAACTTTTCTTTGTTTAACGAGTTGTTCCGCAGTTGTTCCTAGAGAAACTAAAGTTGTCGTTTGATTTGCGTTAAATGTTTTGATTATTTGATTTCTATTCAATTCGGTGAGATTCAACTTTTTGAGTAACTCAACGAGACTATCTCGGTTTGTAGCTCTCTTCTTCGCCATACTCGCACTCTTTAATTGACGTGCTTCATTGACAAGAGCATTAACACCAACATTAGACTTGTTAAATTTATTCATAATTGTATTTCTGTTATTCACATTCATATCGAGTTTGTTAATAGTATTGTAGAGAACCGCGCGATTACTCGCCCGTTTCGCGGTTGCGTATACTTTTCGAATATTGTTTGCTTCCTTCATCATATTCGCGAGTATAACATTTTGCGAATTAAATTTCTTTGTAAGATCTGCTTGGTCTTCGGGTGATAAGTTCTTAATCGCGTTCAAGAAAACAACTCGATTTTGCTGTTTCTTTGCAATTTTCTTAGATAATTGGACTTGATCCGCTTTGGAAATACCATTATTAAGTGACTTGACGTTCATGCTCAATACACTTTGCTTATTTTGTTCATTCAATAAGTTAAGAGTATTTAAATACTCACGAAGTTCTTTCATAAGTTGTTCACGCTTCGCGGCGTTTATCGCAGCTTTGAGTTCTTTACCTTTATTACGAAGCGTCATATTTGTTCTTGGATCGGCGTCAAAATTTGATAATATTAAACTTTGTTCATCTGGTTTTAATCCCAAGTTAGTTAAAAAGCTACTCAAAGAATCTCTTCGTTCTTGAATAGTCTTTTCTTGTTTTTTCAACGCATTTTGTTTTAGTGTATTGAGCGCTTTATTACCCGTATTAAACTCTTTAATGTATTCAGCCTTATCATTAGCATTCATAATGAGGGGTTCAAGGAAATTTGATAACTGCTTTTTCTTTTCCGCGATGGCTTTCTCATTTAATTGCTTTTTATATGCACTTGCTGTATTTTTTAATTGCCCTATTGTTTGTACACCGTCATCAAAATTCTTGAGTAGCTTTCGTTCTACATCAGAATTTTTGATACCCAAACTGTTTATATAGTTCATAAGTTCGGATTTCTGTTTACTACGTTTTTCACTCGCACGATTGATTGCTTTATTCGTAGCATTTTGCTTTAAGGCATCCCAATTTGTAAAATATCCATCTAATTTTGATGTTATCTCTATTCTATTTTCTGGAGTTAAGTTGGTAAGCGTATTTAAGAAATTCATGAATTCACCCTCATCTTGAACAAACTTTTCATTTTTTCGAGCCTTGTTTATTTCTTGGGCTCTTTGCAGAAGCGTATTAGCATTTACATTTGTATTATCGAAATTCTTGATAATTTTTTGTTTATTGGATGTATTAAGTTCTAGCTTATTTAATTCATCAATAAGTTTTTGTCTCTTTTCCTTCTTTAATGCTTTAAATCTATTATTCATAGTACTTTTAGCTTCATTTTTCAATGTATTCAACTTATCCGTATTCTTATTCAAACGATTAATATATTCTTTCTGATCACTATTACTGAACCCTTGTTGAGTTAAGAAGTTGACGAGTTCTTTACGCTCAGCATTCTTTATATTTTTCATCTTTTTGGATGCGTACGCAGAAGCATTATTAATGACTGTAGTCAAATTTACATTCTTATTGAATTTATTGTAAAATGGTTGTTTTTCCTCATTTGTGAGAGAAAGATTTCCAAGATGAAGATTAAGTTTTTGTCGATTTGTTTCTCTTTTAAGTGCAATTTTTTGTTGAAACATATTATTTGCCAATTTAATGCTATCATTGAATGATAACTTTTTACTTATAATATTACTCTTATTGTTATTACTGAGTTGCTTATTCGTCATATATTTATTTAATGCATTCATATCAGCCTTTACTTTTGCATTAATAATCTTCTTATGAATTGCATCAGCTTCAGACATCAAATTTTCAAGACTTTCTTTGTTTAACTTTTGAACCAAACTATTTGTAACTGATTTATTGAGACCAAGTTTGTTGACATATGTACTCAACGTAGTCGCGTCAATAGTAAGTTGCTTTTCTATACGATTTTGTACTATAGCATTCACTTCAGTTTGAATATTTTTAACTGATAACTTATTATTTACATCAAATTTGTTAAGAATCACTTTCTTATTTTCATTTGATAATTCTTTACTCACCATATATTGTTCAAGTTCATCCCGATTCTTTTCTCTCTGTGTCGCAACCATTTCTGCCAAGCGCGCATTTACTTCAGCTTTTAATACAGGTATATTTACGTTATTGAGACTAAGTCTACGTATATATCCATTCTTATTTACTTGTGTAAGAGGTGTTGTTTGTATAAAATTTGCAAAGTTATTTTTGTTCTTCTTAAGTTCCATATTTTTCATATTTTTTACCATCTTGTTAATATTCAATTGTAAATTCTTCAACGACGCTTGATTACTATTAAACTTCTTTTCAATCTCAGCTTTTACATCATTTGTTAATTTAGTATTTTTCATGTATCTCAACAATTCTTCTTTATTTACTATCTTTTGCTCATCAACTCGTGACTTTTTTAATTCTTGTGCGCGTTTTTGAAGTGCATTTATCGTGAGTGTATTTTTATTGTAATTGGTCATCATAGTGTTTTGGTCCTCGGGACTGAGTTGAATATTCTCCAAAAACTTTTGAAATGCATTTTTCTCACTCTTCTTTTGTTCAATGACGCGTTTTTCCGAAAGTGTTCGAGCCGCATTTTGATTCATTTTTCCATTTGAACGTAGGTTTGACTTATCTTCATTCGTCAAACCAGGAAGTTTATTAAGAAATCTATTAAATTCAGCTTGAACTTGTTTTTGTTGTTCGATGACTTGAGCAGCTTCATCCTCTTTTTGTTTCTTCGCGTTCATAATCAACCTGTTTACATTACGATTTCCATTGTTAAACTTTTTTAATATATTCGTTTTATTGAGACCGTTTCTTTCAATCTTTGTTTCGAGATTTTTACGAAGATTTTCGACTTTACGTTGTTCAGATATTTCAAGAGCTTTTTTCTGAATAGCATTTATATTCATTTCGCCATTGTTAAATAATTTAATGAGAGCATTTTTATCTGCATTTTGAATAACTACATTTTTATTCAAGAAGTTTGAAAGTTGTTTTTTTGTCGCATACTTCTGGCGTTTTTCTGCGAGAGTACGAGCTGCGTTTTGATTCATTTTACCATTTGAACGGAGTGCTTCCTTATCTTCAGCAGTCAGAGACGTTAGGGTATTAAGAAATGTATTGTACTCTGCCTGTTTTCCAGCCACTACTTGAGCAGCTTCTTCGACTTTTAGCTTCTTAGCGTTACTAATTAATTTATTCACATTACGATTTCCAGCATTGAACTTTTGTAATATATTCGTTTTATTGAGACCATTTTGTTCAATTTTAGCTTCAAGTTCCGTACGAAGTTTGTTTACTTCTTCTTTTTTACGTTGTTCAGATAATGCAATTGCCTTCTTCTTAATCGCATTCGCATTTAATGTACCATTATTGAATAATTTGATGAGAGCATTTTTATCATTTCCAACAAGACCTGCATTATTTAGGGACTTTGACAGTTCTTGTTTATTCGTAATCTTCTTAGCTATTAACTTATTGTTTTCAAGTTTCTTAGCAGCGTTACGATTAAGTTGTTCCTGTTTTTCAGCTGCGATTTGAGCAGCCTCATTTGTCTTTAGTTTTCTCGCGTTACCAACTAATTTATTTACGTTAAGATTACCTGCGTCGAACTTTTGTAGTATATTCAGTTTACTGGGTTCATTAAGTTCAAGTTCACCAAGTTTTGCTACGAGTTCCGTTCGGAGTCCACTTACTTCTTCTTTTTTACGTTGCTCAGATAACTCCATAGCCTTTGTCTTAATCGCATTCGCATTTAAAGTACCGTTATTAAACGACTTGATGAAAGTATTTTTATCATTTCCGACGAGACCTAAGTTATTTAGGAACTTAGACAGTTCTTGTTTATTTGTAATCTTTGTAGCTATTAACTTATTGTTTTCAAGTTTCTTGGCGGCGTTACGATTAAGTTGAGCTTGTTTTTCAGCTGCGATTTTAGCAGCTTCGTCATTCTTTAGTTTTCTTGCGTTACTAACTAATTTATTTACGTTAAGATTACCTGCGTCGAACTTTTGTAGTATATTCAGTTTACTGGGTTCATTAAGTTCAAGTTCACCAAGTTTAGTAACTAGTTCCGTGCGGAGTCCACTTACTTCTTCTTTTTTACGTTGCTCAGATAACTCCATAGCCTTTGTCTTAATTGCATTCGCATTTAAAGTACCGTTATTAAACGACTTGATGAGAGCATTTTTATCGTTTCCGACGAGACCTAAGTTATTTAGGAACTTAGACAGTTCTTGTTTATTTGTAATCTTCGTAGCTATTAACTTATTGTTTTCAAGTTTCTTGGCGGCGTCACGATTAAGTTGTTCCTGTTTTTCTGTCGCGATTTTAGCAGCCTCGTCATTCTTTAGTTGTCTCGCGTTACGAACTAATTTATTTACGTTAAGATTACCCGCGTCGAACTTTTGTAGTATATTCAGTTTACTGGGTTCATTAAGTTCAAGTTCACCAAGTTTAGTTGTAAGTTCTGTGCGGAGTCTAGTTCGTTCTTCTTGTTTACGTTGTTCAAATACTTCAACTGCCTTTGTCTTAATAGCGTTCGAATTTAATGTACCATTATTGAATAACTTGATGAGAGCATTTTTATCATTTCCAACAAGACCCGTGTTATTTAGGAATTTTGAAAGTTCTTGCTTATTTGTAATCGTCGTATTCTTGAGTCGCTTTTCAGAAAGTGCTCTGGCCGCATTCTCATTAAATTTACCATTTGAAAGTAATTGTGCTCTATCTTCATTTGTTAAACCTACGAGACCTTTAAGAAATGTATTATATTGATTCTTTTTATTATTAGCATTTTCAACAGCCTCTTGCACCTTAAGTTGTTTGGCATTGGTAATCAATCTGTTTACGTTTCTATTACCATTATCGAACTTTTGTATTATATTCAGTTTACTTGTTTCATTCAGTTCAAGTTTTCCAACTTCATTTAGAAGACGTTTACGAAGAACATCATCATTCTTGGATGCTTGAGATTTTTCAAGATTGAGAGCTTCAGCTTGGATAGTATTCATATTCACATTAGTGTTTTTGAACTTTTGAACAAACTTAACCTTATTTTCTTCACTAATCTTGAGAGGCTTCAAAAATGAGAGAAGATTTAACGTGACTTGATTTTTCTTTTCATCCATTCGCTCTTGTACAAGTTTATTTGCACGATTTTTCATTGTAGTCAAATTTGTTTTATTGTTAATTTCATTGAGTAGACTCTGTTTATCTTCGGGACTCAAATTGATATTTGAAATCATATTTGTAAATTCAGAACGTTTATTTGAAATTTTTTCATTTCGTTGCGTACCTGCAAGCGTTTTAGCCTCCTCGATGAGTGCATTCACGTTCGAACCGTTTTGTTTTGCTCGATTCAGAAACGATTGTTTATTAGTATTATTAAGTGAAAGCGTTTTAAGAAACATCGTCATCTTTTCCTCATTTGAACGAACGACATTACCTTTTTCATCTGACTTTAGTTGTGCTTCAGTTTGAAGCTGTTTAAAATCATCCGTAGCCATACGACGAATAAATGAATTACGAGTTGTGTTATTTAAATTAAGAGTATCAAAAAATCCAAGAAGAGTATCTTCTTCTTTTTTTGCTTGTTGCGCTTGAGCGACCACTTGTTCACGCTTAACACCACCAACCTCAAGATTCGAAAGAAACTTTTGTTCTCTCTTAAGACCAAGTTGCTTAACTTGGGCTACCGCCAAATTTAATGCCAAGTTATTGTTTTTAGGAACACTATTGTTCGTTTTTGGAACACCGTTGTTATTTTTGGGAACACCATTATTGGTTTTAGGAATACCGTTATTCGTTTTAGGAATACCGTTATTCGTTTTTGGAACACCATTGTTCGTTTTTGGAACAATACCATTGTTAGTTTTTGGAACAACCTTGTTATTTTTCTTACCAAATAAACTAGCGAAGAAACCCTTCTTTTCAGCAGTTGGTTTTGGTTCTACGATGTTTGTTGGTCGATTTCCACCAAGAAACTTTGGTTTCCCCCCTTTCGTAAAGAGACCACTAGATGGGAATGAAACTTTAGAATTCTTCGGTCGATTTACCGTAGTACCTACGTTTTGAACTGGTTTAGTGGTTTCACTAAGAAACTTTGGTTTCTCACCTTTCTTGAAAAGACCACCAGTTGGGAATGAAACTTGAGACTTCTTGGTAGTATTTAAATTACTTGGACCCACACTTGGACCCACACTTGGACCCACACTTGGACCCACACTTGGACCCACACTTGGACCCATATTAGGTCCCTTATTGGTACCTAGGTTTGGACCCATATTAGGTCCCTTATTGGTACCTAGGTTTGGACCCATATTAGGTTTCTTATTTGGACCTAGGTTTGGACCCATATTAGGTTTCTTATTTGGACCTAGGTTTGGACCCAAGTTGGGTTCTATATTGGTGGTATTCACTGCTGTGTTATTCACTGCTGTGTTACGGTTAACCGAAATCTTTGTCTTTTTCGCGAACTTAATAGGTTCGTTGATTTTCATGTATCGTAGACGCTTACCAATAGCATCTACGATTTGACTTTTCGTCATCTGTTCAACTTGCCTAAGATCAACCTTACGTGCGATTCTCTTGAGATCGGTACGTTTAGTAGTTGAATCAAAAAGGAGTTCATAGTCACGAGGACTCAAAGGTGATCTCTTATCGACGAGATAAGTTCGATCTGAACTCATGATAAGTGGTGGTAAAGGTAATTTACCCTCCTGAATTTCATTGTACGCTTGACATATTTGATTTCTTGTGAGTTTAATATCCACACCTGTATTCAATTTGATTAATTGTCTGAGGTTTTCTATTTCTGCGTTTGGATCGCACGCATCTAACATTTATATTAAACTAACAAAAAATTGTAACGAATTATTTAACGGCAACATATCCCATATTATAAAGTCTAACTTTATCTTCATAACTCATATTGAAGTCAAAAATGTTGATATTACCTACATTTATTTCAATTAAATTAGAGCTATCAGTGTATTGAACACGATTCATAAGCGCTGAGCGTATAAGAGTTTCAAAATACTGCTTTGGTGACGTAATATCTTCCTGGTATACACGTTCTATTTTCAATTTTATACATGTTATTTCATGTGGTTTTTTATCTAAAAAGGGTGTAATTGGATATTGTTCCTGGGTTCCACCATCAACATAGGTCCGCCCCTCATACTTACTACACGCAAAAATTAGGGGAACTGCTATACTCATACATACTGCGTCTATGACTTTCATGTTTGGATGTGTATCTTTAGAGAAGTACTCCGTCGTCGACGAATTGAGACAAAAAGCAGATATGTATATCTTCATATCCAATTCTGCAAATGTTGGGTCGCCCCCACAGATTTGTATAAGCTTGGTGCGAATAGGCGCTAAATCAACAAAACCAAATTTGTTAAAAAAGGAGCCTATGCGTAATTTAACAAATTCGGGGATATTCAAGGATAAAGAAAGTTCTAAGATCTCATCTACGGACATCCCCATTGCTAACATAAGAGCCAAAATAGAACCCGCGGAGGATCCAGATATCTCCTTCACATCCACAAGTTTTGTTTCAAGTGCCTTCAGAGTTCCAATCAATGAATAGATACCCATTGAAGCTGGACCCAAAACAAGGTACTTCATTCTCCTATTTAATAGAATTGAGGAAATTGACGACGCAAAATCGCAAACACTATTGCGAAGACCACGGCGTGGGTAAACACTGCCGCGATACTCGTTTGCCCGGAGCGGAAAAGACCCCCAGAACCTGGAGGAATGGTCAAGAAGAGACCTGGACTGAGGAGCAAGAAAAGTGAGGTCGTCACAATCAAATCCGTCTTTGTCAACACAAGACCCATCATTTTTGCGACAACACTGTAAACGACTGGAAATAGGAGTGCGTGAAATAAAGCTGCAACTTGGGTTGTTTGACCTGACATAAACTTGGCGTCTTGTCCATCTGAAGTCACGAGGACTCCTGGACTGAGTGCAAAAAAAAGGGCCGCTGGAACAGCAACTTTTCTGGACGTGATATCGGGGAGCATATTTAATATATAGTGATATTATTTTGCCTACTATACCGAATAACAAACTTAAGCCAGTGGTCAAAGGTTGCATTCGTCATAATCTCATTATATAACCCCAAATCATCAATGTAATCTTGCATACGAATCCAAATGTATGCTAAATTAGTTTCATAGGGTGACCAAACGTAACCATGACTGTCCTCGTGCTGAATGTAACAAAATTCTGCAAAATCTGAAAAGTCACATTCCGTGAGTAGAATGTGTTCTAAATAGGCATCTCGAATGAGTTCTCTCACCAGATCCCACAATGCCCAAAGTTCATCTGAGTACTTAATTTGCCAATCTTCTGTACTGAGATGAAGTTCATCTTCAAAATGTTCCTCGTCGCTCGGAATAACATCGAGTCCTGTGTTGGCGTCCTCAATATATTGACTCCACACCATTTGTATTACTTATCTTCTTCATCGGACTTTTCTTTTATCCCAGTTAATGAGATAGACGTAGATTCTCTGACTTTAATCATGTCCTGGATGGCGTTGAGAGCGCCTTCCAACATGGCTTCATCGCCACCAAAGAACTTAAGAAGTCCGTCACGAATTGCGTCCTTATTCATGGTTCCTTTACGGACTGATGTACGAAGGCTAATCTTGCCTTTCCTGAGGTTAATGGTATCAATACCCTGGTCAATCATATGCTTCTTAACAGCCTCCTTGAGGCGTTTTTCTTCTTGAGTGAGGATTTTGATATCAGATTTTGCTTCAGAGAGCTGCTTTGAGAGTTCAACAAGCTTGGCGACACTCGCAGAGAGTTCGGTAGGTACTGACATTATTACATAAAGCTAGGGTCTAATCTTTAAGTTGATTAGCACAAATCGCGTTGCATCAAATCGGGAACGATGGTGCTGTTATTCCAAACGAATGGAGCCTTGGGGTTTGGTGGATCCGCGCGAATTTGTTGGTTGGCGTTACGCAAAGCACCGCCGACGGTCTCTGGGAAGCCAATTTGTTGACGGGGTTCGAGGAAATTTTGTCCTGCGAGGATGTCTTCTGGAGCAAACTCACCGAAATCCTCATCCGATGCAACTTCACGGGGGAGGAGGGAGGACGCTAAGCCAACACCTTTCTCCATACCGCAACCATTTTGCACTGGAACGGCGGCAACCGATGGACCAGCGGCTGGAGCAAAGTCATCGAGCGTGAAATAGTCACGTTCGGCAATAGAATATTTAGACTTTTTGTTCATTGTGAAGAGCAAATAGACCAATACGGCGACGGCAGCGACCATCATGAGTCCTTGGGTGCGACCCTTATTCATCTTATTCATCATCTTTTATATATGGTCAACAAATTTTTTATTCCTCATCAACAAAGGCATAGCCGTCTGGGTAAGTATCCAAAATTGGGGCTGGATGAACTTTGACCTGGACAACATTCCAAGTTGAACCAAATGATTTTTTGGCAAACCAAATTCCAGCAAATTCGAGGATGACATCACAAGTCATACCGGGCTGGATACTTTCGAAGTCAACGAGCTCCTGTTGCGCGTTGAAAACTTTAGTATTCTCGATGCGTTCGCCTGTAAACTGCCCATCGACAACACTTGGTGTATACGCACCACGAATGATATTTTCAGACAATTGCTTTCCGAACCAAGTCTCACAATTGTCGCGGGCAGCTTCGAGATTGAGTGTATCCACAGCATCAATCTTCAAGATATTGGCATCTGAAGCGAGATCAAGAACAATGTCTCCTGATGCGAGAATAACCTTGACCTTATTCAATTGAATGAGGCACTTACGCTTCGTATCATTGAGAGCTTTTACGAAGTAGAGACCATCGTCTCCTTTTGCTGGAGCTTGGTATAACATTTATGTGTATTTTAGACGTCAATTCTTTAAACCAACAAATGGAATTTCTGATGCCTTTCGTAAGAGTTGGGGTGAAACCCATTTATCGCGCGTTGCTTTGTACCCATACAACACCTTGGCAGTATTTATATTTTTTGGAAGTTGTTTACCGACGAGTGGTCTGAAGTTATATTCATTGTGTACGTATGCGTTTGATTTATTACGTATCCATTTTTGTTTGTTCAAGTCAAATCTCGAAGTACCATACGTTCTCGCAAAACCTGGGATATTGATACTGGGGAGAGATGCTTTGACGCCATACACAATTTGTTTGGAGAGTCGTTCAGTCACAGGTTTTGTCGTGTACTCTGAGTAACTCTTTGGGTTTATCTTGGAAGCCAATGACATTTTCACACGACCTTCACGTCGAAGTAATACTCGGTGCGATTTTACCTTATTGTACGTACGTTCATATATGGTATTAATACTATCCGTAGGTTGAATACTATTATCTTTTGTAATCAATTTGGACAATTTGTACAACCGTTGGCGGTCCTTTTCCTTTTTCTCTGGGCGAAGACCAAGTTTTTGCATGAGGTAGACGTCATCCAAGAGAAATCGCTTACCTGCAATGAATACCCGCTTGTCGTGAACCATCGCATTAGTATCCTTATTTTTGTACGTAATCCCCTGCTTCTTTGATTGTATGACCTCATACCCAAATTCACCTGGGCGCATGAATGGCATATCCAAGATACCCCCCAGGACTTCTTGAGTTATCGCACCTTTCTCAATTGAAAAGTAACGTACATTGAGGTCAAGGGCAAATAATTCAACATCAATGAAGACATCACTGGGTGTGACTTCACTCCCAGACCCAGATTTCTTCTTCTTGATGAGAGTATACCGTCTAGTCACATAAGGTCCAGTTTCAGAAAAGCCTAACCCTATGAACCTCGCGATTTTGTTTGGTCTCGAGAGACGTTGCTTGACCTTCATATTTATCTTTTTTGCCGTCTCCCCCAACTTATTCCATAGGATTAACTTAATCGCTTGAAGTTTACCAAAATATTTATCGTTATATTTGACTCGAGGAATGAACTTTGTATCTATATCACTCGCGATGAGCCGATCATTTCGATCGAGATACATGTTGAACGCTTCACCACCTGAAATAATGAGGTCCCCCATAGACTTGGTGAACTCCGAAAGCTCCCCAATTGTCTTGAAAATAACATCACGAATAGTGTCGGTGACGTACGCATAGACCATCTTTTCAAAGCTCGATTGTTTGTGAAGTCTAGATACTCTCTTCCTGAATGCCGACAAGTTACCATCTTCATAATACTTTTCAAGTATTTGGTCATTGAAGAATAAATTTTTTTTCAAGAATCTGTTAATGACCGCTTCTGAATAAATTTCAGTGTCCATTATTATATTGCTACATAATAAATGGTCTGCAGTGTAATCGATGAATGTAGATGTTATGCATACTCTGATGCTGGTGACCCACGAAAGAACCAGTTCTGTGGCGCTCGAAAAGGTCCATATGTCTCACCATGTCCAGCAGACTGTTGCGATAGTGGATGTCCTGGACAAACTCCTAAAGTAGAACCTCGTGAACCTTTTCGAGTTGTCGAACGCCCCGTTTTAGTTAAAAGTAAATTGGAGACTTATAAACCAAAAGACTATGTATTTTTATTATTGGTCACGATTGCGTTTCTATTGTTGTACTTATCATAACTTAAAGATTTAGGTGCTAGTACTGATATAAGATGTCTCTTGAAACTATTCAAACTGAAATTGCTGCTCTCCGCGCCGAAGTTAAGATTCTCACGAAGATTGTTCGTAAGATCAAGTCTACGCAGGAAGACCCAGATGGCGAAAAGGCTAAGGCTCGTGCAACGAATAATGGTTTCAACCGAAAGCAAGAAGTGTCGCCTAAGTTGCGCGTATTCTTGGGACTCGCTGATGATGAATTCATCTCCCGCTCTGAAGTCACCAAGTTCATTACTCGGTACATCACGGAAAGAGGTCTCAAGCACCCAGAAAACGGTCGTCAGCTCATTTTGGACGACGTTCTCCGTGACCTCCTCGCACCACCAGCTGGTGTCCAAGTCACCTACCTCAACCTTCAAAAGTACCTGTCCCCACATTACGTGAAGACGGCTTAAAAAAATAACACTTTCTAATACAAAGGGCAACATGTTAATTGAACAATCCCAGATTGAAAAACTTGTTGGTACAAAGATTAAGAACCTATCTTTGTACCAAAAGGCATTTACGCACAAATCCGCAATCAAAGAATATGAGGAATGTTCTGAATCGTTTGAGACTCTCGAATTTATGGGTGACTCAGTTCTCGGTTTTATCATCACAAAGTTCTTGTTCGACCGGTATGAATGTCGCCAAGAAGGTTTCCTCACCAAAGCTCGTACAAAACTCGTTCGCAGTGAAACTCTCGCCAATATTGCGCTTAAGATGGGTCTCAATGATATGGTTGTCATGGATGAGAAGGGGATGCGTAATGGGTGGAACAATAACCCAAAGATTTTGGAAGATGTTTTTGAAGCCCTCGTCGGTGCCATCTACATGGATTTGGGTCTTCTTCACGCTAAAGAGTTTGTTCTACGGATTTATACAAATCCAGAGTACATTAACTTGGATGCTATCATGGTTGATGATAACTTCAAAGATCATCTCATGCGCTACTCTCAAATTATGAACTTTCCACTCCCAGAATATCGTATCGCCGGACAACAGGATGGTATGTTTTACATAGATGCCTATATTAATAACCAGTTTGGGGGGAGAGGGGAGGCTAAAAGTAAAAAACAAGCTGAACAACTCGCTGCTCGAGCATTCTTTGAGCAACTTAAAAACTATAAACTCCATTAGTTCAATATGCATCCAAACGTTCAGAAAGCAATTGAAAGAGAATATGCTGCGCAAAAGTCTGAGGAATGGTTAGCGCTTCGTGGGAATATGCTCACAGCATCCGATGTAGCTACTGCGATTGGTCATAATAAATATGAGACACCCGAGGACCTTCTTCGAAAGAAGTGTGGCGTTGGTGAAAAGTTCAGTGGCAATGACGCTACCAGACATGGTGAGAAGTATGAAAATGAGGCAAGAATCCTCTATGAAGAAAGATATGGGGAAGTCGTCCATGAAATTGGTCTTTGTCCACATCCAGTCTACAATTGGCTGGGTGGAAGCCCCGATGGTGTCACTGAATCTGGTAAGCTCGTTGAAATCAAGTGTCCAATGAGTCGTAAGATTGAGGCATGCGTACCAGAACATTACGTACCACAAATTCAACTTTGTATGGAGATTTTGGACTTAGAAGAAGTAGATTTTATTCAATATAAACCAGCTGAGACTAATTGGCCTCGTCCAGAGGAGTTTGTAGTTGTTAATGTGAAGAGGGACCGCGAATGGTTCAAGACATACCTCCCAGTCATGAAAGAGTTCTGGGACAAGGTTCTCTATTACAGAGAACATTTGGATGAGTTACCCAAGCCCAAGGAGAAGACAACGAGAAAGAAAAAGGAAGTTGAACCACCCAAATGTGAAATTCAACCCATTTCCGATGAGGATGTGTATAATGAAGATTGAATTCTTTCTATCATAGCAAGCTTATCCTCCTCTTTGTATGACTTACCTTTGGATAGATTGTCCTTATCTAATAAACGCTGAGAGTTCAGATAGTGCCAACAATACTTATTGTCTTCTGGCAAATTCCACGCAAAGCATGGGATTATTTCGTCTATGTGAACATCATCGTTATCTGTTATAGGTCGTCCATACCTATCTTCAAATGTTTTATTCAGATACTTCACCCACTCTTTAGTTGTCATACAAAGGTCAGCCAGTGTATGGGTTGGGTTTGAGGATTTTATAACTCGAGATCTTCTACTTCTCCTTAACTTTATTAAGTATCCTTGTAGATCACAGATTTTACAATGTATACGCTGTCTACTATGTTCACATATGTAACTTCCCCCACACTCTTTACACCTAGAACGCCGTCTACTATGTTCACATATTTGACTTCCCCCACACTCTTTACAATGTGAACGCCGTCTACTATGTTCACATATTTGACTTCCCCCACACTCTTTACATACAGAACGCTCTCTATTATGTTCACATATGTGACTTCCCCCACACTCTTTACAATGTGTACGCTGTCTACTATGTTCACATATTTGACTTCCCCCACACTCTTTACATATAGAACGCTCTCTATTATGTTCACATATTTGACTTCCTCCACACTCTTTACAATGTGTACGCTGTCTACTATGTTCACATATTTGACTTCCCCCACACTCTTTACACCTAGAACGCCGTCTACTATGTTCACATATTTGACTTCCCCCACACTCTTTACATTCTGAACGTATTCTACTATGTTCACACATAGAACTACCAACTTTTAAACCCAATTGTGCTCCTAAAATTTTGCATTCAGGGTTTAAACAGCGATCGTTCCGTTTGTTACATGGACAAAGCCAACACCTCCCTTTCTTGTAAAACACTTTCTCAGAAGGTTGGCAAAGTACCACTTCTTCCATACATTCTTTAATCTCTTCATCTTTAAGTTGGTACTTATCAGTTGTAGAAGGTTTCGGCATCTTTCAGCATCTAAAAAGTATCGTGAAAAGAATAAAGAAAAAATCAACGAGAAAAAGAGACTACAATATGAGACTAAAAAATCTGTTATACCATCCGACAAAACATAAAAAAACTAAAATTTTATAATAATAGTATATTTGTAACTTTTCTGGACTCTGTACACCTAAGTGTACCACCGCTATGTAAAAAAGTAAACCAAAATCATGAAGATTGAAGAATCATATATCCGTGCTAAAAATTTACTGAATGGACGTCTGTTTGCTCCATACCAGAGAGAGGGGGTTCTCTGGATGCTTAAGATGGAAAATCAGCTATCTGGTCCCAAGGGGGGCTTCCTCTGTGACGAGGTTGGTCTGGGTAAAACTGTACAATTGGTTTCAACTATGCTTGGAAATCCAATGAAACGTACATTAATCGTTGTACCCAAATCTATCATCACTCAATGGGCTCAAGAGATAAACAAGTTCGCACCAACTCTGAGTGTCTGTGTATTTGACGGACCCCAACGGAAGTTGATGGAATGTGATGTCGTCATCGCACCCTACTCGCTTCTCTCAACTGAAGAACCAACACCAATTCATACGTACATTTGGGATCGTGTTATTCTCGACGAGGCACATACGATTCGAAGTAAGAGGTCTAGGATATTCAAGAGTGTGTGCTCTCTCAAAACAGATATTAAGTGGATTGTGACTGGAACACCAGTCTTCAACTCTATGGATGACTTCGTGTCTCTATGTGTTTTTCTTGGATTCCCCAAGTCTATCACACAGGGAAGAATGGATGATATCAAGAACATTTACATTCTTCGACGAACAAAGGATGACCTCTCAAAAATAAATGAGCGTCTCGCGTTACCAGCGTGCCACTTTGAAAATGTCGAGCTTGATATGTTTCCAGATGAAAGACAGTTATATGAGTTGGTATTCAAAGAAGGTCAAGATACAATTAAAGATGCATTCAAGCATGCCATGAGTAACAATGCAAAAAACATGGTTATCTTGGAGTGCCTCCTTCGCGCGCGACAATGCATGATTTGGCCCCAAATGTACTTGGATGGGGTTGCGAAAAAATTGGACACACAACCCGAGCAGTGGGTTGGACGCTCAAACAAGATGGAGACCCTCCTCAGACTTATTCAGGAGCACCCTACCGAGAAAAGTCTTATTTTCTGTCAATTTGTTGGTGAGATGGACTACATTCAAAACTCATTGGAGTGTCCAACATTTAGGATTGATGGCTCGGTACCAAAGGAGGAAAGAGATAATCAAGTTGATGCGTTTAAAAAAGCGCCACCAGGAGCTGTGTTCATTATTCAAATCAAAGCTGGGGGTCAAGGTCTCAATCTTCAAGAAGCGACGCGCGTGTATATCACAGGTCCATCGTGGAATCCCGCGACAGAGCTCCAAGCCGTTGGTAGAGCACATCGCACAGGACAAACACAACAGGTCTATGTGAAAAAGTTAATCTATAGAGAGACTGAGACATATTTGAGTGTTGAAGAGGAAATGATGGCGCTTCAGGGACATAAATCCATAGTGTGTTCCAAGGTTTTGAATGATCAAAGAATTGAGCACCAAATACCAGTAAAAAGGATAAATGATAAGATTTCGATCTTGGACATCAGGAAAATTTTCAAAGCCTAAAGTATACAAATATGTCAAAGTTAATTGGAAGTCGAGCTGAAGTTTTCCACGGAACTGCTGAACGAACCTCAGGTGGTCTCAGAACCAAAGATCTTATGTTGGGTAAGGATGGTCAAATTAAGAGCATCGCAGCGCACGATGCCGCCCTCGAACGTATGAAGCGTGAAGGTAAGAAGTCAATGGTCAAGGTCTTCAAACCAAAGAAGGGTACGTTTACGCTCCAGCCCAAGGAAGGTACTGCGGCGTACAAGAAGAAGATCAAAAAAATGATCTAAGTATACTATAATTATGACTCTCGTAAAGTGGAACGAGTCTGTTAAAATAGCCAAAATTAAGTTAGGTTTGGACCCCCACGACTTTATCAAAGTTCAGGGTAAACTCTTGAAAGAAGCTCAGATCATATATCACCTTCTCCTTTTGAATAAAAAATGTAATAATAGTAATAAGTAAAGCAGATGGCGGCACTTGCTGCGATGATGGCAAAAAGTATGGCTAAAGGTATGGCTAAATCACTCGTTGGACGTATGCGATTTGAAGCTCGTGGTATGGCAAACAGACTAAAGAGAAATGCTCGAGAATTGGCGTACGATTATAGAAATAAAGCGCGTGCCGCGGCTACGAACTATCTTGATGAACAAAAGAATCGTATTTATCAGACGGCTCGCAATTCATTTTATACGAAGGTTGGTGGTGGACGGCGTAATTATGCACCGGTACCAGCGTATAGAAATGAGGTTGGAACAAATAATGTAGAACGTCTCTATTAAATTTTAAATTGGAACCCCTTTAGATTTTGTGGTTCATAGACTACAAGTTGATTAAGCTTCCAAGTACACCCAAACTTTCTGTTCAAGAAATAGACACTGTTGAGTTCAACAATCGCGTGTCCACTATTTCTTGCATAGAGACCATTCGTGACCTCCGTTTTGATTGGAATCTTATTCGCGTCATACACACCAGCCTTAATCATATTATTGTGGTCCGTATCAACTTTGACTCTAAATTTTGGTTCTCTGTCTAAAGATTCTTTAATGTTCGAATTAAACATTGGAAGTACTTCTTCTTTCGTCATCACTTTTCCAAAAATGGTCTCACTTTGTTGAACAACGGCATCCACGATTTTATCCTCGATATCACGAAGTCCTTTGTAGAACTTGTTGATATACGAAGCATCCTCATCATAGCCCTTCATTGCGAGGTCAATGTTATATTTAGTTGGTCCGACTTCAGGTGTAAATCCAGAGATACCAAAGGGCATGTACAACCTAGGAAATTGAATTTTCATTGGTGTACCCTCCTTCGTAGAAAGAACAATCTTTTTGTTATTAAACTCGGCGATTTCTAAATTTTCAATAGCGTCTTGGATTTTAGACATTGTACTGTGTATTCAACACATCAAAACTTTAAGCTGAGCACGCAACACAATCGGGTTCAAGACTAAACTGGATTGGTCGAGCCTTCGCCTTTGAACGAAGATAGTACATACCAGTCTTAAGACCAGATTTCCATCCATACATATGCATCGAGGAGAGTTTGGAGAGTGTTGGACTTTCCATGAATAAATTCATAGATTGGGACTGGTCGATGAAACGCCCCCGGTCTGCCGCCATATCAATGATTGCCTTTTGACTGATTTCCCATACAGTCTTATAGAGTTTCTTAATATCCTCGGGGATATCTATAATATTTTGGATAGAGCCCCCAGCTTTGACCATGAGGTCCTTCATTTCTTTTGACCAGAGACCAACCCGTTTGAGATCATCAACGAGGTGCCTATTCACGACAACAAATTCACCCGCGAGTGTTCGTCGCACGTAGATGTTTGTTGTGTACGGTTCAAAACACTCATTGTTACCCAAGATTTGGGCAGTAGATGCCGTGGGCATTGGAGCCATGAGGAGACTGTTACGGAGACCAATAGTCTTGACTCTCTCACGCATCGCATCCCAATCGTAGCGTCCACTAAACTTAGTTTCTCCCTCCCACATATCGGGTTGAAGAATACCTTGGGACGCTGGGGAACCCGCAAAAGTCTCATAGGACCCCTCAACCTCCGCCAATTCTGAACTCGCTTCAAGCGCCGCGTGATACATAGTCTCAAATATATGCGCGTTCATGACTCTGGATTCTTCAGAATCAAATGGAAGTCCACATAGAATGAATACATCCGCGAGTCCTTGAACACCGAGACCAATTGGTCTGTGACGCATATTTGATTTTCGAGCAGTCTCCACTGGGTAGAAGTTACGGTCAATCACACGATTGAGATTCTTTGTAACAATCTTTGTAATTTCATGAAGTTTTGCGTAATCAAATGTTTTTGTTGCCTTGTCCACATATTTGGGAAGAGCGATAGATGCCAAATTACAAACGGAAGTCTCGTCTTTGTCGGTGTACTCGATAATTTCAGTACATAAGTTTGAACTCTTAATGACACCCAAGTTCTTTTGGTTGGACTTCTTGTTACATGCATCTTTATAGAGCATATATGGGGTCCCAGTCTCCGTTTGGCTCTTAAGAATAGCTTTCCATACCTCACCCGCTGGAACTGTCGCTGATGCGAGACCCTCCTCTTCGTACTTTGTGTAGAGGTCCTCAAATTCTTGACCATAAACATTTGAAAGACCCTTCGCCTTATCTGGGCAGAAGAGTGACCAGTTTCCACCCTCCTCTACCCGTTTCATGAAGAGGTCTGGAATCCAAAGGGCTGAGAATAGGTCACGGCATCTCGCCTCATCATCTCCCTGGTTCAGACGCAACTCCAAGAACTCCATGATGTCCGCGTGCCATGGTTCCAAATAAACCGCGATAGAGCCTTTACGACGACCAGCCTGATTTACATAGCGCGCGGTAGCGTTGAATACACGGAGCATTGGAATAATACCATCAGATTGTCCATTCGTGCCTCTAATACGAGACTTGTTGGCTCTCACATCGTGGATATGAATGCCAATACCCCCAGCCCACTTGGAAATTTGAGCGCACTCTGTAAGAGTCTCGTAAATTCCAGTGATTGAATCATCCTTATTTGCGATGAGAAAGCAACTGGACATTTGCGGTCTTGGAGTACCAGCATTGAAGAGAGTTGGCGTGGCGTGGATGAAGAGACCTTGGGACATCTTATCATAGGTCTCGAGTACAGCTGGTATATTGGTTCCATGAATACCGATCGCGACTCTCATGAACATGTATTGGGGGGTTTCCATTAATTTACCATCGTGGCGTTGGAGGTAGGATTTTTCGAGAGTTTTAAGACCAAAGTATCCAAAGTCAAAGTCGCGTTCAGGCTTAATATCATCTTTGACTTGGTTCGAAATATCGGCAATCTCCTCTGTAACAATCCCAGCTTTTGCTAACTTTTTCATAGCGATATTGAAGTTGTTTGGGCATACCTTCTGGATATTACTTGCGATGATGCGGGTGGCGAGGATTTCATAATCTGGATCGGAGGTAATCATACCGACGCAAATTTCAGCAGAGAGGACATCGATTTCTTGGGTTGTGATACCGTCATACATCGACGAGAACACCTGTTGGGCAACTTTAGACGAATCACAGTTTTCGGAGAGACCGTATGTTAAATTCTTGATCCTATTGGTGACATTATCAAATTTCATATCCTCAATACGACCGGAGCGTTTTGTGACCCTCATTTAATTTTATTGCGTGTTTTATTTTTAACTTACTTACTGCACTTCTCAAGATCACCACTACGAACTTTCACAGTACCAACAGTTTCAAACTTACGGTTGGGCTGGAGAAGATATGTATTAACAAAGAAAGGACCTTCTTGACCGGCTGGGGATACTGGGGGATAAGACCCAACGAAGCAGGCTGGAGCTTGGCATGGAATTTCCTCAACATTTTGGGGCTTGACATCATAGACTTCGTCGAAGTCAGCAGTATTCAACATTTAGTATTTACAGAGTTTTTTTTCCAAGCGTATATTAAATGTGTGATAACCTTCACCTTGATTCCATGAAGCAGTGTGTGACTCCACTCAATACCCTGTTCTTTTCTGAGTTCAACCGCAATCTTCTCCAGCGGGGGATTCGTCAGGCCTTCAAGAACAAGACCGGTATTGCCATTGACTACCAAAACCCAGATGATGTCTACAGTATGATGCGTGTCGTGTTTATTAACAATGCCGGTGACCATTACTCACAGGTGAACGAACAGGTAAAGATGATGAATGCTCGTGTGATTGATGCAGCCGTCACTCAAATTCAGACGGGTGTTTCGCAATACATGGCGTACGTGCAAGACATTGATACCCTTTCTGTCCCCCTAGAACGACCCATGAACACAAGCACCTACGGTAAAAAAATGGATATCAACAAGAAGATTGGAATCAATTAAAGTTTTAGATCTATGATGAGATAAGATGAGTTTGAATTACTATAAAACTGAGACTGAAAAAGTATGTAAATCTAAGGGCTGGGACCGCGCTGCTGTAGATACAGTGTGGCTTCTGTTAACCGAAGAGTTTGGTGAATTAGCTTCTGCGATTCGTCAACACAAAAAGACATACAAGAAGACTGGACTCAAAAAAGAGAGAGGTACGGATGTCATGATGGAAATGGGCGACGTGTTTAGTTACCTCTTTCAGTTAGCACATATGTTGAATGTAGATTTAGACCAAATGTGGGAGGAACACCGGACTAAAATGAAAACTAAGAAATATAATCTAAAGTAAAAGTAAATATAATGCTTACCGACGAGGAGTTGATTGATAATGTTAACCCATTTGTCATGCATGATTTCTCCCTTCCAGGGGGTGTACGACAGACAGGTAATTTCGAGGATTTTTCAGAAATACGCTCTGAACCAGGTATACCAGAGCCATCAAGAAGTGTGTATTGTGACTTTGGGTCATGTGAGGATTCTACAGTTGAATGTTCTTTATCCAGACCCGTGTACCCAAGATACAATATTGATTATGGGTTTACACGTGATAGACCAAGTGACGTTCGACGAGTTCGCGTAGGTGTTTCGAAAAAACCAAGATTTTCTATCATTGGTTCACTTATCATTACAATTTTTGTTCTTACGATTCTATACTTCTTACTACGTTAAAAAAGTATTCAAGTCTCGATTCACTCATCGTTTGTTGAATGAGATCTGGTAAAGTATATTCACAAAACTGTACAATAAAATCTCTCTGCCAAGCACTTTTAACATTTATATGTGGTGGTTGGAATGTGGGATCTAGTATTTTACTCGCGTGCGCTACTCGAATTAGTGTATTGATGGTTTGTTTTTCCGCCAATATGTTTTCAAGTACGAGTTCAGCCATCTTTTGTCTTACCTCGAGCGTCTTCTTAACCATTGTGTCCAAGAACTTTTCATAGGGAATAGATTGTTTCGATGATTTAAGACACGTCCAATCTGCGAGTGGTTCCGTGTTAATGTAGTCTATATATGTATCGTAACCTTTTCCTAGAACATATTTTTCATATACAATTTCTACGTATTGAAGTTCGGAATCAACATCGTAGATGGACTTTGCCGACTTTAGGAATGAAGTCATTAGGTACTTTTTTAGAGACCCAAATCTCTAAGTAAAAAAAAGGTACTTTTACATTGAATTAATATCGAGTGCGTCGAGTTCGAGACCGGAGTCCATGAATTGAAATTGTTGTTCTTCGAAGTCTGGTTCTGGAAGTGGTGCGTCAACCATCCGGACTGGTGGCGCTTGTGTGAGAACGACCTTTGTGCCCTTGGTGTCGCCACAGCCACATCCCGATACGGACGCAGATGCAGATGGACCTGGACCCACTTTCTCTTCTTTACGTACATTCATCATACCCCAAACAACGAGGAGAAACACGAGAGAGTGTACGAGGAGACCCATGGTCGATGGGCATCCATTTGGTGTCGCGATGCGTGGACCGAATATGTGTCTCACGAGGCGAAAAGTCTCTGGATTTGCAATGATAAAAAAAGTGAGTGCTGAAATTATGGAAATTATGAATTTCTCCTGTTGTTTTCGTCCGTCACAGCCACAGCCACAGTCTTTAAAAAGACCCATGATTTGTTTTATAATAGTCAGGGAAAAAAACTTACTTAAAGTCGACCCTCCAAGAAGATATATAATACCCTCTACAATGTCGCTTGCTATCCAACGCTCCTCTGAATTCTCTGCCTCTTCTGTAGGCTTCTCAAAACTCCGTAAAAATAAGAATGGTGGTAAAACTGTCTACCTGAACGGTGGCGACAACAAAAAATTATACATTCAACTTCCATTTATGCGTTCTCCATTTGGTCTCAGTGCTTTTACCGATGAAGGCACTGGACGTACGTCGTACTCTCTCGACCTCTCTTTTGACCCGGATAATACCCAAGCTATGGAACTTCACGATAAGTTGAAGGCTCTCGATGAAATTATTGTCAATACAGTCGCTGCGAACTCCAAGGAATGGCTTGGAAAAGAGTTCAATGTCGCTGTTCTGCGAGAAGCTCTCTACAAGCCTATGGTTCGCCCTGGTAAGGAACAGTACCCAGCGACGATGAAGCTTAAGGTGACTACGAAGCCCGATGGTTCCTTTGTTCCAGAAGCGTACTCTATGAATAGAAAGCAAGTTTCTCTCGATACGATTGAGAAGAGCCAAAAGGTTATGGCTATTGTTGATTTGAGCTCCATCTGGTTCATCGACAATAAGTTTGGCGTGACGATGCGTCTTCAACAGTGTTTGATTGAACAATCGTCGAAGCTTCCATCCTTTGCGTTCCAAGGTCTTGATGCTCCTCATGAAGACGATGAAGAAGATATCGAAGATGATATTGAAGTCGACGAATAATAACTCCTAAATTTACACCTATCATCAAGTACTTTGTTGATGAGAAGTTTTCTACTTCTCATGAACCTAAGTGAGCTTATAAATCTATAAAAGTAACACAAAACAAAATGGAAGTTGCAAGCGCTATTCGTTATGGTAACACCGAAGCTCTTCGGTATAATGAGCATCAAATCATATATGAGATTGAAAACAGACTCAACGATGCATCCACAGAACATGAATATTACATGACATTCTGGATTGCCTCTCACAAAGATAAAGAAGTTGCTACTGAAATGTTTGAAGTATTCATGGAAACCTGTTCAACTATATTCAGTCTCGATCAGTATGAAGAAATCATGCAATTGTACTCGTGGGCAACGATGATCGGCGCCATCTCGAATGAAAATCTGGACATCCTTAACTACATCATAGAGTATCAAAGTAAACAGGATATTTATGATGCGTTGTTTGCCCAACATGGCGAACAAGAAAATTGGACCGTATCACTTTTGAAATGGTACGATGAATCTTTTCTCAGTCCACAATAACAATGATGAGACTGTCTGAACTTGTCTCTGTCGCGAATCAATCCAAGACAGATAAACAGAAGAATGCGGTCGGTGTAGAACTCATAAAAATTCTTGAAGGTGAAAATGCGTGTTCTCCCAACAAGTACTTATTCTCAAATGTTGGTGTAAAGATTGAACGCGGGAAAAATCTTAGACAACTTGGTAAAGGTGTTCAGGGTACGGTATTCTATGGGTGTCTCGACGATCGATGTAACACAAAGATTGCTGTGAAGGTTACACGAGGGGCAAGTTTAGCTAAAATGGAATATCGTATCGCGGAAAAATTACAAGGTATGGGGGTTCCCCGTATGTATTACTTTAAATCGTGTCAAGGCTACGATATTCTTTATTTTGAATACATAACTGGTAAAACATTTGAGCAGTGGGTGTCTTCAGACCCCTCGGGACTTGAATATAAAAAAGTTATCTCACAACTTATGAATACTTTGTACGCCATTCATCGCAAGTATCCAAGTTTTAGACATCATGACCTTCACATGGAAAATATCCTAATCACCGATTCTCTCAAACCAATCATTATCGACTTTGGACTATCAGCGATTGAGGGTATCGATAATCCAGAAATAAATGATGATGGATATGTGCGTTCGGGAATTTCGCGAAGGTCGAATCCAATGTACGATGTCCATTTAATCCTAAATGCTCTGTATTTGAAAACAAAAAATGAAGCTGTTAAGAATTTCGTAAAAGACCTTTTTAATGAAAAATATCTTGGAAAAACGACACGAGTTATTTACAAAGGTCGACTTCGTCTCATTAAGCATAAAGAACTCCCAACGTTTGAACAAATACTTGGTCATCCATTTTTGAAAATGGAGAAGAAGAGTATCGTGAATTCAATTTTAAATAGACTACCAACTGTATCCAAACCATTTGTGCAACCAAAACCAAAATCAGTTCCTAAAAATAATGCGGGTGCGATGCAACGTGCCATAGCAATCTTTAAGAAGGAAAAGGAACCATTAAAGAGACCAAGAAATCCATCGGTAATGGAGCAGGTGCGAGAAATTGAAGCTCGGATCAAGAAACCTTCACCAGCCCCTGTGAAGAAGCCTTCACCAGCCCCTGTGAAGAAGCCTTCACCAGTCATCGTCAGACCAAAGATATTTGTTAATAAAAATGGCGACCTTAAAATTGATAAACGTAAATGTAGACTCTATAAAAAAGAAGAACTCATCAAACTATTCAAGTTGAGTCCAACATTGACAAAGGATGAGATGTGTAAAGCCATAAAAAATATGTAATGGTATAATATAAAACTATGTGGATTATTGCCATTCTCATAATCATCAGCCTAATCATGCTTTACCAAACTAAAAAACAATCAAGTGGTCCAAAATGGACTGTTTACGGGACCATGGGGTGTGGATGGACTCGTAAGCAGTTGGATTACATGAAGAACAATGGTAAGTCCTACACTTTTGTGGATTGTGATAAGGGTGGTTGTTCGGGTATGGAAGCTTTCCCAACTCTTGTTCACCCAAATGGTGAAAGAATTGTTGGTTACAAAGAAGTCTAAACACCACGAATGACGTTCAAAGACAAAGCAAGAACAAAGGCATCAAACATCGTAGAAATTGGTCGAAGGACAGTGATGTGCTTCACGAGTGATCGGTTCCAAGCGAATCGGATCACAAAGGTAGTGATGAGGATGGTGAGAATGAAGATGAGAAACTCCATGAGTATATCAGATTTATTTTCGGATTTGACAACTTTGTCAACAACTTGCATTTACTTAGTGTCTATATTTTTTTCTACATACATTATAAATGAAAGAACTTCCTCTGAGTGGTTCTGAAAAGCCATATACCACCAAGCGGTGGGGTACCGCCACTGGCATCGGTAACAATAACTGCTATGCGTATGCGGTCGGAGACTATGAAGCGTACCGCTGGCAAAAGTCTGTTCCCGGAGACCGCTCCGGACTCTCAAATATCAACCACGACTACACGACGTGTAAAGATCTTCCAAGGCGCGTTGTTTCAGATAACCCTACAAAAGTCTACAGAGTTGATGCGAATACAAAGTGTAAAAAGGGCTACTACAAGATCATGATGTTTGTATGTCCTGGGAGACCCACGAACTATATTCGACAAGGCGACTTCCATTTCTATCGTCAACATGGTGTTGTAGAGTATAAAGTTAAGCCCGGTGATACTCAAGCGTCCGTCGCCAAGTTCTTTAAAATCCCAGAATCAAGAATCAAACGGGCTGGTAAGTTTCAAGTTGGAAAGCGTATCATATTCAAGGCAAATATATTCAGTCACAAGAGAGGTTGGGCGACTGGTCCCCTTTTAGAGGATGCAAAGGGAAAGGTTATTAAGGATCCTCGTACAGCTTCGAGAGACTATCCTGGACTAAACTATTCGAGCTACTGCAGTTCATTCTGTGTCAAAGATAAGGGGCTCAAAGTCGGTGTGACTCATCCCAAGATCGTTAAAAAGGCTCTCTAAATCTATCATATTATCTATGTCAAAGGACATATCAAATATATCCATAACGTTAAATATGGCGTCATTTTCCAAGGACACAACATTTGAAGATGCTGTGTAATTGTTCTGAATCGTGATGGTCACCTTAAACTGCGAAACATCGAATAATTTTCTACATAGGGGACAGGTATTCTTACCTTTATTTTTCCATTCCTCTAGACAGTGCGAATGAAATGTGTGTCCACAACGAATTGGAGGATTGCTCCGCGTCGTTCTTACGTCATTGAGACATATGGCACATGGCGACATTCTAGAGTATGGGTTTAAAGTTTTTTTCGTGATTTAGCTCAGTTAGTAGGTCTTGGACATATCGGTGTATTGGTCGCAAGCATCGCACGAAGTTCTCGATTGTTCCGCGAGCTTACTGATGAGTTCTGGACCGGACTTTTGAAGAAGTTGGCGGTACGAGTAGTTGTCTTCAAAAGCAATACCATTTTGCTTCATGATATAGTTGTTAGTAAGTTGGGCTGAGGAGTTAATGGTGAAGCATCGACCATCGGCCATTCCAAGTCGTTGAGACATCTTTTATTAAAATACATCTAGAAATTAATTTGCCTGTTCGTAATTGTTTGAAGCCACGAATTGAACCCCTTTTTTCTAAGAAGTTCCACCATAGGTTCACATCTATGTCCAAGGTAGATATTGAATACATCAGTGTCCTCTGTTCGACTCACACGAATTGAGGGATTTTCATTGATGTGTTGATTAATGATATTGTATGCGAATGCGATTTCCTTGAGTGTCTCAGCGCCTGTGATGATGATTTTTCCAGTTGAGAATATACTCGTTGTGATTTCCTTCATATCTTGGGCTGGTTTGAATTTAATCTTGACCGCTGAATACCTATCAGGTTCAAAAGAAACTTTGAAAATTTCATTGTACTCCTCGAACCACCGAGCCACTTTCATCAAGTTTACTTTATAATTGAGACTGAAATTTGAGTTAATCATGACAACTCTGAATGATTCCACAGGAACTTGTACAGTCATTCCCAAAAAGATTTTGAAAATGTAGGTCAATTGGGTGATGATACGTTTACAGTCAAAGAGGTCACAGCACCCAGCCACTTGAATTGAACCATTTGGAAATACTTTGACAGACTTTGTACTGTAACTATCATGATAAGTGAGCGTGACCTGGTTATAAAACGTGGTTGGCTTCAACTTCCATTCAAAACCACCATCATTTTTTGTACCACACCTCCGTAATTTAAAGGACCCCAAGTTCTCAAAAATGAAGCGTAATTTTTTGATATCAATGTCTTGGATAAAGCTTGAGACCATCGTAATAGTCGTAATCTTTATCCAAGAAGGTCTTATCTCTTCTGGGAGCTGTTCCCTAAACTCATCGAGTGTAAGAAGGTAGGAAAAGCTGTTGTTGGCGATTGCGGAGAACATCTTCTGTAGTCTTACTTTTAAGATGTTTGCGACGACTTAGGTATTAACTCCACACATTTTCTGGAAACGTGAGAGTGTACGTATCAGCCCTCTTGGTAATCATAGGTGTTTCTTTAACAACTGTGGTACCATTATTAGCGTAAATAATAGCCTTGATACCTGTGGCTCTATCTTTAACAGTATTATCACCAGTACGGTTTGTGATAACAATCTTCTTAATATCTTTAAGAGCACCAAGGTCTACTTGTAAGTAATCATACTCATTTACATTTCTGCCTAGAGTATGAGTAAAGTTTGTTTTATTACCATCTGTAAGATTTACATAACCATATTGTGACCATTCGGCATTGCCTTTAACAGTTTTATCTTTCGCCAGGTTGACTCCACTTGCATCAAATACCTCAAGTTCAGCGAGATTGATAATTTTATGTCTATCATCTATACCTTGAAATAATTAATTCGATCAGTGTTTGGTACTTTGGTTTTTATATCACTTTTACCCCAACATAATGTCTTGGACTTATTAAACGTCACCAATTTGCAATTGGGTGTAGTTTTACATTTATCCAAGCATACAGCCTCACTTGCTTTGGGAGTTGAGGTTGCGTAGTAATGGAATAAGTTGGTTCCATCTGGATAATCTATATTGTCTTCAATTTTCCAACCAGCTATTGCGACTGCGTTTGTAGCTGGTACTGCCACAGCTGGTGGAGCTGGAACTGCCACAGCCACAGCTGGTGGAGCTGGAACTGCCACAGCCACAGCTGGTGGCGCTAGTATAGATTGATTGAAATAATTGATTCGATCAGTGTTTGGTACTTTGGTTTTTATATCACTTTTACCCCAACATAATGTCTTGGACTTATTAAACGTCACCAGTTTGCAATTGGGTGTAGTTTTACATTTATCCAAGCATACAGCCTCACTTGCTTTGGGAGTTGAGGTTGCGTAGTAATGGAATAAGTTGGTTCCATCTGGATAATCTATATTGTCTTCAATTTTCCAACCAGCCATTGCAACTGCGTTTGTAGCTGGTACCGACGCGGGTACTGGAACTGCTACTGGTGGAGCTGGAACTGCCACTGGTGGAGCTGGAACTGCTACTGCTACTGGTCGAGCTGGAGTTGGAACTGCTACTGCTACTGGTGGAGCTGTAGTTGGAACTGCTACTGCTACTGGTCGAGCTGGAGTTGGAACTGCTACTGCTACTGGTGGAGCTGGAACTGCCACTGGTGGAGCTGGAACTGCCACTGGTGGAGCTGGAACTGCCACTGGTGGAGCTAGAGTCACTACTTGAACAACCTCGGGAGTAGTAGCTACTTCTTCCACTTTTTCAGCTTCTGTAACTACTGGAGCAGGTGCCATGGATATAGTATCTTCTGAACGACCAATGAAAAAATATACTGCAATTAGAATTAAGATAACTACTCCGACTCCAATTAATATTGGTTTAGTTTTCGATGGAGTGTTTTTTGCTACTACTTTGGTAGCGCTCATTTGATATATTAGTAATATAATTTATTTTTAGTTCCTTAGTATCCCTGTTCAGAATTAAAACTCCTCATCGAACCCAATCTCTGTGCATTCGTCATCCAATTTCCCATAATCCCCAACCCGCTTCTCAAAGAAGTTGGTCTTCCCATCCAAGCTAATGTTCTCCATAAAATCAAAAGGGTTTTTGGAGTTCCAGATTGGGGGCTGACCAATTTGTTTAAGAAGTCTGTCCGAAACATACTCGATGTACTCTGACATCTTTTCGGAATTCATACCAATGAGACTGCATGGAAGGGCGTCTAATATGAAACCCTTTTCAATCTGTACAGCCTCCTGTACAATAGCGTGGATAGTCGCAGTCGTTGGTTTATTACGTAATAACTTGAATAACTCAACCGCAAACTCTTGGTGTAGTCCCTCGTCACGAGAAATGAGCTCATTACTGAAGCAGAGCCCAGGCATGAGCCCACGCTTCTTGAGCCAAAAAATGGCACAGAAAGAACCAGAGAAGAAGATACCCTCAACACATGCGAACGCAAAGAGTCGCTCCGCAAATGAACGAGATTTGGCATCAAACCATTTCATAGCCCATTCCGCTTTCCTTTGAATACATGGAACTGTTTGGATAGCCTCGAAGAGTTGCTTCTTCTCAGGACCATCCTTAATATACTTATCAATCAACTTGGAGTAGGTCTCTCCGTGAACCATCTCGTTGTGGCATTGGTAAGCGTAGAATGAACGAGCTTCAGATGACTGAATCTCGTCGGCAAAATTGTTATTGATATTTTCAAAAACAATTCCATCGGACCCAGCAAAGAACGCTAGGATATATTTTATGAATTTCTGTTCGTTTTCATTGAGTGTTTTCCAATCATCGAGATCCTTTGAGAGATCGACCTCCTCGGCAGTCCAATTTGACATTTGAGCCTTCTTGTAGAGTTCCCAAAGGTATGGATATTTCAGGGGAAAGACTGTAAATCTATTAAGTGTACGAGCCAGTAATGGTTCATAATCATTCTCCATCCACTCTTGAAATTCAAAATAGTTTCCGATACGACGTCCATCAACAAATATTTGGGGGTAGGTTACAAGCTTACCATCACATAAAGCCTTCAGTTCTTCTTTTTCAATCATAAGCTTTTCATACTCCACTCCCTCAGATTCACATAATGTGACGGCGTGATCGCAGTATTGGCACCCTTCCTTCGAATAAATTGTGATTTTCATCTGTGCTATTATCGTTGATAATTTTTTGTCTGAAAACTCTAAGCATGATTGTCCCATCTGAAATAATTGAAGATGATATAGTCAAACTTTTAGTAAACGAAGACGATATAGAAGATGAAATGTTTGCCGTTGTTGGAATGAATACTGGCCTGGTACTTGGGGTGCGTTATCTAAATCCGACCGAACTCATATATAAATCTGCATGTGTCTATGAGCTTGAAGATGGTGATATGAACCCTGCGCCATATGAAAGTGTGATGGAACATTACCCAAGTGGGACAACTTTTGAAGATTTGGAGTTTAAAATGATTAAACCTAGAACGTTCGTGCATCTCAATGAGATTGATATTGAAGATTCGGACTCTGAAATATATGATGAAGACGAGAGTGATTCGGAAATGGATGATTTTATAGTGTCCGATAGCGAGATTGATGGACAGGTTATACCACCCCCAGATTATAAATCAATTGATGCCGAGTGGAATGCTTGGAAACCCTCAACTCCAGGGGCAAAAAGTTTTAAAGAGACCGTGGATGCCATCGAAGCTATGGCAAAAGAGCACGCCGACAACCTAAGTTTTGGTGCGTAAATGTAAAAACTAAAAAACGTCCACCACTTTTATAACAATATGCTGGCAACTATCTGGTCTGATTTAGACCAACTTTTACCAAGAAAAACACACGAAAAGCCAGTGAATAGAAATTTTTGCCGTGAATGCTCGGGAGTGAAAGTAATTTCCCCCGAAGGTCTCCCCACCTGCTCAGAATGTGGTCTCGTCGAGGATAACTTCGTCGACGATTCCGCGGAATGGACGAGTGGACTTACAGATGATGGGCGTGTCAACGATCCATCCAGATGCGGTAATCCAAACGCAAATCCAGAGCTCTTTTCTCAGAATTGGGGAAAGGGTACTATAATTTCAACACAACGCTCTTCAACGTATGAAAACAAAAGAATGGCAAAGATTAATTTTCACATGTCCATGAACCACAAGGATCGCTCATTATTTCACGCGTACCGTGATATCGATGAAGCGTGTCATACCTTACCAGAATCTATTCTCAAAGATGCAAAGATGATGTACAGAAAGTTTAACGATGAGAAGTTAACGCGTGGCGCAGTTCGCCTAGGTATCAAGGCAAATTGTATTCTCTACGCGTGCAGACTTGCGCAATTTCCTAGAACAACTCGGGAGATTGCGGATATGTTTGGGATACAATCCAAAGATATTAGTCGGACAACTCAAATATTCAAAGATGCTATTATGGGTGTTACCGAAAAGAATTATGTAACAAAATCTTTTGATGTGATGCAAAGACTTTTGAATGCATTCGATGTTTCGAAAGATGAAAGATTTAGATGTAACAAAATGTGCGCAGCCACCGAGGATTGTGTAGAATTAATGAGTAAAACTCCAAATAGTATCGCATCGGCAATCATTTACATAGTTCTAGGTTCAAATGTTACCAAGAATGAAGTTTGTGAAAAATGCTCAGTATCTGTACCAACATTGAATAAGATTGAGTGTATAGTAAAAAAACACTTAGAGGTTAAAGGTGTTGAAAAGTAAAGAATGACGATTAAGTTATTTCTCTCAACACCGTGCTATGGTGGACTATGTTTGGAAAAGTATATGACAAGTATTATTCAGCTTCAAATTCATTTAATTCGAGAAGGTATCCAGTTGTATTTGGATACGACAGAAAATGAGTCTCTCGTTCACCGGGCTCGCAATGTTTCAGTTGGTCGTTTCATGCAAAAAACCGACTGCGATTATTTTATGTTTGTTGACGCCGATGTACATTTTGACGCGGAGGCTGTCGTTCGTCTCGTACGCTCTGGACACGATCTGAGTTGTGCGTGCTACCCCAAAAAGGTTGTGATGTGGGACCAAGCAGCTGAAGCTGTTAAGGGTGGGGATGAACGCAATATGGCGATGCTTTCCTCAAGTCTCGTCATTAACTTTGGCGCGATGCACCGACCAATCGAGAATGGCTTCATAGAAATTCTTGATGGACCCACAGGTTTCATGTGTATTAAGCGGGATGTATTCAAAAGATTAGAGGATAAGTTTCCGGGTCTATGGTGTAAGAACGATCACCAAAACAGAGACTTTGATGATTATCATGCATGTTTTGATTGTATGATTGACCCAGACAATCGTCGATATTTATCCGAAGATTACGCATTCTGTCGTCGATGGCAACAGTGTGATGGAAAGATTTATGCGGATATAAATACAACTTTGGGACACGTTGGAAACCTTCCATTTACTGGTTGCCTCAATGATAGGCTTAAGGTTTAGACACAAACTACTTGTAATATGAATTTGGTGACTATTATTGTTACTCGTTCTAAATCATGTCACGTTAAAACACTTCATACAATTCTTCGACTTAATATTCGATGTATTCAAAAAAATATAAATAATGAGATTGCGTATGTCAACGATGACCCCTTTGAAAAGGCGGATATGATTGAGCGGTATGCAAAAACACACGATCGCATTTTCTTCATTGACTTTGGGATAGGTGCCGATGACGCATCTATCGAACAAGTTCTTGAGAAGCATGAGGGTCTAGGTTTCCTTGTATTTCCAGGGGTTCGTGAAGGCATCGATTGGGGTCTATTCAAAGCCAAAGTTCAAAATTCGTGTGATGAACCTGTGCACCAAATGGGACTTCAATTTGATACAGAAGTTGGAAAAAAGATTTCCGAAAATATATATTCAGTTGTAAATACGAATGCTAAGTGTTGGATTATGAACACAAATAATGTAATCAAAAATATTAAAGATAAAAAGGGGCACTGGAAGATTAGTGCTAAAATGTTTGAAAAGTTGAAGGATTCAAATGTGAAGATTTATGCATTTACAGCATCTAAGTTGACCATGACTTATTCACATGAGTGTGTCAGTAACATCTTAAACGCTGCGGGTGTTAAAGCCAATTAAAGTTTAGCCAATAAAACCATATATGTCGTCACCACTTCACAAACATGTTGAAAGTTTCATCCATCATGTTTGGGGTAGCAAGGAGTATTTCCCAGGTCCTCAACCAATCTCGATTGAACGTCGACATTTCTCTCTTCTTAGAGATGGAGACTATGTTGTCTGTGAGAAGACGGATGGGGAGAGACATATGATGGTTGCGATTACATTTGAGGGTAAGCCCAAATGTATGCTTGTGAACAGAGCATTTGATATGATTGAGATTAAGATAAATCTTAATAAAAAGGCGTATGAGGGGACATTGTTGGATGGGGAACTGTATGAAAATACATTGATGGTCTACGATGCTCTCATGGTGAGTGGTCTACCCGTGGGGCATCTTAATTTATATCAGAGACTCGCGGAGGCTGAGAAAATGTTGAAGCTTGTGATTTATATGACATACGACAAGTATCGTCTCAAAATAAAAACATTTTATGCGTTTAGGGATTTTGAGTATTTTATGAACGTCTATCTTCCCACCGTACAACAACGTGTAGATGGTATAGTGTTGACGCCTGTGAATGAACCAATGCGCCTTGGGACACACGAGACAATGTTCAAATGGAAACCTGGTGATAAGAATACGGTGGATTTCCAGATGAAGAGGGGTATGAGTTTTGAGGGTGTTGGTAAACCTGGGGTCCCCGTGTGGAAACTCTATGTTCAAGAAAAGGGTAAACTGTTCTATGAAACTGAATTTCCAACCAGTCGTATGGATGAACCTTGGTTTGAGGAGGATGCGATTGTGGAGTGTATGTACATCTCTTGGGAAAATGGACCGATGTGGTGGAAGCCTCAAAAGAGACGTCGAGACAAAACACACCCCAACAATAGACGAACATTCTATAGAACTATAGTGAATATCAAGGAGAACATTCAGTTGAAGGAGTTTTTAGATTGTATACCAATACATAGTGACCCGCCGTCGTAGGAAGAGTAGCTTCGCGTACGAAATCATCATTTATGAAGTACCATTGTGTTCCATTTTTCACAAAACTTACATAATGTCCATCTTGTTGTATACCCACATGTACAGCACTTGCGATGAGATTATATTCGTACGTACCAATGAGTATGTTTTCAATAACATTTATATGACTTTTACTATCAAATGAAATCATGAGAACTTGTGGAAGTTTTGAAAATATCATCCGAGATGTCGCAAGATTGTAGATCTTTCCGTTCGTATCTTCAAAATGTTCAATTATGTTCCAATCCGCGCTCTTTTTGAGCATCTCACCCAAATCTGTACCATGAGACGTCACCAAATGAATACTAAAGTCCTCTTCATTCGTTGACTTTCCACCTGGCCAAATCGTTTCTTGTACCTTTTTCCCGTACAACCATTCCTTTATTTGTGGCTGTGCTCTCTCCAAAATATCAATAATACATAGGAGAGCTTCTTGAACATCGTGTTGATTTCTGTTTTTAAAGCGTGGAAAGTGTACATAGAACTGCTCTAAGAGTGGTATGACGTGCGCAGACCCTTTTTCTTGGGAGAGCCAATAGAACTGTACGAGTGAACAATACAGTTTTGTAAATTCACACGCCCCCGTGTACCCCAAGTATAAAAAGTAATTCGAAAGGACTGGGATATGTAATAAACATTGAAGGGCTGTATTGAAATAACAGGTATTTCCGAGGTTTACAAAACCTCTCATTACATTTTGTGTACAAAAAACACTTAAGGCAATGACGCATATCTATAATGTAATGAGCAATGTTGAACATCAAAACTATCACCGACAAAGTTCTTCCTGTGTTCGAAAGTCACAAGAATGAAGAAAATATTGAAGTGGAGTTGCGTTTAGGCAAACACAATGGGGCTTTCTTTGATACGAATGTTGGAAAAGAAACATTCGAACGCGTCCTCGATGGTCTTCGATTATACAAAGGGTGGGAACGTATAGATACTTCCGTGTGTGATGTATTTTATAGCGACAAGGAGGGTATTCGTATCACATCAAATCAAGATACCGGGGAACAAACGATGGTACAAAAGATTAATGTTGTCAAGGATGATTTTATTGGGTCCCCCCTCGATATGCGTTTTAGCATTTCTAGAGAAATCCCAACGTGGGGTGAATACTCCATGGATCGGAAACGAACAAAGACTCGACACTCTTTCATTCGTAAAAATTTGAGTATTGATATGACAGTATCTTCTGGTGATACTGTTGATATGGACTCCGAGGAAGAATGTTCGTACCAAATTGAGTTTGAAATCCTCAGACCTGGGGATGTCTCATGTCGCGATGAACTCTTCAATATTATTCACAAAGTAAATGACCTATCTAAATTAATTCCTTTGTAATAAGTAAATGATGAGGTTTGTATTCCTAGCTCTCATAGTCCTCGCGCTCATCTATGAAAAAATCAACAACTCAGAGGAGATCGCTGGTTCTAAGAATTTCCATATCAGTGATGGATTGTCCAAGAGTACATATCTAACTATGCGAGCGGGTAAAGTTGACGCCGAAAGTCTCAAGAAGTTTGTTGAATTGGAGGATCGTTTTCTCCAAATTGAACAAGATTCAGTGTGCTCAGGAATACCCAACTACGCCGAGGGTGCTATGGTATCTACTGCTATTAAGGAAATGTTCCCCAAATATAATTTTGCGTACCACACCATTCATCTCAAGCAAATGGGGGAGCCCTTAAAGTTTGTAAACCCCAAGATAAAATGTACTTAACGCTTGTTTAACCAATTTCTCTTGAACGACAAGAGTTGTTTAGCAGTTGGTTTTTTCGTCTTAATAAAGTTCAACGCTGCATTTCTATATTGTGTGACCAAGTTTCGTGGTACATTATTGATATTCAATTGATTTTTGATTCGATTTAACTCATTTCTTTGAACGAGTACTTCTAAATACTGACCTCTTTGTGATTTCCAAGTCATCACATACTCCTTTTTAATTAAATCGATATTCTTCTTAAATGGAAGCCCCAATTTATTCGTTTTATTGTATTGATTAATAGCCGCTCGTACGACTTTCACATCATTATCAATCGAGGGCATTACGTTTTTATAACGGTTCATCCATCGGTTACCATACAGATTGATGATATCTCTACGAATTGAGTTTTCATTTAGACTTCTCTTCTTCATCACCTGCTCACGTTTCGCCAACTCCTTTTGCTTCGACAAATTCTTTCTGGACAGTTGTGGTTGTGGAGGCGTTTTAGGTTTTGGCGCAAGCTTGGCGTTACGCACCGCTTCAATCTTTTTACAAAGGGTACTCTTTGTTTCCTTGGGGTCTAGGGTGATGTTTAGTAGACGCGCAACTCTCAAGAGTTCAGTTTTACTGTATCCCGAACATACCTTTCTTCCAATCTTAAAAGTATTTTTAGAGCCAGAAAGAGTCATGTTATTAACTTTTGCAGTTTTGGTATTGGTATTAGATATTCCCTTAATTTTATTGCAAATCTCTTGCTTTTTAACAGATTGGGTAATTCCAACGACGCCCAATCTCTTTGCGAGGTCCACAAGTTCAGACTTTGAAAGACGCATACACTGTTTGCCATCAATTTTGAGAGCAGCCCTTTGATTCACACTCAACGTTTTGGGGGTTTTTACCAAGCGTTTGGGAATCTTTTTGTTTGTGACCCCCAATTTGATATCACCTTGTTCATACATTTTACGCACAAGTTCAGCCCCGCTATTGTACGCATTGAGTAAATCTGATGGCGAGGACGCACCAGATATTTGAATATTTCCACTCGATGCAAAAATGAATTTATGTTGATTATACGTCACATACATAAATGGGGATATCTCAGGATTAAACGTCGCGTAGGCAACCTTGTATTTCGAAAGCAACTTGGTTGCGAGTGGTGCCAACTCCCCAATCGTCCCATTGACCCCAAATGTCGCACTAAGATTGTTGTATGTAAATGGGCTGTAGAGAAACGCCTCTTTTTCAGAGTAATTGTCTACGATAAATCGACGAATGAGTTCTGGTTGGTTTGTGATGTTTGTCCCAATAAAGCCCCCAGAGAAACGGATTTTACCATTCTTATAGAAATTGACGGTCGCACCCTTGGACTCGGTCCCATTTGTGACAATAAGTTTGAGTTGAACTGTAAAGAAATCCAAATTCATATCCCCCTTACGACCATATTCACGGGTGTGCGTGAATCCAGTGACGAAACGTCCATAAATACCATTAATCTCTCTCGTGTCTATATAAAGACCCTCACCAATTGGGGTTTTAGGAAGGGGTTGTTTGACGAGAATATTTTTAAGGTTGATACTAGTTTGGAATTCGGATGGTGGATTTGCGGTCGCATTAAACATACCAGGATTCAACTTGCTTACTACAATACCACCTATATTAGCTAATATCTCATTTGTGTTATTTTCATTATTTGACATATGTACAAACTCCGCGAATTCGCCATAATTTTCATTACTCATTATATTTTTTTGAAGACGAGATGGGAACTCGGGTATTCCGCGATTATCTGACGCAGTAGTGGGTTGACTCACCTGAACTCCTGATTGTTTTACAAATTCCCTGAGCTGCTGACTCATATTACTATTCTCTACTATTTTTTTTAATAATTGGGATTGTCACCCAAACCAATAGTTTCCTCAATCACGTCAAGACCGTAGATGACCGGTTGTCTTGGGTATGTTCGACCCTTGTATGTAACACTCTCCTCTTTGACTTCAATATCACGTGAACTAAACGGACCAGCATAGAAGTCCTCATTAAATCTTGGTCTTCCCAAGTTGTTCTCTTGGCAGTGTTGGTTGAAGACCTGGATGAAGAGCTTCTGAGGTACAAAGAGTCCTTCGCCGTACACAATATTGGTAGATTCCAAGAAGTTGTGGAGGGTACTCGCAACCATCGCAACCTGCTTCTGAATTTTCTTGAAGTACGCTGGAACAACATTCCAAATGTCCTTATTTCTGTATTTGCTGGAATAATCCAAATACGCTTTGATACATTTAAGAAGAATGATAGGAAGTTCGGTGTCCAATTTCTCATCAAGTTGGGGGTCGGCATCCATGACCTGCTTTGAAAAGTTCCAGGTCAGAATACGACGAAGAACGGAGCCCGAGTTATCCTTCCAGCTTGGAACTTCATTACCACCCAAAACACCTGGAATCTTCCACTCAATACTAATAGCTGTCTTGTTCTTTACGGCAACACACACATCTTCTCCTGAAACCATGGATTGAAATTCAGCCTGTTCGAGCGCTAGGTCACCCTTGACCTCTGGGGCAATAAACATGAAAGAGTCTTTGATTGCGGATAGACCAAACTTCTTCTCAATGTTATTGGAGAGTGTCCCAACATCCTCAGATTCATAAAACTTCTTGAATACTTTGGTGATGAGAGTCGACTTCCCCGAGCGAGCGATGCCCTTGAAAAATGGAATCACCTGCCACCCATCGAGTTCCCCAATATCATAACACAAACGACCACCCATGACGTACGCCCAGTTTTTAACTTCAGGTTCAAACTTTTGATAACTCAATACAGAGTCAAAGAACGGCGTTGGAATATCTTGCCAGCGTTCAATGTGGGCAAAATCGTCAAACTGTTTATCAAAGTACTTGCACGCGATGATGGTTGGGTCGAGGCACCTAAATTCCTTACTGTCATAGGGATAGAAACAGCAATCGTAGATTCCACGTTCTGGAATCCATTCCTTCCCAACGAACACACCGTTCTTAAATGACCATACTTGGCGTCTCTTGCTAATCTCAGGAAATTGGGCATCAATACACTTTGTAAGGTTATCAATGACTTCTCTGAAAACAGAGCCACGGCTGGTAAAGTTCTTCCAGTTCACAAAGTCATCATCCTTTTGTGCGAGTGAATAAATGAATTCTTCAATCGTAAACTTTGACTTCCAGGCGCGTGTACGATGACCCTCAATCGTACGAATTTCTTCACAACATTGTCCCTTGTACCTTCGATACCCAGCTTTGTAGGCTTCATCGAGTGCGTACAGGAGGCACTTTTGAAACGGTGTTGATTTCTCGAGTTCATCTTCGTCTATCGTTGAAGGATCCCCAGTCTGAGCAAATTGGGGTAAGGCTGTGGGATTATCTACGCGCTCAAACGATGTATAGTGTCTCCGAATGTTATGATAGCCATCTGCGATTTGATGTAGTATATTATTGATTCGAGTTATATTCGTGATTCCATTTTCACTCGATTCATTTTTATGAACACGTAGTTCGCGTACATGATTTTTAAGATTCACGAGATATGTTCTTTGTTTGTCACGGATACCCTTGATGGCTAAGATATCAATTTTGTTAGGATTTGGATTTCCAAACTCATCAAAATGATCAGGATGAACATATTGACGATAGCCCAACTCCCGTGCATTTCGGAAGTCGTTGGTTTTTAACGACCAGGCATCTTCAAATTTATCGATTATATTTAATGCTTGTGATTCATTCAGCGATTGGATATGTTGTTTCTGAAGTTCCGCGAGAGCTTCAAACTTATCTGGTTCCTTATCGATGAAATGAGTGTGATTCATCTCTATTTAATGACTAACGATTTTTGTTTCTAAGCTTATTTTTGGGATTGCATTTTGGCAAGCATCTTTATAAGGATTTTGTTCTGAGTTTCCAATTGGTAACAAAGATTGACTAGGGCTGAGCACACCGTATCACCGTCTGGGGTTGCCAAGAGCGAGGTCATGAGTCCAGCGAGGTCCATACCCTCATCTTCATCTTCTTCTTGGAAAAATTCCTCGTCCTCATCTTCCATTTCAAGTTCTTCATCTTCTTCGGTAATCAATTCCCCATCTTCGACATCAAGTTCTTCTTCCTCAGGCTGCGACGACATTTAATATGGACTGAGAAAAATTGATTGGCAACTTTTCGCACATGGCGCGATTTCAGCCAAAAAAAAATCTCTGGCTATAGTACAACAACTCTCAAAATGGCCGGTGGTCTCATGCAACTCGTCGCCTATGGCGCCCAAGACGTCTACTTGACTGGTAACCCCAAAGTTACCTTCTTCCAAGCTGTGTACAAGCGACACACGAACTTCGCGATGGAAAACATCGAACAAACTGTGAACGGTACCGCGGCCAACTCAGGACGCGTGTCCGTCACCGTTGCCCGTAATGGTGATTTGGTCGGTGACATGTACATCGAACTCAAGTCTCTCACTTCCAACACGACTACTGAAAACGCGACCGATGACTGCAACTATGTCGCCGAGCGTGCGATCAACAACGTTGAACTCTCCATCGGTGGTCAACGCATCGACAAGCACTACCAAAAATGGTGGAGATTGTACGACAACTTGTACCACGATGAAGCCAAGAAGGCGTCGTACGCCAAGATGACCACTGCGGTCGCGGGCAGCAAAGTGTTTTTGCCATTGATCTTCTTCTTCAACCGCAACCCAGGTTTGTACTTGCCTTTGATTGCCCTCCAATACCACGAAGTCCGCATTGACGTTGATTTGGCCTCCAACTTCGCGTCGTACTGCAACACCGACACCTTCAAGGTGTGGGCGAACTACGTGTACTTGGACACCGAAGAACGTCGTCGCTTCGCGCAAAAGGGTCACGAATACCTCATCGAGCAAGTGCAACACACTGGCTCCGACACCGTGACTGAGTCTGCCACCAAGCAAGTCCGTTTGTCCTACAATCACCCAGTTAAGGAATTGGTGTGGTGCTTCTCCAACACTGCTGCCCGATCTTCCTTGTGGAACTTCACGAAGGCGTCGACCAATGGCGCCATTGTTCTCGAGTCCAACGCCGGTGCCGTCAGCTTGTCGAACTGCTATGTCCCAATCACCCAAGGTTCGGGTGTTCCACTCCTCGCCATCGGTGCGGGTGGTTCCGATTCGACCTTCACCGAAGAAGCGGTTGGCCCAATGTCCCAATTCAAGTTGGTGCTCAACGGTCAAGACCGATTCAAGGAACAATCCGGTAAGTACTTCAACCAAGTGCAAGCGTACAACCACCACACTGGCTGCCCATACCCAGGTGTGTACTCGTACTCCTTCGCGCTCAAGCCAGAAGAACACCAACCAACCGGTACCTGCAACTTCTCCCGTATTGATAACGCGCAAGTCGCGGTCACCATGGGTGTTGCCAACAACGCGACCACGATGCACATGTTCGCGACCAACTACAACGTCCTCCGCATCCAAAGCGGTATGGGCGGTTTGGCGTTCAGCAACTAAGCTTATTTTTGCTTAAGTATGTAAAATAATAAAATATATCCCCAGATATTAAGATACTTCAAATATCTTAAGATTTGTCTCGCGTTCTCGAATTAAGATAAAAGAAGAAGTCCCTAATGGTGTAAGATGCATAACGTATACACAGATGGTAGTTGTCTCGGTAATCCGGGGGCAGGTGGGTGGGCTGTACTCATTGGAGACGTACAAATATCCAGCGGTCAAGACAATACAACGAATAACATCATGGAAATGACTGCAGTTGTCAAAGCACTTGAGGAGTGTATTAAACAAAACATTCTTGAGATACAACTCTTTACAGATAGTACATATGTCAAGAATGGAATATCTTCGTGGATTCATGGATGGAAACGTAACGGTTGGAAAACTTCTGCGGGAACACCTGTGAAGAATAAAGACCTTTGGGTTCAAATGGATGCACTCAGCCAAAAGATGACCTCGGTTGAATGGAAGTGGGTCAAGGCACACAATGGACATCCACAAAATGAACTCGTGGATACGCTTGCGTTTCAGGAGGCGACTCGGATTAAAAATATGCGCGTAAAATAATGGAGACTCAGCATCACTGGACCGAGAAACAAGAGAAACTTCTTCGTTCTTGGGCGGAGCGTGCGGCGGGATATCGTTGGCTTCATAATCATGCGAGACTTCATAATAAGAAAATAAATGATTATCTCTCGTATCCCAGCATTATCATTGCCAGTATAACCGGGGTTGGTGGTTTCGCAGTTCTAAATCCAAATGGGAATGATGGTATGTCTGAAGAAACTAAACTAAATATTTTGATTCTTCAGTATATATTCGCGTTTTTAAACGTCGTTGGTGGTGTTTTAACATCGGTCAGTAAGTTTAGTCAAACTGGAAGTCTCGCGCAGGCACACTCAGACATGTGTATCCTCTACTCAAAGTATTATAGAAACATAGATATGGAATTATCTCTAGATATCGCCGACCGCACGAGTGTTGTTGAGTTTGTAAAGAAGTGTCGCGAAGATTACGATAGACTTTTAGATGAAGCTCCAGATATTCCAGCTGAATCCATTCAGGCGTTTAACCTCGAATTCCCAGATAAAAGAAATAAACCTGATGTGTGTAACGGTCTCAGTATTATTATATGTGACGAAACATCATCACAAACTACAAAAGTAGTTTCAAAATGGCTAGCTGGAATTACGGGTGTGGGGAAGCGTCGAACGAGTCGAGATGGAGACGTAGATGAGCTAGCCCGTATGGAAAGTGCATGATTTATCAGCGACAAATGTGTAGAAGGTAGTATAGAGTAGGAGTATAAGTAGTAATATTTTTTGATATCGTGGAAAGAAAGCTAGTCCCAAAATGAGTAGACACAATACATATATGTATAAAAATTGTGTGTATTCTATTATCGCTCTAGAATACCTAGAAACCCCCAGTGAACCCGGGTAGGAAACGAATAGAGCATCCGATTTATCCGTTGTATCTATTGGTCCAATATTTTTGAAAATCTTTTCATCGACATCAACTGCAATAAAGTCATACTTTTTACATATAGTATTAAGATTGACTTGATCATCTGAGCATTTCATGTCAACAGCTTCACCGATAACCAGTTTAAGATATTTTGTATATCCCATATAAAGCCCTGAATTTGCTGTTGATGTTTGACCACAGGTTCCAAATATAACTTGTGTAATTAGTTTACCCGCAACTTCTGGATCTCTCGAAACTAAAACTTTACAATTGTATTGTTTAAAAAGTTCAACAACATTTTGTGGATTTACGTTAATCTTTGTATCAAAGCCATCGAGAAAAATTACAATATCTTCATCCTTTTTTGTTTCAAGATATTTTGACATTCCTTTATATTTGTCGTTAAATCCATTCCACTTTGTTCCCCATCCAAGAACCTTGACTGGAATACCAAACTCGTTATTTATGAGTTCTTCAAACATGCCCTGTGATTTATTTGCATATGTAACAATTTCAACGGACATCTATACATTATAGAAACATCTTTGTTCACCAATGAGCTTACACAACAGATTACTTTCTTTATTTTGTAAGTATGGCGTTAGATGGTGATTAATTATGTAAGAAAATGTTAGTGATAATTTTCTATAAAATATATCAAATTGTCTCTTTTCACACACACCTTCTTTGACTTTATCTATGCCATCAAGATGTTTTAGTTTTCCTATATCATCTCGGTGTGCGATTTTATACTGTACTGCCTTTCTTGGTTTATGTTCTAAGTTGAGAGCACCCGCGTGTACGAGGTCACAGTTAAAAAGTACAGAGTTTGCACGGATAGTAATAGGACTTGATACAAGTAAAGGTACAGTTGCATGACTTCCTGGGCATACAGATAATGTAGGTCCATCGTATTCGTACGTAATGAATGTGTACACTGGATGCTCTGTTTTAAAAACATATTGACTTGATGTTACATCTCTATGAAATGTTGATAGTGTACATCCATTGATTGAATATTTGTAGTTTAAGAATTCGTAACCATCCTGAAGTTGTTCAAGAACCTGCTTTTTGGATGGACGGTCCATAAGGATAAATCCGTCCTGCTCTAAATTGGGGGTGTAGTCTTTTGGTGCCTCTGTTTCTAGTGTAAATAGAAAGAGCATGATCATTAGAAATATAATTAAAAACAAAACAACCATATACTATACATGAATATTGGAATTCTCACCGCTGGTGGGGTCTGCCCAGGGGTCAATACCCTCATTCGTTCGATTAATCTTCGGGAAAAGAACCAAGGAAATCGGGTGTATGGGTTCCTGAGTGGTTTCAAAGGTCTCAATGAAAATACGAGTCGCTTCTTTGAAGAAAAGACAATTCATGATGGACCTGGGACAATTCTAAAAACTTCTTATGACTCCGTTGACCTCACCAAAGCGGTTGAGTCTTTGAAAGAGTTTGATAGGCTCTATTGTATTTGCGGAAATGAATCCATGAAATCTGCGAAAGAACTCGCTCTCGATGAACGTATTCACACAAACATCATTGGAGTCGCTAAGACTGTATTCAACGATATTCCGGGGTTGGAATCTATTGGATTTCAAACGGCAGTACAAGAACTCGCTCGGTACATTGATTGTGCCTACATTGAGGCGACTTCAACAAACTCAATTGTGTTTCTAGAAGCACCTGGGAGACACAATAGTAAGTTGGCTGTATACGCGGGTCTCGCACGAAATTCTAAAATAACGAGTGTGATTACGCCAGAGTCAAATGACGATCATCACACAACAATTCATGAAGCGTACACGAGCCATGGGTATGCTGTCGTTGTTGTTTCTGAAATGTTCGACTATCAATATTTACTGTATACTCTATCATCTCGGATTAAAGTACTTAAACCAGGTAATCTCATTCGTGCCGTAGAACCATGTATCTATGATAGTATACTTGGTGAACGCATGATACATGAGGCTTTTGATCACGCACAACAGTACAAAAACTTCATTAAGGGTGCCTCAAATACTTTACTGTTCAAGGATTATATCAGTGTAGTTTAATGAAGTTAAAGGTACGCTGTGTAGATAGGATGGAGCTCCTATAGCTCAGTTGGTTAGAGCGTGGTGCTTATACGATGTATATTTGAGTAGTGTTACACCTACACAAGCACACACCAAGGTCATGGGTTCAATCCCCATTTGGAGCAATTTACTTTTTAGATATGTTTTCCATACATAAAAAGTAAATCCCAGACTATTATAGCATGAGGTACGGCTCGCTCATACGTAAAAACTTTAAAGTTCGTTGGGGTCTCCATGGTAAAGGTCTCGTCGAAGACCATCATGTCATACCAAGACGTTTCAAGGAACATCCCCTCATCCAGCAGTGTAATTATGATGTGAATTCAAGTGAAAATTTGGTGATGATGCCCACGCGTCTCGGTAAAATGATTCTCAAAGTAAGAGAGGATCGTCTCATCCACGAGGGAAATCACCCAGCGTACAGTGCATATGTAGGAAACATGTTGGATGTCATAGATTCTACATATGATTTTAATCTCTTCGTGGAGTTTCTAAAAAAAGGGTGTCGTCGAAATGGACACCACATCCCATGGCTTTAGTATCCATATATAACATCATCTGGGGTCGCATCTGGATACTGTCGTGAAAAGAATCGCTTACGTCCATGATTACTATGACCAATTGTACTGGTATGTGTGCGATCAATTTTCATATATTTACGCATATCTTTATAATATACCCTCGCACCTCGTGCAATTAAATCTTCATGTTTCATATCTACATGATTATCCATGGGTAAAAAGTATTTCACATACTTCTTCATATTTTCAACGTGAACAAGATAGCATTTCGTACTTGAAATCCACTTAACTTTTTCAAGATTTCCGTCCATTTTATCGCGTAATCTAGAAAGACAGTGAAAGAAGCACATTTCAAATTCATCACCTCGTTCTTCGATGATTGTTTGGATTTCATCATACAGTTGAGGAGATTTTACGATTACATTATCTTCAAAGATAACTGCGTATTTAATACCTTGATCAAAGCATCTTTTATAAAAGTCAAGATGTCCCATAAGACATCCAATTGCACCTAAATTGAAATAGGTGATATCGGGTCTCATTACATTGGGGTCGTGGTACATCTCAACAGCTTTTTCAAAGTATTCGGGGTCAATCATATCCTCAAATTGACGCGCAGTTTTTACGCTCCGAGTATCCGGTCCATATATTAGTTCAATTGGGATATCTGGATTATGGTGTTTTATAAACTGTTCTCGTCTCTTCACCTCCTTGGGAATTGTGAGTAGAAAACACTTATAATCATATGTCCTGGTCCCACTGTATGATGAAGTTTTCATTCGAAAACGAAGTACAATCAAAAATAAAAGAAGTACTAGGACAACCAAAATCATAGTTACTTAAACCTAAGAAAATATTATAACCTAAGAATGAATGTCTATGACATCTTGGGGCTCGTGAGCTCCATTCTCATATGTATTATGTTTGTACCAGAGATTGTACATGTGTACCGAATCAACGACGCGAACGCAATAAACTATACCTATCTCAATCTCAATTTTATTGCTAGTGGATTTGCTCTGGTATACTCGATACATTATAATGTTATTCCGATGACAATCACAAATATTTCGGCGGCATTGTTCTCAATAATACTTTGGCATTTTAAATACGTAAATAGGCTTAAAGGGGAACCACGTAAGATTGTTGAAGTGGACGTATAATGTCCATTTCGTCTACAGCTCTTATAGTGTAGTGGTTATCACGTCAGACTTTGAATCTGAAAACCCCATTTCGACTATGGGTTAGAGCTATAGCCAGTTGTAGCTCAGTTGGTAGAGCAGCGGATTGTAGCACCTCGTGTTATTGGTCTTCTTAAATGAAGAATAAGTCTCCGCATGTCCCGTGTTCGATTCATGGCGACTGGACCTAATTCCGTCTTAACTCAATTGGTAGAGTATCAGACTGTTAATCTGGGAGTACGGGGATCGAAACCCCGAGACGGAGTTCAAAGCACCTATGGCCAAGTGGTAAGGCGCCTCTTTAGTAAGGAGGAGATCGTGCGTTCAAACCGCACTAGGTGCAATCGAGATGGCGCAGTGGAAGCGCATGGGGCTCATAACCCCAGGGCCGAATGATCGAAACATTCTCTCGATATTTTTACAACTTGTTTTCCAATGTGTAAAAATATCAACATATTAATATCAATACCGAATAGTAATGAGCCTCAAGGACCTCAAAAATCATTGGAAGATGATCCGAGAGGAATTGGATCAACTTCCGACTAATTATATTTCAGACGAACCTAGACCAACTGGGGAATGGGAAGGTTCCGAAATATTAAAACATATTGTTTCTCAATATTCATCTGGATTACACGGTTGGCTCAAAGGTGGACAATCACACGTTCAGAATGAATGGATAAGTTGGCCTCTCATTTGGGAAGGTAGCCCAGTTCTTGGAAACTGTTTAAAGTGTCCTAAAACTGCCGAATTACTTTCTCAAATCGAGGGTATACATGTTGCTGGATTTTCTCTTATGAAAGGTGGTGTTCAACTCAAAGAACATGTAGATATTGTTGGACCAAATTATAGATTTACATATCATTTGGGTCTAAAGTGTCCTAAGGGGTGTTTTCTTCATCACCAGGTGTTAGGTACGATTGAGGAAGAAGATGGAAAACATATCATTTTAAATGCATTATTTCCTCATTGGGCAGAAAATACATCCCAGGAAGACCGTATTATTCTTTACATTGAATATTATGCCTCAATGATTTCTGTTTGATTTGTATCCCATCCTTGAAGACTAATACTACTTGGTTCACACCAGGGGTAAATATCCGCTCCAATGAAGTTGATAGCCTCCATTCCAGACTCAATACATTCATTACATGTGCTCAAACTATCATCAATGATGGCGTTAATACCAAGTGAACGACAAATGTCTACTTTTTTGATTTCATTTTCAGTAAAACTATTCGTGAGAATGACATCAGTAAAAATACCTGGATAAAATCGGTCAATCCAAAGTTCAGTAAGTTCTCTGACATCATCTTGGCGCCCCGTGAGGATATACATTTTAGAGAAGTTTTTCTTGAAGTTGAGCATAGCGGGTTGAGAACCCAAAATTGGTTTGAGATAGACAAATTCTTTGGTTTTGTAAAATTTATGAAGAATTTCTTGAGATTGTTCTTCTGTACAATTGAATATTTCCCGATAAAGATACCTGTACTTCGGGCGTGTTGGAAGTGCGACACCTCTCCACCGAGCCATAGGTTCAAGGAGGTTTACAAGTACTTCATCGACATCTACAGCGAGTTTACGTTGCATCTTTACAGTTTGTGTATATTATTCATAGTCCCGAATTACCACACCCACTGGAAATCTTGGTACCCCCAAAGCTGTAAGATTTTGAAAACGAACTGTGAGAAGTTTTCCAATATACTTACTTCGATTAGTAAAGAGGACCTCACGTTGTTTAATAGTTCCCTCAGGTTTAACCGTAAACTCATGACCATCCTCAGTTTTACAGACCCAAATGACAGCATCTGCATCCCTTCCCTGTCCACAATTTGCCCCAATAATTTCATATTCCTCCGTTTGGAACTCCTTGAATTTAAGTAGGTAATTACTCCGTGTACCTATTTCATAGATGCTCGTCGCTTCTCTAATCATGATGCCTTCGTGTCCCTGTTGAACAAACTTCTTGTGATAATTGGAAATATCAGACTTCTTTTGGACAAGAATAGTCTCTACGGTCACCCGTTTCTGTCGCTCTGCAAATGGAAGATACGGTCTATTTGTATCAAAATAATCAAATACATGAAATTGTAAATCTTTGGGATTTGTCTTGAACATACTCGTAATCTCCTCAAAAGTTTTACCAGGTATATAGCATTCCCCATCTAACCATTCCCCATCTTTAAGATTTTGTGCGAGATGCTCAACATCCTCAACAATCTTACCAGTTCTGGAATAACACCCTTTTGTAGAGACAAGAAGACGTACACCATCTATTTTGGGTTGAACATAAAAAGGCTCCGTGATATAGTTTTCCCTATCCTCCCATTTATTCGCCAACATCGGGAGAATTTGTACTTTTTTTGCGTTCTCGTTTGCCCACATAGTGTTTGCACGAAGTATAGCCTTCTCATATCCAGTTGTGACATGAGTCCTAGATGTTGTACATTTCTCGCTTCCAAGGACCCCAGATATTTTTACAATGTCGGCAGTTCCATCCTTTAAATCCTCGACATGAATATCTGTGTACCTTTGACTTCCATTCTTATCCAATCTAATAATGCGTTCCATTATACGTATAATTAATTTCTCGACTTTAAATAGATGTCTTCACTCCCAGTTGTTAATTATGGTAGAATGGAACGACTTAAGCCTCCGCCATTCACGAGTATACCTATGAATGCGAATACGTTTGCAATCGTCTTTATGATTTTATGTGTATTGGGTCTTTACAAACGCTACGTTACTATTAATCAATCGCGTGCGCAATCTTATACTTTAGACACTTTGATGCCGACAAATAGAGGTCTTTCTTCATCAATCTCTTAAACTTCTTTTCCGGGATTTCAGTCTTCGCTGTGTACATCTTTTTGAGAGCATTCATAAATTTATCACAACTCTTCATTTCATCCTTGAGTTCTTGGTATTTCCCCCAAAATTCTGTACTCAATTGGTGAATCAGAAGGTACGCATTTTCACCCATGCGACGTTCTGAACCACCCAAAAACATGAATGTAGCCGCAGAACAACAGGCACCTTGGGCAATCGTAATGACTTTGACTCTCGACTTCTCAAGTAAATTCTTAAGCGCTAACCCAGAGAACATATCACCACCCTCACTCATGATGTGTACACGAATTTCGGGTTCATACCCAATGAGTAATGCCTTTTGTTTCAAAAGACGAATCTCAAGTTTACGGAAAGATTCTACAAACTCAAGAGTATTCTCAACTGTAATCTCTCCATAGAAGTGGATTTCATTCCCAATAGTCTTTGTGTACTCGGGTTCATCTTCTTCTTCACGTTCAACGAACTTTTTCGATAGCATTTTTCAAAGCTTTCTTTATTCTTGTGACGTCTCTCTGTTTTAATTTACTTCCAACTGCGAGGTGATTCATGATGTCAAAATCTTGGGGAGTTAGAGAGTACTCCATCATTGGACCAATATCACCCTCTTCGGCATATTTCTTAAGAAGACACAGGTCATCTATATATATCCCATATCTCAGTTTATTCTGTATCTCCTTGTACTTTTGACTTCTCATTTTATAGTTTCCATACTTTGTCCAACAACTTCCAGGTCTTACTTTCTCACTCACGAGAGCTTTACCAAGTGATGATTTTGGTATCACGACTGCATTCAGAATGAAATAGGGCATTAAATTCCAATCCCCAGATGAATACATTTGGGTGTCGTAAATATCAGCATCTGAAAATCCACTCGACGCTCGTAACATATCAACGCCTTTTGAGTCCAAGTAATTCTCTTGAAAAATATCCCATATGTGTCCATGTTCATGAATACTCTTGGGAAAACCAATTGGTTTTGAGTCACAAAGAAGTTCGGTGATGAATTCCTTGGGGGTTTGGAAAACATCTTTAGTATCAAATCCATCCAAGTATGAAAAGAAGTCCCGAATATTACCATTACACCGAACCGCTGCATTTTCAACTTGAATGGTTCGAACATCTGTGAGTGTCATTAATTTGTCGGGTTTATGTTTTGGTATGAATATAGTTTCAAAATTTGGAAACATACACATATTTGTAGATGTCACCACAAGTGACCCGCGAGTGATGCGTTCACCATCGGAAACTTGGTCGATGAGAGCCTTAAAATCTTGGTTGTAGTCCTCGATGAACGCATGTTTGGCGATACCCTTGATAAATGGTATAAAATTTGATTTGTTTCTGATATGTTCTTGGGTTATCTCAACACTATTTGTTTCGTTTAGGACTGACTCTAACACGTATGTTTTCCCAACACCCACAGCTCCGCAGATAAATACATTCTTTCGCTCACGAAGATATCTCTTTAACAGTTCGATTTGTTGTGTGTGCAACGTCGTTGTAATCGGCTCTTTTTTTTGTTCAACTATCTTAATGAAGGAATCCATTGATGATCTTACTAATCAGGCTATAGATTTAGTGCTGGAGAACGACGCACTTCATGAACGTATCGTGAAACCTTTAAAAAGGAAAATTTTACCATACGCTGCGTGTGCTATTTTATTGAATTTGGGAATGTTTATACTCATGGTCTACCTAGCACAGCGTATAACAAGTCTCCATGGTATAACGCGACCATAAATTTTCTGTATACATAGTATTATAGATGAACGTAATATTTTGGATTCATCTTGCTTTTCTTATCGCCATTTTAGTTGTTCCATTTACAAATGATCGTAGAAACTTGGAGTTTTATTCCATACTCATACCATTCTTATTCTATCACTGGTCAGTGAATGATGATACATGCGCACTCACGCAAATGGAAATGGTTGTTACAGGACAACAGAAAGAGGAAACATTTATGCATCGTGTTGTAAGTCCAATTTATAAGATGGAAGATAATGACGTAAATAATCTAACAAAAACCGTATTCTTCCTTTTATGGGCAGTTGTTCAATATCGCCTCGGAAGATTTAACGTGTTCATTGATGACCTAAGATTGGTGTTTTCTGGAAAAACTCCAAAGTAAAATGTTGAACTGGCGTGAACAGGAACTTCTACGCCTCCGAAGAGAATATGATTTCTGTAAGGGCACCGATATAAAAGATGAAGCGACAGGTGAACTCAGGTCGGAAGTTCTTGAAATATTGATAGATTATCACGAGAGATATCTTGGTATAAAGTTTTGGAACGATGAAAGAGTAGAAGCCCCCGAAACAATGAACTTTTACGTCGACGTCGACAAGGAGATTGAGCGTTTGGAAAACATACTAGAAGACAATGAACAAAAATATCTTGATAACATTGAAGCTTTAGAAGCTAAAGTCAAAAAAATAGGACACAAGTTGGACCATACACAATCTTCTGTAAAACGAGAAATTTTGGCGCGTCACATTGATTTCTATGAAAATGAAATTGAAAAAATGGACGACGCCATTGAAATCATTACGACCAATATCAATGGAAAGATTGATAAGATGAAACAGATTAAATCTGAAAACGAGGAGCGTAAAAAGAAGGAAAAAGAATCACTCGAGTATAATATTCAAAATTTAAAGGACGCTGTGCACCGGGGCAACAGTAGTGAAATTTTCAATATGTTCAAAAGTGTTACGAACGCACTTGACCTCATTAGAGCGGAGCTTCGGAAGGAAGCCTAAATTGGTCAAAGAAGTGTACAGATGTTCTAAAATGATGATAAATAATCATACAGAGTGCATCTGCGATATCATGTTTTCTCTCATAGGGTATGTCACCCACAATATACTTACTCGCGATTGAAATTGTTCGCTCTTTGCGTTCCTCATAGTTGAGGTGTCGCATACCAAAATGCGTATGCATGCTCACAGGTGAAACTAGAATCACTTTATCTTTGAACATGTAGTGTAGAAGTATCTCGATATTGGTAAAGCCACCCGGTGGTTGTCGTTCTATAAGTATTGTGTCCGCTTCCTCAAATATATGTTTGTGGTCATCTACAAATAAAGGAATGAGGTCCACAAAGTCATTCGTATATATATACTTGTAATCTTCAAGACTTACTTTCTTTATAAAGTCAACTTTAAGTTTAGTACCTTTACTACACTCTGCGAGGACGAGACCCATATTATGATATCCAATATCTATCGCCAGTACCTTCATTTCATTTCTTTATCTAAAAAATATTCCTTAACTAATGTAATGAAGAATAGTACCAAGACCCAATTTCTTTGGTCAGCCCTCGTTGTACTCACTCTCCTTGTGGGATACATGTACCAAAATCCAAGAACTGTTAAAGTTCCAGTAGAAGTACCCGTTCCAGTACCAGTACCCTCTGAACCAATAATGCGACGTGAACGACGCCATGAACCCGAGTTTAGAGGACCACCAATTAAGCAATATAAACCAGGTCACATGCAACAGATGGGTATTTTAGTAGGTGATGGTCAAGAAACACTCCCTTTGTATGGAAAAGAAGTCCGTGGACGACGCGATCGCTACCACTATTACACGACGACGGGTGGAGAAAATTTGTATCCAATCCCAGTTACCTATAATAGCCGCGACTGCATGCAAGATATTGGATGTGAAGAAATGTATGGGAATGAAACAGTTTCAGTATTAGGTAAAACTGGTTCATACGCGGTAAATATGTACAGAACGGATGATTTTTTTTAAGACATACCAGCCTTTTTAGTTATATCTTTTACAGCACTCCCCATGGAGCTACTACTGCAACAACAGAATACAGCCATGGCTATCATCATTGGTGGAGTCTTAATTGGTGATCTGAAAATACCATATCCCATAAAACCCAAGCACAGAGCGCAACAAATAAGAGATGCGAGTGAAGGCATTGACATACCGGTATCCTTTTCCTCTTTCTTACCACCAAAGAGTGAAAATCCTAACAGTGGGTACAATAAGAATGCCATTTATTATACACTAACAAAAATTATTTCGGAGCATGTCAAATTCTCTCCCCTGAAGCCCTGAGGCTCTCGTGTATTTTGCTTTGATACGCAAGAGTTGCAAAATCGTTTCATCATCCAAGTTTTTACAAAAGTCTTTCTTTGCCTCTAGGTCATCAAGTTGTCCTAACTCTTTCTTTGCCTGGACAAAGGGCCATGTATGTCTTCGTAGCGACTCAAGTTCATCTTCAAGTTGAAGAAGTCTTGGAAGAATTACGTATCTTATGAGTTTGTTTGTCTCATGAATATCATCACGCCACTCCATCGTATATGTACAACACGTGACATCTTTAAACTTATCTTAAAAGTTTGGTTATATAAATAAACAATGAAGACTCTAAAAGTCTTTGGGTCATACCGTCCAATTGTAGCTGCGTGTAAAGGAGAAGATATTCATTATCAAATGAAAAAAAGAGAAATCACTCGAGCAGCTCTCGAACAAATGTATAAGTCTCCGTGTCTCCATGAACCAAGACAGATGACTGTCAGGCAAATGCGTCTAAAAATGCTTTTACATGAAGCTCTTGACGTCGCACATGCGATATGTGAACGCGAAGATATCCATGAGTGTTCTCAAGCTTGGGAAATTGTTGATGAGATTGATGACGCTGCGACTAGAGCTGGGGTTTGGTACAGATAATTTTACTATAGTATATTAAATGGACTACGACGAACTCAAGTATAAGGTTAGCTAATCTTAAGAGACGAGGTCTTACAAGTAATAATTAAACTTTTACACCTTTTTTCCACTCACTATTGGATTACTAAGACATTTAGAACTGGCGGGACCGGTATAAGTTATCTTAGTACCCCCCTTATCACTTTCAGTATATGTATCTACTTTAAATCCACTCGTAAGTATAAATGATTTAAATTCTATACCATTACCAACGCTAAATTCCGTTTCATTATCTAATTTCATAGAAAACACACCATCTCCACTATAATCACATTCCGGAAATAAATGGAAACCTGGTATTTCTTTGTACTTCTTTTCACGTGCTTCAATTTCCTCCTGTCTCTTTGACTCTTGCATTGCTGTATAAGCCATATAAGCACTACTACATACTGAAGATACGCAACATACACCAATAAAGAAGATTCCAGCCATTTATGTATACATATATTATATAATTTCTATCCCAAAACGCTTAGACATGAATCTACGAACTTCTGGGAATGTTGGTTGACTCCAAAGATACCAACGTGACCAAAATCCAGCTGTATCAATACCAGATAACATCCATTGTTCCTTGTCACTGGTATTGATTCCAAGCATACGTTTATGAATCTTGGAGGGATCTCTTTCTGCTATAATCGATTTGGGTATGTTCCCACCGTGTCGGAGAACATACGAGCGCATTCGTGAAGGATTCTTGTGTTTGGTGTAGTCTGAATAACCACGTGCACCAAAGTCAACAGTCCTGCCGTCAGGTAAAATTGCCCTAAACTTCTTTGTACGGTTAGGGCTACGAGTAATTTTGACGAGCATACTTATAATCTATGAATAATTTATTTTCGGCATCCTCCACAGTAGCCTTCCTTTTTGGGGAGCAAAAAAAGGTGTTCTTCACCACGTTGCACCCGGTACATGTGATCATACATGTGGAGGAGAGCCATGGCAAATACCGCAGTCGACACAACAACGGTATTCATCTTACGCGCATTGTACGCATGCATCGCAACAAACGCGAGAATCACCAACTGGACAAGAGTCACCTTTGGCATCACAAATCGTTGTTCCATCTTGGGGGTTTCTTTGGTGGGTTCTGGAGTATATCGTTCCATTCGCTTGCCGTAACCTGGCATTTTTATTTTATACAGAGAAATTAATGTGGCGTATCCTGTTACTACCACTTGTTCTGGTGCTCAACGATTTTCTAAAATCCCCAATAGATATCCTGTACTTCCAGAAACCATTGAGGTCCCTCATAGGTATGAGAAATACCCTGGTTGACCTTCTGTACCATAAGTTGGACTATAATGTCATGGATTACGCAAATCTTTGGTTTGTTAAGGCAAATTATAACAAAATATTATACGAATATGAAAAAGGTTTATCTCAGGCTACAAAACATTACTTTCATACACTTGATCCATGGTTTGAGAAGAATGAGAAGTATTATTATTACAATGTCAAAGACTTTCCTGAAATTCAAAAAATAATTGATCAAATTCCATGTATCGACAAAGAAACTGCAAAGTTCGCAGTCATGGATGCACCTATAAATATACCAGCACATCGAGCTGAGAGTAATCTTACGTTACGATACCATCTGACCATACAAAGTGGTCGTGATTGTGTACTCTATACGGAGTATGAATCACACGTACACCAACCGAGAGAAGCATTTTTATTTGACCACTCAAGATATCATCGAGTCACGAAAAGTGGATTTAAACGACGAGTTGTTCTCATATTGGATATCTTTAGATTCTAAAAGGTGTTTACGACATACGGCACTATACATACCAGTACCACCAATCAATTCAATCGTATCATTTTTAACAATTCTCTTTGTAAATGGACCGGGTGTTCCATCACAGCAATCCATACACAAAGCGGATAACTTCACGACATCGGTCGCCATTGGGATACAATCAATGATTTCACCAAACTTCTTTTGTTTATAGTCTCCATCGAGACCCGCCAAGATTACTGATTTACCCACAAAAAGACACATTTCTACAAAGTCTTTGAGATTTATAAAAAACTGAGCCTCATCGATGGCTACAATCTGTGCGCTACAAAAAGTACTGCTTAAGATACATTCGGATATGTGGTGTACTTTGATACATGGAAATACAACACCATCGTGGGTCTTCAAAACTTCTTCAGAGGAGCGTGTATCTTTCGCGGAGTTTACGACGACAACATCCTTACCTATACTTTTTAGGCGCTTAAGTCTTCGAATAAGTTCTGATGTTTTACCAGAAAACATATTTCCCATAATAATCGTGAGACCCATTCCTATAAAATAATATTTCTTTTTTATAATGGTTGATATACAACGAGCGTATTTCAACGGACACCGTGGTTGGGTATCGGCAAAAACAGGAAGAGTTCGTTTTGGAAACACAATTTATCCAAACATATTGGTGGCTGTCCAACATCTCAGTCAAAAATAATAGATGACCAATAATAGGATGCCTCTCACAGACCAGGAAATTTCTAAAAAAGTCGGAGAGTTGCGTAAAAGTAAAGGTCCTATTTACGCCCCCCTCAAATATTTCAGGGGTCTCAAGACACGCAAAGATGTTGAGACCCGGTACACAAAGATGCTCAAGAAGGATTATACGGATTTTAAGACAGACGAGGGTATCCAGGCGAAAACTTCATCGTACACCAAAAAGTTTCGAGAAAAGTATCCAGGTGTCAAGTCCCTCCCGGATATAGCTCAGGCTACAAAGATACCTCTCAAGACACTTCAGACGGTGTACAACCGAGGTCTCGCCGCGTGGAGAACTGGGCATCGTCCAGGCGCTTCTCCCCAAGCATGGGCGTATGCGAGAGTTCATAGTTATGTGATGAAGGGGAAGACGTACCATACAGCGAATGCGGATTTGAAAAAAAAATATTTGTTAATACTATAATTAACAATGAATACCATGCCAACAGAAGCAAACAAAAAAGCCGCCGTGAAAGCTAAAGTGAAACTCACAAAAATAGTAAATGGGAAACGCGTTCAGAAGACACGTGAAGAACTTTTGAAGAATATTGAGAACAAAAACAAAAAGGGTGTCGCCAATCAACCAAAAAAGATGTCTGTGTGGGACAAACGATATTTTGCTTTCGGTAACCGTTATAAGTATGCGAATTACCCATTCTTAGGTGATAATTTAAGCGACTATGCGAAGAACTATGCTGGAAATAAGACGGCTAAACTCGAGAACTACAAGGTTTTATTGACGAAGGCGGAGAACGAGGCTCGTAGAATGTACAATTAAAACATATTACACAGCTGATGATTTAAAATCACAGATCTCGGCGTACGTCTCGTATCACCATTCTCTTTTTATCAAGTGATCTCACCTTCACCAGGATGTCACACACCAAGTAAGTGAGTTTATTTGTCTTCTATTTTGGAATGATTTAATTGGACGTTATCGATACTAGATAATAACATATCTCGCACGACGTCATATACAACTGTAAGTAGGGCAACTTTGTATGCTAAAAATCCCCATAGAGTCGCACCATAATCAAAATCAAATTCAAATGGAGCGTGATTCCACATCGTTTCAAATAGAGCTGTACCGATGGGTACAAATAACTGTGTCTGAAATGCTGGCTTTTCAATAGTATCTACGTGTCTTGAAAGCAGATTTATATAGCCTAAAGATGAAATAACCCCAAGTGCGGCAGATACACCCTCTTCGGCACCTTGTGTGATGAAGTATGTTGATGTAAGTGCGGTACCATAGGTAAATGTTGTTTTGTTAATCTTAAACTTGAGTTGTTCATACTCGGTCTTGGGAGCCCGAGCTCGCACGATGCGATTATGAATACTCCAACCAACCTTCATTTGTTATAATACACCCGAAATCTTTAAAAGGAATAAAGATTAGAACCTCAAGTGAAATATAAATGAGCCTTCGTGTTAAGAGATTAACTTCCGATGCTATTCTTCCAACTCGTGGTTACGGTGGTGCTGTTGGATACGATTTATACAGCGTTGATGATGTTGTTATTCCGCGTACGCACAGGGCTCTCATCTGTACTGGGATTGCGATAGTTGTACCTCGAGATGTTTATGGTCGCGTTGCACCTAGGTCTGGTCTCGCGGTAAAACACGGAATTCAAGTTGGTGCCGGGGTCATTGACCCAGATTATACCGGGGAAATCAAAGTCGTTCTCTTCAATCATGGAGACAAAGACTTTGAGGTAAAGAAAGGAGATCGTATCGCGCAACTCATTCTTGAACGTTGCGAGACACCCCCGATTCAGGAAATTGGTATCCTCGAGGATACCGAGAGAGGTGCTCATGGATTTGGTTCAACCGGGGTCTAATATTCAAGAGGTTAATTAATTTAAATACCAGAGTTCCTCTGCAACTGGCATAAACCTAATATCCTTGCGCATCGCCATCCACATTTTTGCATTATTAATATTCGGATAGGACCATAAAAGCCACCTATCCCAATATTCTTCTGAAAACCAGTCGTCCCAATCTTCATTCGTACTGTTATCCACCATAAGCATACCTCTATGAATTTCGTGAATATCCGTCTCTACCCGCAACTTCTCGGGAACGATTGCCCCCTTCTCTATAAGATGCGCTCTCATGCGTTTGGAATTATGATGTTCCGTGTAATCCTCAATCCCAACTCGTCCAAAATGAATGGTTATTTTATTTGGAAGAATTACCCTATATTTATGATTCACAGATAGACTTGGACCGAGGATAACGTGCATTATATCTTACCACGCGAATACATTTACTTTTTATTTACGCGTGATTGGATTCTTGAACATTTATTAAAGATTATATTTGAGGTCTATGTATGAAGTCGTATACGTCGGAGGATGGTATTACCATCAAGGTAGGTGAAAATGCAAAAGACAATGATGAACTCACACTGTCGAGTTACCCCAAAGAATGGTGGATGCACGCGTCTGGATATCCTGGGTCACATGTCGTCATATGCTACGAAGGTGATACTGTACCCAAAGAGACGAAGCGGGACGCCGCAGTTCTCGCGTTACATCATAGTAAAGTACCAAAGACTAAGATGTCTCTCGTAGATATGATCCGCGTAGAACAAATACATAAATATCCATGTTCAAATCATGGACAAGTACAACTTGTTGGTAACTATATGACATTTACAATTTTTATGGATAAGGAGAAACCGAGATTAAAAAGACTCATGAAAAAAATATGAGTCTATTATAATATGTCCTGTCCATACAGTGAGCTATTAGGAAAACCAAAAGAAGGTATACATAGTTATCGATTTATGGATATCGCAGTCCTAGATGTTCTTGGAACAGTTTTAGGTGCTGCGCTCATCAGTCGGGCGACGAACTACTCATTTTGGGTTGTTTTGGTTTCCCTATTTATATTAGGAATCATACTTCACAGACTCTTTTGTGTTCGTACGACCGTAGACAAATTACTTTTTTAATTACCGAAAGCAACACCAGCCATACCATTCTTGATACGAAGAATGTTATAGTTGACTGCATAAACACGGTGAAGTTGGTTACCCCCAGATGGAGTCATAAGAGATAACTTCGCATTATCGATTCGAGAGAAGTTGAGCGTACCAGTGGGTTGCATCTTGCTCATCGTGAGGCAGAAAGGCCAAGAAAAGGTCGCGAGATCATCAATGACATCATCGGGTAAGTCCGTGCAATGCATTTCTGGAACAACATTGTGGTGGTACACGTTTGAGGTTTCTTCAAAGAGAGCGACACCGTTAATGTAAAGTGACGACTTTTGGAACGTAAATTGAGCATCCCAGTTTGCAGCGGTTGCGTTACCCGAAACCAAGTGAAGAGACTTCACTGGGTGATTAAAATAGGTAAGATCAATTTCAGTCGCCGTATTCGATGAGATTTGGTACTGCGTTTGGGTGATAAGCATTTCGTGTTCTCTCTCGGTGAAGAACTTTCGCTCGTCGGTATCCAAATAGATGTAGTTACCATACACCTTTGGTCTTTCAAGTGGAGTGTACCCATCGCGGCACTTAATACGGAGTTCAACGTCGTGGTATTGAAGCGCCACAAGTGGGAGACACTTGGTAAAGTCTTCCCCAAAGAAGAATGGAATCATAAAGTAGTTCTTACCGTGGTTTACCTTGGCGGTATTCAAAGTAACTGCACACGAGGCTTTCGCTGTGTTATCACGCATAAGTGGATTGTGAACGCCTTGAATGAAAAGAGAATCAAGTTCAGAGACCTTTTGACCACCAATCCACAATTCAAACGTTGTTGGGTTCGCGGCGTCGGCTGAAAAGAAACCATCGGTATTGGTTTCAGTGTTAGAAATATTGGTACCCTCAATCCAGATGTAGCTCATGAGGTCTCCCTTTGAGCGGATTGGAATAACAACTTCATTTGAGGCTCCGAACGTACCGATGTAATCCATACGCTCTGGCTTCATCGCAAAATTTGTATAGCGTTTGTAACTTTGACGGAAAAAACTGACTTCTGGGTTACCAGTAATGTAGACATCCTGAGCACCCACTGAAACAAGTTCAATCAAGGCAGCTGACATTTTACTACTAAACGATATTAAAATTTTGGCTCAATGAATACATAAGATGGTCGTCTTCCAAGCACTGACTTGGGAGGCACGAGACAAAGATGATGAACATCTCATTAGTATCTTTGGTAAGACTGAGGATAGTAAGTCTGTATGCGTGACAACGGCGTTTCGTCCGTACTTTTTTATCAAACTTCCTGGAAATATAAATGAAAAAAAAGTCAAACAAATTTATAATATTCTTTCCCAAAAATGTAAAGATTCATTGACAACTTACTCGTTTTTTAATTCAAAAGATGTTTGGGGATTTCAAAATAATGAGGAGTTTCCATTCATGAAATTAGAGTTCAAACATCTACAAGCGAGACGTCTTGTTGATTCATTTTTAAAACAACCTCTTGATAGGACCCCGGAACTCCAAGAAATCTTTGGTGTTCGTAACGTTAAAGTCTATGAGTCAAACTTAGACCCGATGCTCCGTCTGATGCATCGTACTGGGATTCAATCTACGGGTTGGTTGGATACTGGGGATTCGTGTGTTCGTTCACATCTCGCAAATGTAGATATTGACCTCTTCTGTAATAGTTGGACTACACTCAAGCCTGTAGCTCGAGATGATATCGCGCCGTTTGTTGTGGCTTCTGTAGATATTGAATGTAACAGTTCTACTGGTAAGTTTCCTGATGCAGATATTTTGGGGGACGCCTGTTTTCAAATTGCTATTTCTCTGTGTAAATTTGGCTCCGATGAACCTTATGATAAGACATGTCTTTGCTATAAACAAACCGACTCCGATTTGGAAGGCTGTAGGATTTTAAGTTTTGATACTGAACGAGAAATGATAGAGGAGTTTCAAAAGTATATTCAAAAGAATGATGTCGATATCATCACGGGTTGGAACATATTTGGGTTTGATTTTGAGTACATTTATAAGAGAGCTAAGGTCACGAGATGTGACCCAGACTTTTATAATTTGGGAAAACTACGGGAAACTGAATCTGAACTTGTTATTAAGAAGTTGTCCTCGAGCGCTCTTGGAGACAATGTTCTCAAACTTCTCCCCATGTCTGGACGTTTCATATTTGATATGTTCCATGAGATTAAGAAGGGATACAAATTGGATAGTTATAAGTTAGATAATGTATCAAAGCTCTATTTGGGTGACCGAAAGATAGATATGGCTCCAAAAGAGATGTTTGCTCGATACAGAGAAGGTGACCCTATAAAACTACGAGAAGTTGCTGAGTATTGTATTAAGGATACAATTCTTCCACATAAACTTATGAAGAAGTTATGTACTCTTCTAAATCTGGTTGAAATGGCGAAGGCTACTTGGGTTCCAGTGCCTTTCCTCGTTGAACGGGGACAACAAATCAAAGTATTCTCTCAACTCACAAAGAAGGCGAGGGAACTTGGATTTATGGTTCCGACCATTCGTTACGGTGCGCTTCCCGAAGAACCTTATGAGGGTGCAACTGTTCTTGATGCTCAAAAGGGTGCGTACTATACACCGATCACAGCTCTCGATTTTGAATCTCTGTACCCATCTATTATGGTGGCGCACAACCTTTGCTATTCAAGTTATGTCATGGATGAGAAACAGTATGGTAATATCCCAGGGGTCAACTATGAAACCTTTACTGTCGGTGACCGAACATACAAATTTGCTCAAGATGTTCCAAGTCTCCTTCCTACAATTCTTATGGAATTGAAACAGTTTCGTAAACAAGCTAAGCGTGATATGGCGAATGCGACTGGTTTTATGAAAGAGGTCTACAACGGCAAACAATTGGCTTATAAGATTTCGATGAACTCTGTATATGGTTTCACTGGTGCTGGTAAGGGTATCCTTCCATGTGTCCCAATCGCGTCAACGACAACCTCAAAGGGTCGAAGTATGATTGAGGAGACAAAGATGTATGTTGAAAAGAACTTCCCAGGTGCAAATGTACGGTACGGGGATACCGATTCAGTGATGGTTGAGTTTGACGTCGGTGGTCGCACAGGTATCGAGGCGATTGAATACAGTTGGAAGGTTGGTGAACAAGCGGCAAAGGAGTGTAGTGCACTTTTTAAGAAACCAAATAATTTGGAACTTGAAAAGGTATATTGCCCCTATTTCCTCTATAGTAAAAAGAGATATGCCGCAAAATTGTGGACACCTGGTAAAGATGGTAAGATGCACATGGATTATATTGATGTTAAGGGTCTTCAAATTGTTCGACGCGATAATACACCCCATATGCGCGAGGTATGCAAGGAACTTCTTGATGTCATTCTCACCTCAAGTGACCCAGGTCCACCAAAAGAACTCGCAAAGGAACGAGCGATTGAACTTCTTTCGGGTGATGTACCCAATTCAAAACTTGTCTTAAGTCAAGGTCTCTCAGATTCCTATAAAGTTGGGGGTCAAACGGTATCGGTTACAAGTTCTGAAAGTGTAAATATTAATCAATCACATGTCCAAGTAGTTTCTAAAATGAGACAACGTAAGCCTGGTTCTGAACCACAATCTGGTGATAGGGTTCCGTATCTTATTACAAAGACTGGTGACCCTAAAGCAAAGGCATTTGAAAAGGCTGAAGACCCCAAGTATGTAGAGGAACATAACATTCCAGTTGATTATCATTATTATTTCATGAATAAGTTCTTGAATCCAATATGTGACCTATTGGACCCACTGTATGAAAATGTGAAAGAGGAAATCTTTGGTGATATCATTCAGCAACATAAACCCCCCAAACCCCCTCGAGAACCTGCGCTAAGTACTATGAAAAAAGATGAGCTCATCGCCGAATGTAAGCGTCTTGGTCTCGAAGAAACGGGTACCCTAGTACTTCTTCGAAGTCGTATCAAGGAAGCAAGAGCAAAAAAGAATGAATCCGTTGATGACCTATTTAAAAAATACGAGCTAGAAGAGAATAAGAATGACTAGTATCTATGATAAAATTACAGATATTATTGATGAAGAGTTGGACCATAGGGTAAATACTATCATCAATGACTATGCCAATATAATTTCAAAGAAACATAGTATCCCTCTCGAACTATTATTGAGAGATATACCAACGCTTCATACGGGTGCGATGTGTAAAGGTACAAAATCAAATGGACACCGCTGTACATTCAGAGGCATCAATGATGGATACTGTAGACATCATATAGCTCAACGTGACCGTTTGAAACAGAAAACATTACTTTTTTCAAGTGTCCACAACCATGGACCTGACCAAATGTTTGTAAAAGGATGTCCAGGGTGTAAAACCCCAAAGGAGCTTATAGATATAGATACTATATTATAATAATGAGCAAAAACGATATTCTACTATCATCTATAAACAGTTTCTATGACAACGACAAGAATAAATCTATACTATTGAATATACTTGACAAATCCAGTGGCATCTCACTCCGAAATCTGGAGTGGTTTATCACAAACTACGCAAAAAAGAACAATACTTCCTACCAAACAAGTGACGGTAAACTCTTTACTGTTCACTGTGCATACAAGTCAAGTCTCGATGGGTATAGTAAAAAACTGTTTGACCCTTTCTGTCGGTCACAAAAGTTTACGTACGTCATACCAGGGACATCTCATGAAATCCAAACAACTCTGGCTCAGTTGAATTTCATCAAATGGTGTATCAAAAATAAGATTATTGATTATATCAGCACTAATCGCGAATGCCTTTTTAATAGGCAATTGACATGATTCCTTTCTCAAAGACAAACGTTTGATATCCGGTATAGTACATATGCATTGAGTATGTATTCGAACTTGTATCAACTTCTGTTTTGTCTAGAATGACCTCTATATTTGTTTTATCAGACTTGATTTGACTGAAATCCAAGTTCCCCGATGGCTCCACATTTATCGGATGCATCGAGAAACTATACGTATATATATTTCGATAAGGTCTCGCCAATCTGTTGTGAAATGGCACAAGGTACTTGTAATAATTGTGTGTCGTATTGGTGACGTTTGGCATTTTTGTTCCATTTATAAAGAAACTCGCACTTTCCATGATTGGGTCAAAGAATGATTGTATTTGGTCAAAGCTTACGTTTGAAGAAAAGTTAAATCTGTTTTGAACATAATAGAGTTCTTCGTTATTCTCCCCAACTTCTTTGACTACATCTTCATCTTCAAATTTAGTATTACGAAGAAACCAATGAATACATTTGACTGGTATGTTTGGCACCAAGTTATTTCGTATGACGTACTTATCTGGCTCGGTTTCAATTTTTGGATGTTTTCGAACTAAATCAGTAATAAATGTATGTTTCTCATTCGCAAGAAACTTACGTTCCTCGGGACTCACTGTAATTTCTTCAGTCACTATGTTAAATGAAGGAAGTTCGAGAGTATCCGTTGTATCTGTGAAGAATGTTTGTTTATGAAACTCAAATTCAAATATAATCTTCTGACGGTACACCCCACACGTTGGAAAATATGGTCTCGTTGGTCTATTTGAGGCATACTCGTCACTCGCATACTTTTGCGTAAAGAAGAATTGCAGTGGTATCACCACATCTGAAGAATATCGTGCGACATCATCATTTAGAGTTGCTTCATCATATCCCAAATTTCTATTAATAAGAAATCTATTTGCTACCTTTTCTGAAATTTCTAAATAAAGCTCATCATAGATGATTCCCCAATCGTCGTAAATCTTCTCAACCTCGATGTCGTCCACAAACATAGTCACGCTCTTAAAAATATGTCGTCCCAACTGGTCCGCATAGTTCCCAGTTGAAATACCTGGCATAGTTATGCTCACATACATATTACTCAGAAGGTCGCCCATATTTGTTGGATTGAATTGTACTTTTATAGTTTGACCAAATGGCCAATTCCCTATAGTACCCGGATTTACAATATTCTTACTTCTATGATACTTTCTAAAGTCTGAATGTCTTTTATTGGCGGTGTATTTAAAGAAGGATTCGTCTGGATCTTTGGAAAGCAAGTATGTATCTTGCTTCCCAATAGCCTTGAGCGATATTTTCGCAGCTTCACCCATACCTATCTATGACTTACATATTTTTAATATCAGATTTCCACATATCAATGTGACTTGTCTTTTTCATTTCTTCCAATTCCAACTTCGCCTGCTTTGACTCTAAGAGAAGCTCCTTTACACTTTCCTCGGTGTACTGCACAGTCTTGATGTTGAGAAGGTAATCATAGGTTCCAGCGATTTTGGGGAAAATCGTAGACAACTGGTGCTCCAAATCGTCCCTCTTGCGCTTGAAGACGACGATATCTCCATTTATCACCATCGTCACAAACTTTGATTTGTATCCACACATAGTGGCTCTGGTCTCGAGAACCTTGATGAGGTGCTCCTTTCTCTTCTTGTAGTGTTCAAGTCGAAGTTCTACAAAGTCCTTCAGGATTTCTTCTGGACTCGAGTACTTGTAGATTCCTTTGACTGGGTGAAAGAGATGCATGTTGGACACGTGAAAGGTCTTACGCAACTTGAGGTCCTTGATGAGGTCAGTCCCAGTGTATCCCATAATTTCAAAGTGAACATCATCAGTTGTACTGTTGTTCGTAAAGTTTTGGATAAGTTTCTTTTCCACGAGGTCATCCAAATACTCCTTGTAATCTTGTGTCCAACGACCTGGGGGTAATTCGGTGACCACAATATTCGCACCCGACCATTTCCAAACACCCTCCATCATCCAAGTATCCTCTTCCTTATGAACTTGTCCCTTGAAGCCTCGGAACCATGGTCGCATCGGTACGATTGGCTTTCCATCCAATATTCGCTCAATATTAGCCTTGATATCCGAGGGATTGAAGGGTGGTATGTAAGAACTGAAACCTGTCCCGATACCCTCACTACCATTCACAAGAACCAATGGTATCGTTGGCATATAGAAGTCTGGCTCAATTGAATGTCCATCATCCTCGAGATAGTTGAGAATTGGGTCATCACGTGGGTCAAAAATCTTACGGGTCTCCTTGGAAAGCTTGGTGAAAATATAACGTGTTTGGGACGCATCCTTACCACCCATGAGACGGGTACCGAACTGACCACATGGCTGAAGAAGATTGATGTTATTTGAACCCATATAATCATTCGCCAACTTGACGATTGTATCTGCCAGAGATACTTCACCGTGATGGTACGAGGACTTATCTGCAACATACGCAGCCAACTGGGCAACCTTCATTTCATCTTTGAGATTTTTATGAAAGCACGCAAACATCACCTTGCGTTGTGACGGTTTGAGACCATCTGCCATATGTGCGATTGACCGTTTAAGGTCTGCCAAGCTAAAGTTGACCAGGTCCTTATGAATAAAATTGGTGATATCCAGTGTTTTAATCGAACCATAGGCAACCTCAAGTTCTGTTGGGTCTTTTGCGGTACTCTCGAGAAGCCAAGTCTTTCGGTCATCCGCCTTCTTCTTGTCGAAAGCCAAAATGATTGATTTGTCCGTCATAGTATCCGCATCGAACTTCACAGTGAGGTCTTGAATTTTCTTAAAGTAGTCACGAGCTTCCGCCGAAGTTGAAGTACCGAGACCCTTGTAGTACTTAATTGTCCACCCAGATTGACCAGTTCCAAACCATGTACGGAACGCAGAGTCAGTATAGAATGACTTGACTTGAGCACCCTTGGTTGCCTTGATAATTGGGGTCACCATAGAAACAACAAATCCCAATTTAAGTAAACTTGGCCAGAAATAGTGTATCATGTTGAGAATGAGACCTTTAATGTGTGAACCATCATTATCCGCATCAGTCATAATCATGAGACGACCATATCTGAGGTCAGAGACAGTTGTATACTCCTTACCCTGTTGAAGACCCAAAATCTTCTTGAGGTCATTGAACTCCTGATTCGATGTAAGTTGAGCCACGGAGGCATCCCGTACATTCTTACATTTACCACGAAGAGGGAAAACACCGTAGTAATCGCGTCCGACCACAGAGAGACCCGCAACTGCGAGGGTCTTCGCTGAATCCCCTTCCGTCACGATGAGTGTACACTTCTCGGATTGCGCAGTCCCAGCTTTGTTTGCGTCATCCAATTTGGGAATACCAGTAATCTTTGACTTTCGGGACCCATCAGACTTTGAGAGTTCCTTCATTTCCTTGAACTTGGAGAGCGCCAAGAGTTCTTCTTGAATACCAGTTTTGAGTGTATTTTTAATGAAGGTCTTCGGTGGCTCAAACTTACTTCCAAAGTCTTGAGCTTTTGAGGTACACTCCGACTTAACCTGGCTACTGAACGTTGGATTTTCAATAGTCGCCTTCACAAAGATATTGAAGGTATTTTTGACTTGTTGAGGTTTCAACTTGATTTTCTTCGCCATCTCATCAATGATACCAGAAGCCACAAAGGATGTGATATAATCCACATGCGTTCCACCCTTGGTCGTACAGATGCCATTAACAAACGAAACCTGTTCAAGTCCATTTTCGGATGGACCAATACATACAGTCCACCGTTCGGTTGTAACTGTACACAACTCCCCAATACCCTCATGCATTTTGGCATACGCTTCAAAGGTCATTTTGTCAAGAACTTCACCTTGAAGTTTAATCTTACAATTTGAACTTGTGCAAATATTTGCATCCCACACCCGTTTCTCGAAAATCTTGTAAATTGAGGCGTCCATATTCTTCATCCCAAATCGTTTCCAATCTGGAATAAAAGTAATAGACACAGAAGATGATGCACCCGCATACTTACCAATTGTCGGTGGATTACACTTGGTCATGTTATTGAGCCATGTTTGAGAATATACCTGTTTTGTTTCATGGTCCTTAATGACGATTGAGAACTCCGAGGAGTAAATATTCGTAAGCTTTGCCCCATACCCGTTGCGTCCGCCAACGATACGCTTTTGAGTATCATCGTAATTTGTACTCGTGAGAAGATGACCAAACGTCAATTCAGGATTCCAAAGACCTTCCTTTTCATGCATGCGTACCCCAATACCACCGAGAGGACCATTATTCTCGATAGTGACAGCCCCAGTCTCCTTGTTTATGTTTGCTGAAATGCTTGTAACATTTTTTGGATGAACTGAGTTTCGGTCAATCGCGTTGACCAGTATTTCGTCAAAAATTTTAAGTAAAGCTGGCGAATAAGAGAGGTTCTTTTTTTGGAATTGATTATTAGACTTGTTAAGAATCCAGTACGGTTCAGATGTGATGTCCACCGGACCAACGTACGAATCCGGTCTCTTAAGGACATGCTCAATGTGCGTAAGTTTTTGAATGCTTTCACCCATCTTTCTTTAATTTCAAGAGCGTCATTTCTTTACTTAGGTTTATTCTCATCGATAAATATATTTAAGTGTCGCGCCCAGTTCCCAAGTCGTCTATAGGAGATAGCGGTCGATGGAGGGGGTCCGAGTTTCATGATACCACACTGTCGCATGGTATGGAGGTGTGGATTATAACTTATATTCATTTCAAAACAACACTTGCACACACGTTTTACCTTGAGTCCAAAAAACTTGTACATGGATACATTATTTTGGAACGAAAGTTTGGAGAGTTCCAAAAATTTGTCAAGTAATTTCATTTCATACCGATGTTCTTTTTTGTAGAAGATATCGAGTGGACACTCGCACAAGTAGCAATTATATTTCCATTTTATTTTCATTCTTATCTATAGAAGATGGCTTACCTTTATCTTATAGCTGCGATCGTTGTTCTCTATCTCATCATGCAAAACAAGACGAGAGGTATGAACAAAGCGATTGAAAAACTTGTACGACAATCAGCTCGATATGCAGTCGCCGCTCAACAGGACGCATCCCCAGTCATCGCACTTTTACATGCCAACTACGCCGCTGGTTACTTTTACGCACTCAATGATTTTGCATCAGAATCCCAAATTCATAACGCAACTGGAATCGATGTTAAGAAGTTCAAAGAACATATCATCAATGTTCAAGATATGGTGACTCGAAAAACATCCGAGAAATGCCCGGAGTTTGCGGGACAAGTTGATCCTTACTTGGCTCAAATTGGTGGAGAGAGCGCCTAAGTCACCAAAAAGTTTCCAAACTGAAACTAAAAATGGAAGTCATCCGTGATACTATGTGGAATGCCTGTCTCTCTGATGCGGTGAAGATGTACCGTCTCAGAGAACCAAATGATAAATGTTATAAACTGGCGGATGCCACGTGGAAGTGTAAAATGGCGTACATCAAATACAATAATACCAAAAAGAATACTGCAATCGTGGTACTTGATACAGTCCCTGTTGTAGTTCTTGAACAGCGCACACATCACAAAATATGTGGTGCAATCACAATGTCTGGTAAGAAGTGTAACTTTAAAGCTGTGTGTGGAGACTTCTGTAGAAAACACAAAGTGACTACTGTAGTCTTGGGAGATAGAATGGATGTGAGTGGTCTCTTGAGCCAGTTGGATGGAATTAAAATCGGTAGCTAATGTAAAGAATGATTCTCGACCAAGACAGCCTTAGACCTGTAATAATAGCTATGGCTATTTACCTCACACTCGCTATCGTTCTACCTCAAATTATAAAGAAACCAACTGGAATCCAGCCCGTCGATGATATCGTGATGACGCTCATCGCTCAAAAAGGTTCATTGATGAGTGGTACTATCCTCATTGGTCTCGTTGTTCTGGCTACCAATTATATTGAAAACGAATTCATGTAATACATTCTTTCCACTCACTAATGTCTTTGTATATTCATGATCCATCGAACGAATTCTTTTCGTATATGCATCTCTCATGAACTCCAAGAGTTGATTTTTATCTGGTTTACCCCATAACATTCCCTTTTTGAAGAGAAAATCATCCATCTCCAACTCTTGAAGTCCACACTCAATCGTATAGGGTGTCTTAATGTATTCTGGGGCAGCCCCATAGTTCGTAATAATCACAGGTTTATCTCGCAGTGCCGATTCAACCGCACCCATACCAATACCTTCGGAACTCGAAAAACTTACATAGCAATCCGAACGATTATGAATATCATCCATCTCTTTGTCTGAGACGAGACCATTAATGATTTCAACATTTGGGATATTGATTTCAATAGGTCTGTTACAGGTTGCCTTAACGAGGAGGCGGGTATTTGGTTCATTGAGACGAATGAAGGCTTCGAGGATATCTCTAAAGTTCTTCCGTTGATCTATGATATTCCCAATATGATAAAACGTATAGGGTTTCTCGGGTGGTTGTGGAACGTATGCGTGTATGATATAGAACTCATTCTCAGGAAACTGACGAGCCAAAACTCGTTTACAGAATTCACTGGGTACTGCGACCTTCTTAAACTCTTTCATGATGAGACCATAATCTTCATGAACAGTTTCAGTTTCACACAATGTCATACAGGCAAGATTCTTCACACGAGTTTTGATATACTTTACATATTCCATATGTTGTTGAATTGGGAGAAGTACTACCAGACCATGTTCACTCTCAGGGAGTTCACTCCCAATCGTATGAAAGCATGTCTCACTAAATAATTGACTATATTTTTTTGCTTGTTGCCCAATACCACTGAGTAGAGTTGGACCTATCACGATCATTTGGTATAAAGATAATCTTGCTTTTATATATAATAAAATGGAATCATTGCGAAAAGAAATTAAAGATGAAATGACTCGTTCCCGTCTCGATAAAGCGAGACTTTATGAACTACTTGAAAAGATTGTGGATACCGTCGCGAATGGTGCTGGTCGTGAAGGACCAGCCGGACCCCAAGGACCAGCTGGTGCCCAAGGTCCTGCCGGTCCTGCCGGTTCAGAAGGACCAGAAGGTGTCTGCAAGTGTGCTTGTGTCAAGGAGGAAAAGAAGCCCGCCCCAGTTGTCAGCAAGAAGAAGTCTAGCACCAGCGATGCCTCCATCTAATCTTAAGTTCTTTCCACTGTTCTTCATCGTCTAACATCTTTGCGATACTAAATTCAACTTCCGTGAGTATTCTCTCATCACACACACAAGAAGCCACAGCTTCTATCTCTTCACGAGATGGAATACTTTTGACGTCTTGAAATTTATTAATAATATCTTCAATCATTTACTGAAATAAAGTTTGTATCTTTTATACCAGTAAGTGTTATCTTGGATTTAACTGTACTGGTTGTGGTGAGCCCCTATTCATGACCCACATAAATCCCCCAAAAATTGCTGCTAGTATTGCAACAAGTAATCCAAACGAATATTTTTTAGGGGACTCCTCGGGAGGTTTATCTGGTAATCTCTGTATATTTTGATTGAGAATATCAATTTTACCAAGTAACTTTTCGAACACCTGTAACATTTGATTATCTTTATTCTTTGGTTTCTCCTTAACATTTACTGTAACGATTTCAAGAATCATAAACCAACTCGCATCTGGTTGAAGAAGAACGTAGTCACCGTCATCTTGTTGTTCATAAATTGTAAAGTTCAATTTTTTAATCGAAATTGGATTGAAATAATTCATTTGACGATTCAAACCTTTCCATTGTTTATCTCGTATCACAGTCGCAGAGTTTGGTGTGAAGTGTCGCTCTAATGGAACTCTCGCCAGTATTTGTCCATGGCGTTCATCTAAAATCTGCGCAACCTTGGGGATTTCTGGACACACGATATCCACAAATTTAGCAATATCTGTGTGGAAACCATTTCCAGTATCAGCATCCCCAACCTGTGTGATATAAAAATCAACTATCTTAATCCCAATGACTTGACTCATATCCTCAACATGTGTATTTGATTCCAATGTAAGATCAAGTGAAAATATGTTATTTGTACCACTCACAAATTTTGAATCAATAAGAACATATTGGAATTTCTTTGGTATATCTTCAAGTGACATTCTAAGATATACATATATAAAAAATAGAACCGAATTCTTTACAAATGTATACCAAGGCTATTTATCGTACTGTGATTTCTATGGCGCCGTTTTATGCTGAAAACATTTGGAATTGGATGAGGACACTCGTATGGGATGCCCCTATGCGGTTTTATCTCGATGTCCAACTTGAAAAACAAAAGATTGAAAGAGACCTAAGTCGTCTCGAGGATTCAAATACTCACGAATAATGGACTACATTCCACTGGTCACCGACGACTTTAGACTAACCTTCTGTAAAGTTACAGCGCCATTGTGTCCCGATATTCAGCGTCTTATTTGGGAAAAAGTTCTCTACGAAGATATAAGGTTAGAACCACCACCAGCACCAAAAAAATGTCGTATTCGGTACTCAAGAGCTTTCGAGAACTTATCACCCCTAGGACATCAGCGCCACCTCCACTATTCCCCGACTATATAGTCATCAAAGCGACCAATGAGGCGGGGGAAGTGGTTATTTTACATTTACCGAAGAATTATAGCCTAAGTTACGATTAGACCTCTAGTAATTAATGGAATCTCTCCGCCGTACCCAACTTGAAAGCTTACTTTCGAAGTGTGAAGATGCTCTCTCACGCTTCAAAAAGAAACGTCGCGATACTTTTGTGACCTACGGGGATGCGACCCGCTATGATAACCATATTACACGTCTTCTTTCTCTGACTACAAAAGTTTCGAGTGAACTCAGGGACATTGTCTGTACCGAGGAACATCAATGTATAGACAGACTTCTCAACAAATATACATTGATGGATCTTCAAATAGAACTACGAACTGAATGCGATAATATAGATAAGGAGATTTGGTACATTGAACATTTTGATAACTGGACCAAATTACCAGAACGACAGGCATGTGAAACATACCCTCTCAAAGAGAGAGTTGAGTACTCCCGATGTCGCCAAAAGATGTTTGACCACCTTGAGTCCGACTGGAAAACGAAGACGTTTCCAACGCTGGCGCATAGGTTAGAATTCTTCTGAATTGTTATATAAGGATAACACACAAGTATAAGTAAAGATGGCGAAGACGTCCGTAAAAGTTAAGTGCTACAACCGCAACCAAAAGCGTCTCGTCGTACGCGCGACGTATCTTGATTCGGAGAGTGAATCATCAGATTCTGAATATGAACCCTCTGTAGAAAGTGAATCTGAGTCCATATCAGAGTCAGATTCCGAGGAAATCTCAGACTCCGAAGATGGTACGGATTACGAATCGGAAACTGAACCAGAATCAGTATCCGAGGAGCTTGATGACCCAAAGCCATATTTTGGACCCGGGTACAGAGTATATTTTGACAGCCACGTGGACAAGAAAAAATTTATGACTGCCTTTGGATTTTAATCTCCTAAGTCGACACTAGACATTTAATAATTATCGAAATATGTTATCTCAATTTGTATGGATTCTCGCAGTTGGTGGTATCTTCGCATTTGTCGCAGCCTTTGGTATTGGCGCCAATGACGTCGCTAACGCATTCGCAACTTCAGTTGGTTCGGGTGCTTTAACGATTAAACACGCAATCATACTCGCGTCTATTTTCGAATTCTCTGGGGCTCTATTCATGGGTGAACACGTCGTTAAAACAATTCAATCTGGTATCAGTAATCAAACTTGTTTTCAAGATGACCCAGGACTTCTTATGTATGGGTGTATGTGCGTTCTTTTATCTGTCGCAATATGGCTTGTACTCGCATCCTACCTGGAAATGGCAGTTTCTACGACGCATTCATGTGTTGGTGGAATGATTGGTATGACTATGGTCGCACGTGGTTCTAGTTGTGTCATTTGGTACGAGAAAACATCACAATTTCCATATGTCAAAGGCGTTGTCGCTATAATTGTCTCATGGTTCTTATCTCCAATTATTTCTGCTCTGTTTGCTGCTCTATTGTTTGTTATTCTTCGAAACTTTGTTCTCCGGTCCACAAACTCATTCAAACGTATGCACTATGTATTTCCAGTACTTGTCGCATGTACCTTCATTGTCAATACGTTCTTCATTGTATATAAGGGTGCCAAATTTTTGAAACTTGATAAAACATCGGTATCTACCGCATGCGCTGTCAGTTTTGGTATTGGTGGTGGCATGGGAATAATTACCTATTTTTTCATTAATCCATATGTTTTTAAGAAGCGTGATATTCAAGTACACATTCAGGAGATTGAGGATGGTACAGTTCAAGCTATCCACCAGAATGCTGAAAAGTTTGATGAACAAACCGAATATTCTATGCGATATTTACAAATTTTAACCGCATGTTGTGATTCATTTGCACATGGGGCTAATGATGTTGCAAATTCTATTGGACCATTTGCCGCTATTTATGTTATATACAAATCTGGAAAAGTTGAAAAGAATGCTAATATGGGTAGCGATGCATACTGGATTCTCGCTATCGGTGCCACAGGTATTGTCGCAGGTCTCGCTCTATATGGCTATAAAATTCTGTACGCCCTTGGAACCAAAATGGCAAAAATGACACCAAGTCGTGGTATCTGTATTGAACTTGGTGCCGCGTGTATTATTATTTTGGGTTCACGTCTTGGATGGCCTCTCTCTACGACACACTGCCAAGTCGGCGCTACAGTGGGTGTTGCGTTATTTGAGGGAACCGCCGGGGTTAATTGGAAATTATTATACAAAACACTCTTTGGGTGGGTCATAACACTCGTGGTGGTCGCATTATCAACCGTTATATTGTTTTCTCAAGGTGCATACGCCCCAATGGTCAAGTATCCTTCTTATATTCTCCACTAATAATAAACATGCGCGTACCAAGTTACGTGTACAAAAAACTTACACTCTTCGAAAAAATCAAACTAAAAATATACAATATGAAATATAATTATATGTTGGGTCGAATGGATCACCATATAATCAAATCACGTGATTATGAGGATTTAATGTATGAAAAAGATGCAAAATTAGAAAACTACGCTAATAAATTAATTATCAAATATTCTTAAACAAAACAATAGACGCAACGAGTTTGTTGAAATCCATTGAATGTACTGGCTGCTGCGATCGTATATGCGCCAAAATTCTCGACGTAGACCCACTCGCCGATTGCGAGGTCTGGTAGTTGACAGTGCTGTGTAATAACATCTATGGAGTCACACGTTGGACCAAAGACGACCGATTCGTATAATTTACCATCGCGCTCATTGTATGGTTGGAGTAACGGCTTCGCGTGGTCAAAGTAGACGCAGTTGAATGAACCGTAGATACCATCGTTGAGGTAGTACACAAAGTTGTTTTCATTCTTCTTCTTACCGATGATATTGGTCACGAGTGTATGTGAAGAACATACGAAGTAACGACCTGGTTCTGAAATGATTTGAATGGACTCATCTGGGAAGAAATCATCAATACCCCGATTGACCTCTCTCGCGATATCTTCAAACTTGACACCATCCTCGGTATCGTAACCTGGAAAGCCACCCCCGATGTCGACAAAGTTCATTTTGTACCCAATTTCCTCGGCAATATCAAAAGCATTCTTGACATCATTAAGGGCAGAATAATACGTCTTTGCATCTTGGCAGTTGCTTCCAACGTGAAATGAAATACCAATCACATTGAGTTGTAAAATCTTCGCAGTTTGAAGAACGTTACGGATTTCAACCTGGTCGACACCAAACTTACAGTTGAACTTACATATTGATTTGGAGTCGTCGGTCTTAATACGAAGTACCAATTTTGCGTGTGGGTGGTACAACTTAATTTTGTACAGTTCATGAACATCATCGAACGTCATGAGGTCCACATCCTCGGAGCGCGCAAACTTGATTTGACCACTCGCTTTACACGGATTCGCGTAAATAATATTACTGGGGTCAACGCCATGACTGATGACTTGACTAATTTCGGTTTTACTCGCGCAGTCAAATCCAATATCGAATTTGCTCAAAATTTTGGTAATCATTGGGTTTGGATTACACTTGACCGCGTAGAAAGGTTTTACACGGGGAAGAAGCTGTACCCACTTCTCATACTGTTCAACAATCTTGTTGACATTTACGATGTAGAACGCACTGTCGTCGTCGTTATTTTCCAAAAACTTACTAATAATATCTATCGTGTTTGTGCAACCTTCTTCGAAGATACGAACATCGCATTCTTGAATAAGACTGACAAGTTCTGGAAAGTCCTTCATATGTGATATATCTACGTGTTATTTCTTTAATCGCCTAAGTTCTTTAAAACTTTTGAACTATAAGATACAATGGACGAAGAAATTGAACTCATGCTCCGTGAACTGGAGCAACTAAATAAAGATATGGAAACAGTAAAGAACTACTATGATTTCTTCGCTCGTGGCAACACAACATCGTCACGATATAAGGCGATTGACGAAGAGACTGAGGTATCTTGGGTTCTCCGCGACTATCTTCGTAGGCAGTATACTATACTTAGTGACGGAAGGGATTCTATACTTTCTGAACTTTCTTGTCTGGAAGAAAGATACTTAGAACAGTAGGACGAACTAGTGATAAGAATGGAAGACCTCCGAGCTATCATGCAAATAATTGATAGAAATGCGGAGTCCATATCAGAAGGAGATTATCTCGAATTATGTAATCGAATGAAGACTTTGTACAAAACAAAGGGGGGATTCAAAACGATATTTAATTACGAAGAGCCTATGGTTACTGGAATGGTTCAATCCGATGAAACTATAAACTACTTTGAGAATTACTATTTCGATACAGCACTTTGTATAGATAAGACATTCTTAGACTTACAACTAGATTGTCTCTTGAGAGAGCGTAGCTTACATATGCCAATCAGACGGATTACAAAGCACGTTCGTACAAACGCAATAGCTCATTATTGTATCATGCATAGTATAGTGTTAGACGACCACACACCAGAATGTTTAAAATTGTATCACGACCAAAATGATTACATACTTGGGGAGTCCAGTGATACGTTTGAAGTGGCATTAGAAAAGTTGTACCGGTCGTACGTTCTTGTAGAAAATCAGTTTAGGTCAAAGCTTAGGGTACGCATCGAGAGTCTAGTTGAGAGGATTGATCATATGATTGATGACCTTGAACGACTGTAAAATAAAATATTGTTTCATATAAACAATGAAAAACACAAACACCAGGCAAGCAGTCACCTATATTGGCGCTGGTGCTTTACTAGCTATCATCGTCCTCTTTTTGATGGGTCGTCTCCGAACTGAACGATACGAGGAGAAAGCGTCTGAGCAAGAACTCTTGGACTTCTTGAACATGATGGAGTCGAAGGCGTCGACTGGTCCAGCGGAACGACAAATGATGTAATTCAATTTATTTTATCCGTACACAGTAACAACTACGGGTACAATGAATTCTTATGGAACTACACCACCACCCAAACCAGGTGGAAGTTCTACACTCTATATAATTGTATTCTTCCTATGCGTCATCAGTGCGATGGCAGGCTATTTTTACTTTAAGCAGACAACTACAGCCACCGCTTCCCAGAAAGAACTAGAGGCTCTTAAAGCCAGGAGCGATGCACAACTTAAGGAGCTCCAAACAAAGACTGAACAGGATATAAAGAATGCGGCAAGTGAGCTTGAAAAGGCATCTATTCTAGAAAAGGCAAATATTGATGCCGCAAAGCTAAAATTTGAAACTCAGGCTAAAGCACAACAAGAAGCATTAGCGGCTAAGGAAGCTGCAGGAGCTGCTTCAATTCAAGCGCAACAAGAGGCTTTGAAAAGAGCACAGGCTAAAATCGACAGTGACATGGCTGCAGCTACCCAAGCTGTTCGTGAAGCTACGGCTTTAAAGTCTGCCGCAACTCAAGTTAAAGCTGACGCAGATATTAAACAGCGTCAAGCCGATGAAGCTATGCAAAATGCTCAGAATACAAATGATGCAAATTTGAGAGCAATCGCACAAGAAAAGTCCAGAATTGCGGCGGAGGCGGCTGCGAAGGTTGCTGATGCGGATAGAAGAGCAAATGAGGCACTTAACGCTGCACGAGCTGAAGCTCAACGAGTCATTGATTTGAACAATAGATTACAAGCAGTTACGGCTAATAATGCTCAATTGCAAACTCAAGCTTCTCAAAGTGCTCAAGCTGCTCAAACAGCCCAAGCTCAAGCTGCTCAAGCTACTCAAAGTGCTCAAGCTGCTCAAGCTCAAGCTGCTCAAAATGCTCAAGCTGCTCAAGCTGCTCAAGCTCAAGCTGCTCAAAATGCTCAAGCTGCTCAAGCTGCTCAAGCTGCACTTACTGCTGCTACAACTTTACCAGATGGATACGCAGAAGTTGTATCAGGATTTGATTTCCCAGGAAATGATGTATTTCATTTACATGGTGGTACAAATCCAGTAGCAAATCAAACGAATTGTTTACAACAATGTCGTACAAATGCTGAATGTGACATGGTAGCATTCAATAATACTAAACAACTATGCTGGGGTAAGTCTGTAATAACTTCTGGAGTAGCAAATTCCGATCGAATTAATTATTACAGAAATCGTCCATCAGTATTTCTATATTTCCCATCACATGTTTGCCCAATTATGTTACACGCAGACCGTAGCGCGTGGACTAAGGAACAGATTACTGTCCAAAATATACCTCTTGGATGGACTTGGGAACGATTCCGTGTAGTACGATTAGGTAACGGTGAGTTTGCTTTCCACTCAGCAATACATAATCGTTTTCTTCGTATGAATCCAAATGGTTATCTAGAATCATCCGACCAAATAAATTGGAATGCATTGCCAAATAATTGGTCATGGGAACGATTTAAAATTAAGACAAAAGATGGTAGAACATATATTGAGGGAATTAACAATCTTGTTATAACTGCGAATGGTGCTTCAAATCGTGTATATGGTACACCATTAATGTTAACTAATGGAACTACTGTCAGCGATAGACAATGGATTAAAATTATTGATGCACCATAACCTAAGTCGTACCTAGACACCCCAAAAATTAACGTCCACCTCCACAATGGATTCCCTAATCAGTCTTATGTCCGCGATAGACCTCAACTCCAAGTTACTCCCAGAGGGGGATTACTTGAAGATGTGCAACTACATGAAGGATATTTACAAAGTGGTCCCCAGAGCTACGTCCCCGGAGGTATTCTTACCGCGAGTGAATGTGAATGCGGTGAGACCCCTCCCCGAGTCTGACTCAGACTCTGATGATGACGACGACTATGAAATGAGACCCAATGAACAATTGAGACAAGAACTGCATACGACATCGCTCACGATGAGTCGAACATCGTCTGAAATTAAACGGATTGAAAGTCGTTTGAAGTGTTTGAAGATCAAACAAAGAATTACGGAACAAATCAGAATGGATGCTGTGCGTGAGAGAGCCCAACAAATTGGGGTTAGAATACGAATCTATACTATGGAGGAGCTTCGTGCACACGGTCATGATGTACCAAATGAACGAAACTTTTATAGGAGCTATATGGACAGACAAAATGCGATTACGCGAGATATTATGAGAGACCTTCAAGTACAATTACCAATTTTGAATGAACGCATGCAAAATCTTACCCGTCGTTATAATGAAGTACGCTCACAATTACCATTGTAATATTACCTAATATGTCTTTTTACACCACCATTGGTTACCTCCTGTGTATTCGAAAATGATGTGAATGAGCGCACCGCATAATATGAGGAGAGCATAGAATGGAATATGAACCTGAAGTGATTTGAGAGCGTAGAATAGAGTGGCATTCATGACTCCAATGATTGCAGCTTCTATCATAACAGTTTCGACTGGTCTGGACATTTATTATACCCTAGGAAAATAAAATTGTGTGTCTTGCAAGACGACGGAAACTTAGTGGTATATGACTCAGCATCTAAGGCTACTTGGAGTTCTAAGGGAGGATTGGTTGCCTAAATAAAAATGTATGTGTATAGTAAATAAAATGAACCCCAAGATTATGTTTGGTGTAGCATTCGTGTGTTGTACGTGTATATCACTATCAACAGTAGCTGGTGGGTTTGCATCTATGGGTAGTCGTAGTGGTACGACCCCACCAGCTGTGGCAGCCCCACCAGCTGTGGCAGCCCCACCAAAATATAGATATGTTCGAATTTATAGAGACAAAGATGGCGATGACCATTGGATGAACCTAGCTGAAGTTGAAGTATTCTCAGGAGGAGTAAATGTAGCCTCTAGTAAGACTGTAACGGCGAGTAGTGTATATGAGTCAAATCAATTCCCCCCTTCATTTTTGGTTGACGGAAATAAGACCAACTTTGCACACACCCAAAATGGTTCCGTTGAATGGTTTCTTATAGACCTTGGGCAAGACTACGAGATTGAAAAAGTTGTGATTACCAATCGCACGGATTGCTGCCAAGCTCGTTTAAGAAATACTAAAATTCAGTTGTCTAAGGCAGCTGATATGAGTTCACCAAAGGAATCACCTATAATAACACGTCAACAAAGCGTAAACGCGATTATTACGTGGGATGTAAAAACAAATATGTTAAAAGTAGATGCCTATGAATGGGGTTTAATGGACCCCAATGTAGAACACAATGGATGGACAAATGACATCGCATCGTATGATGCATGTAGAGATTTAGCCAAGACTCGTGGACATCTCGCCTGGGGTGTGCAGACTGGTTATCATCCTGACATAAAAGCAGCTGGTAAAAGTATTGGTGGTTGTTGGACACGCCCAAATCTTACGAACTTTACCGGACTAGTAGCAGGTGATATAAATCACGTTTCTGGGTGTGCGGACCCAACTAAGAATGTTTCATCTAGATGTGTATAGTAACGAAACAATTTGTTCCCCCCAAATCAAAGACTTTGCCTAATCCCCAAAACGTCCACGAATGTACACCGTGCCCCCCAGTATTCCAAAAATGATTAAAATTTTATTTTTGAAAACTTAGCTCCCACATAGCCCTATGTACTGCCTCGAAGTTGTTGAAAGTT